TCATCTTCTTCGTCATCTACATCAGCAGAGGTTTCGTCTTCATCATCTGCATCAACAATGTCATCATCTTCTACTTCATCTTCAGTTGATTCGTCTTCTAACTCTTCAACTTCTTCAGACTCTTCGACTACTTCTTCGTCATCTTCGTCCTCAGTTTCATCTACTTGACTAACTTCAAAGTCGTACCCCAAGAGTTCTTGCGCACCTTCGATATCACCGTCTAAGATAAGTTGATTTACCTTTTCAGCTACTTCAACTTGTTTTAGGAGCTCATCTTCAGTAGTCCTTACCAATCTGTCCAAGAATTTAGAGAACTTTTCACCATCTTCAATATTCGGAAAACTAATTCCAAACTCCTGTTCATACTCAGCAACTTTTTCGGAAATCTGTTCTGTTAGCAATCTTTGTTGAGCCTGAGCCTGAGCTGATTTTCTGTTGTTTTCTTCACTTTGTTTGTTAACCTGTTTAATACGTTCTAGTAAATCCATATTAAAATCCTTTCTTAATTACCAGTAGAACCAAATCCACCAGTACGTTGAGTAGTTGAGGTGTCGTCATCTGCTACAAGATATTTCTGGAATACCCCTTGCATAAATGCTTCACCACGTTTTAAAGTAACTGGTACATCAGAGATGTTTTTGAACTGACCACAAATCATACCGTCATTAAAGTCATTTCCATAATAATCTGAGTCAATGATACCTACGGAATTCATAAGTACAATCCCCTTTTTGATAGGGTTAGAAGAACGGTCATATACATTTAAGACTTCGTCCCCCTGCATGTAAGCCTTAATTCCCGTAGGAATAAGAATAATCTTGCCTGGTGGTAAGATAATATCTTGTTGGATAAAGAAATCGTACCCTGCTGCGTGAGTTGTACTACGCTTAGGTAACAAAATTTCTAATCCACTCAGATTAGTTTCGATGCTTACTGGTTTAGGGTTGGCAAGAACATCATCTCTAACCACCTCGAAACCTCTACATTTGCTCATGTAAAACCTCCAAATTTATAGCTAATACTATTATACCATTTCTATGGATTTTTGTAAATAGTACTTAGCCTTAGCTTTTCCTTCATCTGTCGCACCTGGGATTCGGTCAATTTGGTCAATTAAGTTACCTTCATGCAACCTATAATCCATTGCTTCTTTTAGGATTTCAGCTAAACGCTTATTAGCTTTTTCTTTTTCTTCTTGTGATAGTTTCTCTTCTTCAGAGATAATTTCAGTAACTTCTTCAAAGACTTCTTTTGCTGGCTTCAAACCAAAAAGGTCAGCACTGTAATCTAGGGCATTCTCATCTTCATTGTAAAATAGGCTGAAGTAGTAACAATCATTATAGACTTCACTAGCAGATACCCTACTTACTGCGCCTGGATAAAACAATCGAATCGCTCTTTTACCAATTACAGTTTCTTTTACATCTGGACTAGGATGATGAATATGCCCACTTATAATCCAAGAAACACCTTCGAAATTATAAAGTTTAGAAATCTCAATCCCACCTTTAGTGGTGTACCAAGTAGTTACACCTGAAATCTTATAGTCATTGTGACCAAATACAATTTGATAAACTCCGTCATCAAGACCTTTCATTCGCAATGGACGAGTTTCTTCACCGTAACCTACAAAATGGTAACGAGCCATTAGAACACCATCTACATAGTGGTCTAGTTCTGTTGGTGTCTTCAACAAACCAACACCCTTGAAGTACTCAAAGTCTGGGAAGTCACCAATATCATGGTTACCCCTTACAATATAAACGTTACCATTAGTTAAGTTATTTAGTGTTTGCAACCAAACAGTAACTTCCATTAGGAAACGTTTATCTCGAATTGTACGCTCAGATACCCCAATAAGGTCACCTAGCAATACAACTCCGTTAGGTTTACGTTCTTTAACAATTTCAATCATTCTTGCCATTGCATCAAGACACTCTTCTTGGTAATTGATGTGATTACCTTTAAAAATTGCAGAGAAGTGAGTATCTCCAAAGACAACTAAACCACCTTTACCATCGATACGGTAATATTGTTCTGGACTAAAAACTGGCATTACTCTTCTTCCTCCTTATCTTGACCTGTGACAAAATCACATTGAGAGTTTTCTTCTTTTAACTCCTCTTTTGTTGGAGCATCTTTAAACTCCTTAGAGTTAACTACGTTGATAAGGGATTGCTTAATGGTTTTGTACCAAGAGATAATTGAATAGTAGAAAAATAATACTACTCCAGTCCATACTAGAGCCTTAACTAAGTATGGAGAACTATCAAATAGTGACCTAAACCCATCAAGGAAGAAATACCCCAAGAGGAAGAGGAAAACCACTAAATCCCAAATACGGATTGACCATTTAAGTATGTTAAATTTCATAGATTAACCTCCATCCTACTAAGCATCAATATGACCAACTGTACCTTGAACTAGAGAACCACAGTTATCACAACGAGAAATAGAAATACCGTTCTTAAGAGCGTATTTCTCAATCTTAGACATTTCATTTTTGACAGCCTCTTCATCCTCAGCAATATAACTAATAACGTCCATTAAATCGCTATATTTTTTATAGATATTTAACAGATTTTTTAGCTTATTTAACCTACTAAAATCAACAAGCTGAAGTTCTAGAGTTAAGGTATTTAAGTTTTGACGAGATTTTTGTAACTCGGCAATTTCACGCAAATCTAATAAGGCTTTTGCGTCAATGAGTGATACCTCTGGAGCGACACTCAACTTAACTAGTTTTGATAGCATATTAGATAGTTGTAGCAACATCTCATAACTATCTACCTCAATAAGTTTTTGAGTTGGCGTGTTGATAGCTAAATTAGAGCGCTCAACTACTAAGTCTTGCAAGTCTTTATAGCTATTGTAAAGATGTTCAGCTTCTTCATACTTCGCATCAAGCTCAGAAAGTAAAATGATAAAGCCTTGGTCAATATATTCATATCGCTCAAGCGATAATTTAATTGACTCAATCTCAGCTACAATAGAGTTTATTGACGAGGAAAGAGTATTAATGTCGTTTTTAATGTCAGTTGTTGCCAAGCTAGTTTCTTTTAGCTTCAATACCCCATTCAAGAGCTCTACGTTTTCAGAACCTGAAGTTTGAATTAGGAACTGCTTGTCATAGATAGACTGACTGTTTAGGTAGTTACCAGTAGAGGTTTCCGTCATAGACAGATATTCTTTGATTTCTAGAGGTACTTCCTTCACTTGAGTTAAGGTATTACCAACCTTTGTGGTAAAGATAAGTTTACCATTTTCGTACATCTCATATAATGATGGTCCATTAATGTACTTGTCACGAAGAATGGAAATACCATCATCAAAGTGTACTATAATACGGAAGAAACTTTCTCCGTGTTTAATGAAGTTCTTTTGTGCTTGTTTGTACTGGTTAAAGAATAATACCCCAAGAGCTCTTGTTACCGCTGATTTACCACTATCATTGTACCCTTTGAGGTTGATGATACCAGTTTCATCAAAAGATAAAGTGGCTTTCTTAATAGCCATAAAGTTCTCTAACTCAATACTAGTGATTTTTGAGAAATCTTTTGCCATACTTTAAGATTTCCTTTCTTTCTTTTTAAGTTCTAAATAAGGTAATCCATAGAACCATGAAGACATAGTGTTGTCAAACACATAGTAACTACGAACCCTAGACATATCTTCATTATAGAAGTTGTCTTTGCCTGCAATCCAAGGTAAATCTTCTGGAAGTGATACCCCTTCGAGGTTTGCACACTCAATATCACCCTCACAAGGTGGGAAATAGGTAATTAATAAGTCTAAATCTTCACCCTTCAAAGCTTTGAGGAACTCATTATCTTTAATAGAGTGAGCATTAGAGTCCCTATAACCCAAAGGATGCACACTAGAAAAGTCAAAAGATAACGTACCCCACTGAGCTTTAGCATAGTTATCTGCTAAATAATACCAAGCAGAAGAACCTGCAACCCTAAAACCACCCACCTCTACTATTTTATTATGTAGTATGTGAACATTTTCATAACCTTCAAGCTCTTTACATACGGAATTTATATAGTTATTATAGTCCTCTCCGTTTAAACGAAAGTCTACATTACCAAAAACGAAGAATACTTGAGAATAAAACTTACTAAGATACCCTAAAGCTTCTACAAGTTTATCTTTATAACAAGACAAACCTCCCGCTAAGACTAACCAATCATTAGACCTACCGTCCGTAGAAATTCCCCTACTTTCAAGGTACTCCTCTACTTTATCTTCTTTAGGTATCCATACCATTGAACCATAATATACTTTTTGTGTTACCATTAGATACTCCAATAAATTTTATTGATACTATTTTACCATAATGGGAACAAAAAAGGTAGAGTATTCTGCCCTACACTACCTTTCCTGCTAAAAATTATTCGTCGTCTTCAAGGTCATCAATGTCTTCTTCATCCAAAGCTTGAAGAGCCTTCTGACCACGTTTTGGACGAGTAGTTTCAATCGCTGGAGTTTCTTGAACTACTGCTCCAATATTAGCTTTGTGAAGTTCAATTTTGTCTTTAAGAGGTTGAAGAAGTTCTTCAACTGACTCTTTAACGTCTTCAACTGGCAAGAAGTGGTTAGCAATAACCATTTCAATTGCTTTTTCTGGAGTCCATTCTTCAGATGCCTTATCAATTTCTTCAGCAAGCTCATCTGCAAGTTCAGAATCAATACCTTTAGGTCCGTTAGGCAACATTGAGACAGTAAACTGAGTAGCTGCATCACGTGCAGACCATTTTTGAGGGTCATCAACATAGCGACCTTCTAGGGTGAACCACAACCCTGCTGGAGTCAAGTAGTCGGTATCAAACTCTTCAGAACGTTTATCAAGTTCGCTCTTCCAAATACCCTTACGGCTATCACTTCCAGTGTACAAAGCTTCAGAAATGCTGTACCACATAAGTTGGTATTTAGGATACCCATCCTTGTCAAGTACAAGCTCATAGACGTCACGTCCTTTAGCATTCTTAGTCAATGTACGTTCGAATACTGCGATAGGGAAAGTAAGGTTACGAGATTTACGCTTAATAGCACGACTGTCATAGATGCCTCGAGTAATTTTACGAGCCTCATCAGAAGTGTCTCCTGCTTCAAATCCTTGAGATACCAAGAGTTTGTCAGCTTCGATACGAGCATACTCATCAACAACGCTACGTCCGTCACAGATAGGGCAAGTTCCGTCCAATCCCATCGCTTCGTTTTCGATACCGTCTGTACAACGGATTTTGTGGAAACGTCCATTAACTTCAATAGTATGGATGAATGGTTTGTCTTGACGAAGTTCTTCTGCCCCATTTTCGTCAACTACTGTATGGTTAGGAACATATACCAAGTACTGTTCGTTACCAAGAGTAAATACTGGGAAGTTTGTTGGGTCTTCTGATTTAGGAACAGACGTAAAGAAACGTTGTTCTTGCGCTTGAGCTGAGAGGTCTTTAAGAGCCTCTTTTGTCATAGCTTTAGGTTTGATTTTACCAAATGCCATAAAGTGTCACCTGTGTCTTTCTGTGTAATATGTGTAAAAATGTACGTTATGTGTAATATGTGTAATATTGTTCATTACGTTGCTTAGGCAGATAAGCAAAATCTCTAGACTTCTCAGCCTTGAGAATGTCCCCTACCAGTCACGAACTGTGTTATACAAGCCTGTTTAGTATATTTTCTAGAGGTAACAATGAAAAGATTTGGGAAGTGGCTTTATAAATAGGAAACTTAATAAAATAGGCAAGAGTTTTTAGCTCTACCCCACATACACTGCTGTCAATAGATGTTTCGTACCGACTCTAACTCTCATAGGCTCTCGACTTCCTACTACATAGAGTCCTTCTCGTATGTACGGGCTGGCATGGCAACCACCAACTTTCACCTAACAAGAGTAAATATATCTTGAACAATGTTTCCATCTTAAACTATATGGACAACAAACCCCAAAGGGCTGCAGTATTAGGCTACTAATACGAGTTCTGCTGTTATAGTCCTCTTGCAAGGACGTCACTGCAAAGGATTCCTTTGAGAACACCCCTACGGTTCCTAGCTCTCACACTAATCATACCGAGGTGACCTAATGACACGCATTAGATACTTATCTCCCCAACCGAACTCTACATCAGTCGTTCATGTATATGAGGCTACCTAACCCACGCACAAAGTGTTTCCACTTGTTGACTTACTATCGTCATCGCAATCAGTACCCCATCAGACACTGACGTCTTATCGATTTAAGGGTTAAGTACCTATCTAGGCTTGTCAAACCCTTACAGATAGGTTTTGCCTAAGACTACGGTCGGATTCTAACCGACAAAGTAACCTGAGTTACCTAACAATAGAGGACTTCTCCTCCCTAATAGCCTGATTAAAAAGAAGTTGGACTAGCCTAATGGGAGTTAGGCTATACTTACAACTGGATTTGAACCAGTATCACCTCGACAGAGAGGTACGTTCTCAGACGCTTTCCGATTCATCAAAAGCCGTTGCTTACTTAAGACTATGTAAGTACTCGTAGATAGGAGAGTCTACGATACGAGTTGCAAACTCGCTTTATGTTATAGTAGATAAAGGGGTCAACCTCCTACATCTAACACTCTCGTCCTTTTTCAGCTACCCTCATTCCCCTTAGGAACCTCTGACTAAGAGGACAGATAACCTTCTGCAACAATAAAAAAAGAAAAGATGTACTGCTCGTTTTACGCCTGAGCGAGCTCCTCAGTCCACCATGTGGATACTGCAAGATCGAAAACGCTTGAGGTTTTATATGGGATTACCTCTAACCACATACACCCACCGAGGGTCGAACTCGGACGTCCAAATGGACACAGGATTTTAAGTCCTGAGCGTCTGCCAATTCCGCCATGAGTGCTAAATAATGAGGACTGCACTCTAACCCACATCTACGGTTGCGTAAAACCTCCGTCGATTAGAGTTGCACTTCCCCTGTGTAAACTAGCTCATTTGTAGTTTACACTGCACACATCATAAGGTGTGCCCAAAGACTTTAATAGAAGTTAATCTATAAAGCAAAATCATTCCGTGCCTATTTCCACGGTGGTCACCGCTATTATACGGATTGTTCTCGGTTACCGATATAGGTTGCAAGCCTTTTGTGAATTTGTTACGCTTGATTGACCTATACCACACCTTTCTTTACGGTAGGAGAATACCGTAGAATAGAACCCTTAAGCATACTGCCTCAATACGCTGACTCTATCTCTACCCCCAAGGTTAACCTAACATTTGAGGACTTAGGGCTGTTAGATACCCCATAGACAAATATGCTAACAGGTGTTTGGTAGTCGTTACTACACGAAACGCTCAATTAAACATAATTTGCAAAATAACACTTAACTAAGATAATACTAGTTTACCATACATGGAAAAGTAAGGCAAGCTAATTTAATACCTCTTCCGTAAGAGAATCAATAAAAGAATTAAACCTTTCTTCAGATTCTTTTCTCCTTTTCTCTAGTAGAGATTTATCTGACGGGAAGATATCTAACCAATCCAAACCAGTAATATAATCTCCAGTTTCCTTATGGATTTGATTAGAAACCTCTTCCAGTAAGTCAGCCAACTTATCTACATCCGTAGGTTCAAAATCACCTAATCCACAAATAGCACTCCTATCTGTCCAATAATAAGGGTTAATGCAAATGTGGACACTACAAGGATACTCAGATAAAACTTCTTTTGCTAAGGTTATGTAATGTTTTTTATCCATAATTACTACCTTTCTTAATGGAGCTGGTGGGTTTCGAACCCACGTCCAAACAATCTCAACTAACAACTCTATTGCACTCTGCTACATTTAAATATTCGACTTTAGGTAAATGCACAAACCCTAAAGCTATATCTCTAATTTAACTAGAGGACTGAGATACCCCTGCTAGCGAGTGACTGGGTTTATAGCAACTAACTGTATAGTCACTTACAGATAGTCGCTCACCTTAAATGGTAATTTGCTTGTGCTGATAGACAACTAAGCCGAAGCTTAGGCTGCCATACCAACTGGTTGTACTGTTTTTGCAGTTATATTTAGGTTTGGTGATTACGTCACCACTCGGAGTGAAGTTCTTAGCCTTGAATGCCTGTCGAATCCAATTCAACCCCAAAATATTAGATATAGTAAGGTAAAGGATATATACTCAACCAAACTATATACCTATTTTAGCATAGTCTTAATAAGAAAGCAAGCAATTTGTAGGACAAACTGCTTGCGCAAACTAAGGGTAAAACAAGTAACTTAACGTACCTGCTCCAATCTTAAGTGAACGATAACCTTATCTTTATAATCAGTTCGCTCAATATCACGCCGTAAACGATAAGAAATGTAATGCTCTGCAATGTGGAGATACCCCGCTGAGAGCAACTTTTCCTCGACTAAAGCCTGTACCATAGAAATTGTTAGTACATCTGTTTTACTATCTCTCAATTGAGACTCAATACTACGAGCGATTCGTTGCAAGTTATAGGCTAAGTCGTCAGATACTACATACACTGAACTAGCTGCTTTAGCCATTGCATTGTAAATTTTGCTTGCATCGAAGTCGACTGTTGTTCCGTTACGTTTAATGATTTTCATTCTTCTACCAACTTTCTTTTTTTACTGGACTTGATGGTCTACAATGTAGTTATAGAAAGCACCTACCATCTCTTGATAAACTGTATTAGGCGCATCTTCCCAATATATTGCACTACAAGACAGTTAGTAAATGTATTATAGTTTACGCCCTTTACCGTAACAAACCTACAAGTAAGTTGTTGAGTAAGCCACACTGAGCCGACAGGTAGTAACCTTCTCCAATAATTTAATTGTTCTTTAATTGTTTGTTGTTCCATCTTTAGATACCCATCACCTATTAAGCTCGACTACTAACAGTGTACTCTAGGAAATATTTTACTTCATCTTGAAAAATAAGACCTGGAGTATCTTGCCTTGTATAAGATACCAAAACTGCATTGTGCCTCTTGTCAAATTCAATACGATTTACCGTAACGTATGCAGTATTGAATTCTTGAGTAATCCATACTGAACCGATACCAATCTTATTTTGCCAATAGGCTAGACGTTGTTAGATTGTTAATTCTGTTACCATAATACACCTTAACCCCTAAAACCTGTAAACTTAACCCATAAGTTCCAAGCAGTGAAATACGCAAATTCGCTTTCCTTAGATGCAAGAATAGTTCCGCCTAATCCCCAACTCAAATCTGGGTAGATAAGGAATTGTATCTTTAAACCTTGATAACATAAAACTGCGTGGTATGCGTAGCTTTTTGCTTCTCCTGTTAAACTAATTGATACCCCATTTGCGCTTACAACAGCATCTCTGTTAAATCTATTAACAGTTGTCTGCAAATCTGGGTAGTGTAGATGAATCCAATTACCACATCCATCGTGTTGTTGAATATATTGTTGTACCATAACTTATTCTCCTTACTTTGATTTTTAATATAAGGGCAATCGGACTCGAACCGATACATAAGGGAGTCAAAGTCCCTCGCAGTACCACTTAGCTACCCCTACCGTTCTAAGAACATATAAAACATACAAGAAAGCCCTATATAAAGGGCAAAGATGCAAACACCTTTTACAGTGAGTGCACCAATAAATAATCACTTATGGTTACTTATTTAAGGACTTATTCCTTAATTTCTGTACTTCGGTATATACACGTGCAGAAGATAAGATTTGTAAGTCGCCAACCTTACCACCCTTCATCTTAATGTGAGGCTTAATTACATTCTCTAAATAGAGTTTTGCCTGCTCTTCTGAGTCTAGGTGATATGCATGAGCAAGTAGATTTCTCCAATCTTCTCTACCATAAGGAAGAAACTTACTACTTAAACCAGTATTAGAATAAACACCTAACTGTGAATCATAGATGTAATACATACCCTGTAAGGGTTGTCTTGTCCATCTGAAATACTATATATCTTAACTTCTGTTATACTCCAAACAACTGTAATATCGAATTTAGCTAAGTATTCTTTTTCTTTAGTTAATAGTTTGTTGAAGTATGCTTTATCTTCAAAAGGTAAGATGTAGTTATTTAAATAACCTGGAAAATGCAAAAATCTATTATCAGAATATGAAGTAGTATATTCCTTATCTCCGACACGAAGTGAAACATCTATGGAGTTTTTACTTAGGTTAATTACAAGTTTATCAAAATGAGTAGATGAACCTTGGAATCCATCGTAAAATTGTAAGTCCCTGATACCCCACAAGACTACTTGGTACACTAAAGGTTTTAACCTATCTAAAGTGCCACCCTCCTCAATACTAGGTCTGTCAGCTACTTGTTTAGCAAACTCCTCTAATCTTTCGTTAGTTTTAGAGGGAATTTCCACAACAGTCGAAGTAGTATCCTTCCGATGAATTTCGAGTACCTCAATTCCGCTCTTCTCCACGTTTTTCATGTGATTCTGGTGATAAGAAATAAGCTCCTTATTGCTAGAAATAAACAAATCTTTAATACTAGAAAAAATTCCCATAACTAATTACCTACCTCTTATAAAGATAAGATACACCTCTTTAAAGGTTGTACCTAACAACGATAAAACTTGACTATTAATAAAAACCGTCTTAGAAAACATAGTAAGCTATGATGTATTCGCATCTTACAACTAATACCCAATTAAGACCTATTTCATCTTTTTCGTAAAGCCTATTACCCAAGCCCTATATACTACTATTTTACCACATTACATCACTATTTGCAATATAACTGAGTAAATAAAAAGCAATTAGGTTTTACCCTAATTGCTAATTCATAACTAATAATAATTAGTCTTCTTTCTTTTTACGGAGTCCGTAAGTAGCACCTACTAACCCTAAAAGACCTAATCCTGCCATACTTGCAGCTTCAGTACCTGCTTCACCCGTATTTGGTAAAGAATTTGCTGGAGTTGCTTGGTAAACTGGAGCTGTTGCAACTACACCTGTTACAATAGGTTTAGGAGTATTTGCCAACTGTTCTGGGGCAGCTGGTGTTTGAGGTTTTTCTGGTTTAGCAGGAGTTTGAGGTTTAGATGGTTCTGCAGTAGGAGTGATATCCTTGTCAGTAACAACTTCAGTATATACATAAGTTACTGTAGTGTTACCTTCAACTACTTTACCTTTAGCATTATTAGGAACTTCTACAAGTTTATATGTAGTTGTTCTTTCAATAATGCGACCACCATCACGAACAGTAGTTACCTTATCAAACTTACCTTGCTCTGTTGAGTAATCAGAACCAACAGTTCCTTTAGATACAACTTCTTTAGGCTCTTGGAGAACTACCCCTTTATCCGTAACGTGAGTAACTGTTACACTACCATACTTTTCAGCTGGTTTTTCTGGTTCAGCTGGTTTCTCTGGAGTAGATGGTTTTTCTGGAGTAACTGGTTTTTCCGGTTGAGGAGATGGGGTTGGAGTCTCTGGTTTAGGAGTCTCTGGTTTAGGAGTCTCTGGTTTAGGAGCTGGTTTCTCTGGTTCAGCTGGTTTCTCAGGCTGAGGAGTCTCAGGTTTAGGAGTTTCAGGCTGAGGTGTTGGTGTTGGTGTTGGAGTCTCTGGTTTAGGAGTCTCAGGTTGAGGAGTTGGCTGTGGAGTAGGTTGAGGTGTTGGTTTAGGAGTAACATCCTTGTCAGTAGTTACCAAAGTGTAAACATACTTAATGTGAGTATTACCCTCAACAACCTTACCTTTAGCGTTTTTAGGCTCTTCTACAAGCTTGTAAGTGCTTGTACGCTCTATGACCTTGCCACCTTCGTTGATAGTCTCAACTTTTTCGAATTGACCAGCTTCAGTAGAGTAATCAGAACCAACTTTACCGTTTTTAACAACGTCTGTTACAGGACTTAGGACTTCTCCTTTGTCTGTTACGTGTTCAACAGTAACGTTACCAAACTTTTCAACTGGTTTTGGAGTTTCTGGTTTAGGAGTTTCTGGTTTAGGAGTTTCTGTCTTAGGTGTAATATCTTTGTCAGTCACTTTTGCAGTATAAACGTACTTAACATGAGTTTCACCAGTTACAACTGTTCCTTTAGCGTTATCTGGAGTAGAAACTAGCTCATAAGAAGTAGTACGTTCGATAGTCTTACCATCTTTTGTAATTGTATCTACTTTAGTGAAAGTACCTGGTTTAGTTTCGTAGGTAGATCCTACTTTTCCGTTACGGACAACATCTTTCTTAGGAGCAAGAACTTCACCTTTATCTGTTACGTGTTCTACAGTGACAGAACCAATTTGCTTGTTAGCTTCATTTGCTAAATCTTTAGGGTCAGCATAGTAATGATTTACTTCATGGTGACCAAGTTTAACATACCCGTCGTTGCCTTTAGTTTCTACGAATACATAAGTTTTTCCATCTTTTTCAATAGATTTAGGAGGTGTTTGAACTTTGTATTCAGTATATACATCAGTACCATTAGGTTTAATAACGTTAGAGTCTTTCAACTTAGTGGTGGTACCCTTGATGTAGAAGTTTTCACTTACAGAACCTACCCTGTTGTAGAATGAAGTGTCAGACACTACTGTAGCTGGAGATAACTTAGGTTTGATACCTGAGTCAGATGGAGAGTAAACGGCAGGTCTATAACCGACTGATGCTGATGACGCTCTAGTATTGTTATCCAAATTACCCCCGTTGATACTTTCTCTAATGAAAGTATCACCATTTACAGTGTAAGTAAAGTGATTGTTTCCTGGCAAAAGCTGTCTACGAACATTTTCTGCTAAGTGGATGTCATCTTTAGATAATTTTGGAATATAGCGTAGAGATGAATATACTTGACGTAAGTAGTTATTTTCCTTAGCTACAACTTCAGTAATAGGAAGCAATTTACCACTCTTATCATAGAACTTAAAGGTTTCTTTACCTTGAATGTGAATTTTATTTCCAAAGTGATCTTTAGATGCGTCAGACTCTCCTTTTGAGTAGTTTGACGCTTGGAAGTGTACTGAAGAGCCTGGGTCAAAAGGTAAGAAAGCTACTGCAGTATTATCGGTAAGAGATGTTTCTGGAACTTCAACAATTCTTTCAATTTTAGAGTAAGTATCTCCCTTTAACAGGTTAGTGTAAGTTAAAGTAAGCTTCTCACCTTTTTTGACTAATACTGGAGTATAAGCACGATAAAGTGTAGAGTACTTATCTTCATTTTTGTTGATGAAAGTCTCTGCCTTATCTACTAACTGCCTATCTTTACCATAAAGTGGATCTGAAAGAACATTAGAACCTTCACCACTTGTACCTAATTCATGAGTACCTTTAGCAGCTTTTAGGTAGTTAACTTTGCCTAGGCTAGATTTTACACTTACAAAATCAGAACCATCAAACTTCTCTTTTACTTCTTCTGGAGAGGTATGACGGAGATGTTTAGGGTCTTGTACTTGCCATAAAGCACGTTGAACCATTCCATCATAGTTATTTTCGTACTCATTAACAAGTTTTTTCTTGTAAGCTTCTTCCTCAGGTGTAAGAGTAGCACTATCGAAAGTTTTTAACTCTTCTTTACGTTTTTCAATTGCAGAAGTTACTTCTTTTTTCATACCCTCTTGCTCGTTCTTGATTTTTTCAAGAACTGCTTTTTCTTCTTGAGGTGTAGATACAGTACCTTTGTCCTTAGTTTCACTACGTTCAATAGTAATACCTAAAGATCTAGCTTCTTCATTCTTTTCTTTTACTCCATAATCCACGTTTACGAATGATTTATCAGAAGAACTTTCTGTTAAAGCTGGGTCTTTAGATACATCAACACCACCTGAATCTTTTACAGTAGCTTCTTTATTTTCTGTTGTAGGAGTAGGTGTAGTTGTAGTTTCTGGGGATGTAGTATCTGTAGGTGCTACTTGGTCAGCACTAACTACATTTGTACCAAATACTGCGATACCCAGTGCAATAGCTGAAACTAATCCATATTTTTTAGACTTTCTGAAAAATCCGTGACCTTTTAGAGTTTTATTGTTTGTAGAATTCATTTTTAATATCCTTTCATTATAACAAAAACCAAGAGCTTAACTAGTAGATAACTATTTCTACTAGTTAAGCAAGAATAACATTAACCAAATTAGTCTTCTTTACGTTTTAATCCGTATAGACTTAGTAAACCAACAAGACCTAATCCTGCCCCTGCTACTTCAACCATTGAAGAATCAGTAGTACCAGTGTTTGGAAGAGTTTTAACTGCTTTAGCTGTTTTAACGTAAACATCATGAGTAGTTACTTCCGCTTGAGCTGGTGTTACAGTTCTTTCAAATGAAATTGGAGCAACTGTTTCTTTAAAGGTAACTTTATTAAGTTCCTTCTCAGTAGTTACAGTAGCAACTTCAGATTCAACAGTACCCAATACAGGTTTCTTAGCAACTACTGTAATATCATTTACAGTAATTGGTTGACTCTTAGGAGCAGTAGGAAGTACCAAAGCATTAAGTTTATCCGTTACTGTTGCAGATGAACCTTTAGAACCTGCTGTTGATTTGATATTAGCAGATTTCTTAGTAACTTCTTTGCCGTCAATAGTAACAACTGTTGTTACTGTTCCGTTACCTTCTACTACAAACTCCACAGAGTAGTTACCATCAGCAAGTCTCTCAGAGAAGTCAACTTTACCATCTTTGATAACAAGGTCTTTATTCACTGCACCTTTGAGAGTTGCCTTAGTAACAGATACCCCGTTACCACCGATAGTGACTTTAACCAATTGGTTTTCACCTTTAGTTACTTTTTCAATTGTGGTAGCTGCAATTTGTTCCTTAATCTTTTGACTACGAACATCATTAGGAATAAGGTTTCCGTCTGGCTCAGCCAAGTAGATGTTAGGGTGACCTGCTTTAATCATCTCTTTGTTAGCACGTGAGTCAGCTCCACCGTAAACGATACTCATGAATGTCTTGGCGTTATCTTTCGCCCAAGCTGCAATTGTACCGTCGTAGGTCTCATCGGGCATCTTCCAATCGTCTGTTAATTGGAGAACAACCGCTGTTGAGTTCTTGTTGCGAACTTTATCGAATAAGTTTTCAAACTCTTGGCTACCCTTTTCTCCTTTGAAGTCGTAAATGAGTTTACGCTTAAGGAGTTCGCTTTGCCAGTTACCACCATGGAAATAGTTGTCTTTATTAGGTTTAATCACTTCAATAATGTCTAATAATTCCTTTTTAGTCATTAGACGTGATACTGGACGGTCACGGTCTTCAGCACCAGTTGTGTAGTAAGAACCACTGTTGTTTGTTTCATAGAAAGCAAGCATTGTACGGTCATTATCATTCATTGACTCAGCAATAGTAGTCAAGTCTTCTAGAATTGTAGTTGAAGTTCCACCTGCTGTAGAACCTGAACCGTCAATAGCAACCAAGAAGTCACGAGGTTTAGCTTCGTTAGTTACTTTTGTAGCTGTTTTAGTTGCAAAATCTAATTTTCCAGTTACACTACCGTTTACTGCTTCAGTACCCTTAACGTTTGCAGTAGAAGTGATAGAACCTGATGTGCTATCTTTTGCAGTGAAAGTATAATTTACTTTGTAATCACCTTTTTTGTTGAACCCTGTATAAGCCTTCAAATCAGCAAGTGTTTTAACAGACTCTACTTTAGCACCAGTTGGGTCGATAAGTTCTACAGAAACAAGTTCTGCACTACCAGTAGTTGTAATATCTACAGTACCACCAGTACCTTCAGATTTGATTACTAACGTTTGTTTGTAAACATTTCCTTCTTGTTTTGCAGTAGAACCGTCAATTAAACGTCCTGATGCTTGTGCTTTAGCTAAAGCTGATTGATAATCTGCTTGTGCTTTAGCTTGTTTGCTAATAGCATCTTCGATTTGGGCTTTAATTGTAGCCAATTCTGCAGATACCCCTGATACAGAGACTTTCTTATTACCTGAAATGTTAACTTCAAGACCTTTAGATTTAGCACCTTGGATAAGAGCAAGTAACTCTTGTTTTGCATTTGTTTGCGCTGTTACTGCTTCTGAAAGCTCTTTAACTGCGTTAGAAACTTTTTCGTTAAGGTTAGTTTCACCTTTAGCAGAGTTAATTACGTTCTCACCTTCGAATTGAACGCCCTCTTTTTTAGCTTTTTCTACCGCTGAAGAGATAAGAGACTTAGAACCCTCAACAGATTTAACTAAGTTACTTAGTTCTTCTACTTGTTTGGAGATATGTTCAGTAGCTTCTTTCAAACTTGCTGTTTTAATAGTACCCTTGCTAACAGTAATACCATAAGATTCAGCATTAGCGATAGCTGTAAGAAGTTTAGTATTTTCTTGTTTCAAACTTGAGATAAGTTCATTTACCTCTTTAGTTTGTTTTTTCATATACTCTTTAGCTTCTTTTGCATCTTTAAGAGTTAGGACTTTACCTTCTTTAGTAAGAAGTCCTTCAGACTTAGCACGTTCTTGAAGAGCAAGGAATGCGCTGTCGAGTTCTTGTTTAGTTTTTAAAGCCACAGAAACTCGTTCTTGTAGTTCTTTCAAAGATTGCAAAGCTTCTTTAGAAGATGCTTTAACCACTTCTTTGTCCATAACTACTTCAATTCCTGCTTCTTTAAGCTCTTTAGTAGCAAGTTGTACGCTATTGTCAGCGTTGTGTTTTGTTTCGATATCAGCTGCGATATCTTTACTTTGTTGTTTTACAAAGTCTTCCATTTGTTTAAGGTCTGTAAATACCTTAACTTTACCGTCTACCACCTTAATACCAGCTTCTTTAAGTTTTTCTTTGTCCAAACCAGTAATTGCATCAGAACCTACTTGAGTCTTCTGCGCACCCTTCAAGTCTTTAGTTTGTTTAGCTAAATCTTGTTGAGCCTCAGCATCAGAAGTTTTAATTGCCGGTTTTGCATCTTCTTTTACAGATACACCATTTTCTTTTGCATCAGCCTTAGCGATGTCAAATTCTTTGCTTTCAGCTTTTTTGAATGACTCTGTGCTTGTTTCTTTAGGTACTTCCTTGACAACTTTATCATTCTTAGCTTCAGCTTTTTCTTCTTTTACCTGTTGGGAATCCTGTTTAGTTTTCTCAACTTCCTTAACAACCTCAGGTGCAGTAGGTTTAACTTCTGTACCCTTTTCTACCTTAGCAGACACCTCTACTTCAGGTTTTGCTTCTACATCAGTTTCGTTTGCACTAACTGCTGTAGCTCCTAGAAAGATTGTTGATAGAGCAATAACTCCTGCTGCGCCACCTTTAATCTTCCTGATGGAACCATGACCAATATTTTTTAACATAGGTTAATAACCCCCAAATAAATTAAAATTTTTAAGCAGTCTTTACCTAAAGAAAGCTATAAATATTAAATAATTGATACACTATATTTTTAGCTTTTAATACCTACTAAAATAAAAAGTACCCTTTCTTAGACCTTTAAGAATAACTTAGCGGTATTTACATAGAAAAATAAATACTTATAAGCTACACTTAATTGAGAATACCCTATTGTTCCGATAAATAAAAAAGCACCTAATATTTCTACTAAGTGCTTATATAAATAGAGTAGTTTAATCTTCTTTACGTTTACCTGATAAACCAATCAAACCAAGTAAACCGATACCCATGCCAGCTGCTTGGATTAAGCTAGAATCAGCTGTACCAGTATTTGGTAGAGAAGTTTTAACATACACATCGTGTGTAGTAACCTCAGCCTTAGTAGGAGTTACTTCACGTTTAAATGTGATAGGAGATACTGTTTCCTTGAAAGTAGGTTTATTCAACTCTTTTTCAACTGTTACAGTAGTTGCATCTGACTCAATAGTACCCAAACGAACGTTTTTAGCTACTACAGTGATATCTTCTACCATAAGAGGTTTAACTTCTGGTGCTTTTGGAAGTACTACTGCATTCAGATTATCTGTCTTAGAGGTATTAGAGCCTTCGACACCTTTAACTTCTTTAAGGTTCTTAGTTTCTTTTACTACCTCTTTACCAGCAACAGTTGCAGTTACTGTAACTTGACCGTCACCTGAAAGTTCATACTCTACTGTCCATGAACCATCTGGAAGTTTTTCTGTAAAGTTAACTTTGCCGTCTTTAATAGGTAAATCCTTGTTTGTTGCACCTTTAAGAGTAGCTTTAGTTACTTTAGCAGTATTAGTACCCATGATTGAGATAGCAACGGTTTGGTCTTCACCTTTAGTAGATGTTACTTTTTCAATAGCTGTTTCTTTGAACTTAGCTAACAACTCTTTATCTACAACAGACCTATCTTTTCCAGTCATATCATAGATATTTGGGTGACCTACACGAGTCATATCTTTGATTGATTGTTCTGAGTTAGTGTCTTTATCTGTGTCACCATCAGACGCTTTTGTAACATTTTTATTAATTACTGACATAAACGTCTTAGCTCTTGACTTAGCCCACTCAGCAAATGAAGTATCAATGTTTTCAAGAGGTGTAGTAATACCACGCACCTCTTCGCCACCATTCCATCCATCAGTAAACTGAATTACTGATACAAGGTCAGTAGGTTTAGTTACCTCTTTTACAACATCTTCAAAAGGTACAATAGCATCTGCATTTTTCATAACGTAGTTTTTATTACCGAAAGTCTTTTCAATAGCATCAAAATAACCTTCAAAGTTACTTGGGAAATACTTGTCGCTAATAGATGGGTTCTTAGCAACCAAAACTTTAAGATCATCTAAAATTCTTAGAGCTTCTTCCTTTGTAAGCAAGGTTGTTGAATACCCTCTAGACCCTGTTCCATTTTTCCTTACTGCATAAGTATCTTCACTGTTATAAGTATAAGCCTGAATGACAACTTTAGAGTCTTTATTCGTTAGAGCCTCATTAATTAACATTTTAGCTTGGTCAATTGAATCGAAGATTTTATAACGGTAAGAAGAACTAAAGTCAAGTACAACATCTAAGACTGTAGGTTTATACTCGTTAGTTACATTTGTAGATACAGGTGCTTTAGTAGTTAGAGAGAAAGTTCCCTTTTCTTTACCTTCTACTGCGGCAATAGCTTGAGTATTTGCTGAAGATACAACAGAACCTGAAGTTAAGTCTTTAGCACGGAATGTGTAGTTAAGAGTGTAATTACCTTCTTTTCCAAAGTCAGTGTAAGAATTCAAATCAGATAATGTTCTAACAGATTCAACTTTTTTACCACTTGGGTCAAGCAACTCAACTGAAACAATCTCAGCACTTCCTGTTGCCTTAAGGCTTACAGAACCTTTTGTACCACCAGACTTAATAGTTAGAGATTGTTTATAAACATCTCCGTCTTTTTTAGCAGTTGAACCATTCATTAACCTACTAGATTCAGTTGCATTTTTAAGTGCAGTAGTATAGTCAGCGTCTGCTTTTTCTTTTTCAGCAATTGCTTTAGAAATTTTATCTTTGATAGATGCTAATTCTGTAGATACCCCTTCGTAAGATACTTTCTTGTTTCCTGAGATATTTACGTTAATTCCCTTAGCTTTAGCTTCTGCAATCAATGCAGTCAACTGTTCTTTAGCATTATTCTGAGCTTTAGTAGCTTCTTTAAGTTCTTTAAGAGCAGAAGATACTTTCTCATTAAGCTTAGTTTCTTCACCTTTAGCTGAGTTTACAACTACTTCACCTTCTAGAACAACACCTGATTGTTTAGCGTTGTTAACCACTGTAGAAATTAAAGATTTGCTTTCTTTAATTGAGTCTACAAGAGTATTAAATTTAGCTACTTGAGTTGATACTGTATTAGTTGCTTCCTTAGTGTCTGCAACTTTTAGAGCTGAACCTTTGCTTACTTTAATACCATAAGACTCTGCATTAGCAATCGAACCAATAAGTTTAGTATTTTCTTTTTCTAGCGTATCAATAAGAGTTTTAACTTCTTCAACTTGCTTAGCCATAAACTCTTTTGCATCTTTTGCAGATTCAAAGGTAATACCCTTACCTTCTTTTGTTAAAAGACCTGCTGATTTAGCACGTTCTTGCAAGGCTAAATATGCACTATCCAACTCTTGTTTAGTTTTAACTGCAGTCTTAACTTGTTGTTGTAAATCTTCTAGTGCTTTGAGAGCCTCTTTAGGAGAAGATTTAACTACTTCCTCGCCTACAACAACTTCAATACCTGCTTGTTTAAGTTCTTCTGTTTGGAGTTGAACTTCTTTATCGATATTGTGTTTAGTTTCAATATCTGTTGCAATTTCCTTGCTTTGCTTCTTAACGAAGTCTTCCATTTGTTTAAGGTCAGTAAACACTTTTACCTTGTTTTCTACAACCTTGATGCCAGCTTCAGACAACTTTTCCTTATCTAGGTTAATAATTGCATCTGCTCCGATTTGCGTTTTAGTTGCATCTTTTAAAGACTTAGTTTGCTTAGATAAGTCATCTTGAGCATCCTTTTCATTGTCCTTAATTGCAGGCTTAGTATCTTCTTTTAAAGATACTCCGTTCTCTTTGGCAGTTTCTTTGGCAAAATCAAACTCTTTATTTTCTGCCTTTTTGTAAGTCTCTTTAGCAGTATCTTTAGGTACTTCTTTTTCGACTTTAGTTTCTTGTTTAGGCTCTTCTTTTTGAGGAAGTTCTGCCTTATTTTCTTTAACTTCTTCCTTAACTAAACTATCTTGTTTAGCTGTAACTTCTACACTAGGTTGTTCCGTAGGAGTAGTCTCATTGGCACTAACTGCCCCAACACCAATGAATAAAGTAGATAAAGCAAGAACACCTACTGCTCCACCTTTTACCTTACGAATCGAACCATGACCTTTTGTTTCTAACATAGTTAAAAACCTCCTAAATAATTATTAACAAATTTATAGCAAACTTCAATAAAGAAAGCTATAAATAATAAACTCATGGAATACCTAAAATATTAAGATTATAAAGCGATAAGTACAAAGTTACTAGATTAGATGAAATAATGCCATATAACTGGGTAATATTCGCCTTTATACTTTTACAGTAAGCACTTACAGTTTTTATAACATTAAATATACTAAAAACATAAAGAAAAAGATACCCCACATTGGGAGTATCCATATACGTGAGTTACACCTACAAAAATACATAATGTAGGTTATGAGGTATCAATCTTTTACAATTGATACCCCTTAACAAGAAAGGATAACCATAAAATGGTTTTCTATCATGAGACCTCTCAAAGCATGATAGAGAATTATATGATATCTTAGTAGAGGTTTAGGACATAACTTCACGAAAACTTTGACCGTTAACGCTACTGACTCTAAAGTTTGCATCTACTAAGAACTCCACCAACTGGTCTTGAACCAGTGACTTCCTTACGCATCTGTTTATTTAATTCGATAGTAACTAACGTCATCGTTTTTATAACTGGCGACTAACTCCAATATCTACCGATGTAAGGCACTCTACCAACTGAGTTATAGTGGATTAATAAGATACCCCCGTTGATCGATATCATCACTAGATAGGTATCTATACCCCTTTATAAGTAATCCAGTAAGCTCTCACCCCTGCCGTCAGACAAAAGCAACAAACTACGAGTTGATCAGTCTCGATTTACGCAGTCGTTCATCTCTAGGGTTACTATTTAAAAGATTTCCTGGCTGTATCTGCAATGCTTATCTTTGCTTTTGCACTTATTTACTCACTAATTACTTCAAAAAGGTTTGCTAATAACAATGTATTAGCTAAGACTCACCCACCTTTTACAGTGAATGAGCCTTGAGACTATACAAATGAAAAAAATTGTATTACGTCTGGCATGAACCGAGCAGGACTCGAACCTGCGACCCTCGGATTAAAAGTCCGATGCTGCTACCAAACTGAGCTATCGATTCCTACTCTGCGTTTATCCGAGGTGCAGAAACCTCAACAAGTAGTTAGCGCTTTACTCTTGTTACGGTGGTTCTTTATTGTCACTCCACAAATGACGATGTTACCAACCAAGTCGTGTAGGAGGCTTAAAGTTGGTTTACCTTATAGTCGATAGTATCACTACTAACAACTATAACCATTATACACTAACTGTAGATATAAGTAAAGGAAACTTAATAATAGGAATCCTGTAAATTACAAACCCTCTCATTTGTACTGTACAAAATATTTATAGATGTCTCTAAATCACACTCATCATGCAAGTGTTCTAGTTCTTGAGAAAATACTTTTGTATAGTATTCTAAGTATTCTTTATCTATTTTAGGGTTATAATTTAAAGTTTCTTTTACTTTAAGAAAGTATGAGTATAACTCTTCATTACCTTTAATTTTAGATTCTAACTCATTAACGAATTTTGTTAAAACTTCCTTGTAACTCATAAACAACCTCTACTCAATTCCAACTGCCTTCTTTGCTAAGGTATCTACTAAATCATTTACCTTTACACCAGTATGACTTCTAACCCAAACAAAATGAATAGTGTCAATTCCCATAGATTTTGCTCCCCTTAGAACGCTACCCATGTAGGAAGATATAGGAGAGCCATCATTAGTACCCCAACATTTCTGATTTCGTACATATACAGATTTAGGGGCTGACCAACGAACGATACCCTCATAGTCACATACAACTGTAATTGACTTTAAGTTTACCTTACCTGCCAAAGCAATAGCATTAGCAAATGCAATAATTTCACCTGCGACATTACGAGAAACTGCGAAGTCTTCTCGGTTACCATGAATGGTGCTAGTGTTTAGTAAGTTCTTTTTAGAGTCATAAATAGCTACTCCACCACCATAAACACCAGTCTTAGAATTAAAAGAACCGTCTACCACAAAGATTGTACCATAAAGGTTTAAAGTAAACGGGTCTGTGTCTTCAATAAGACGAATTGTACCTCTAATACCTTGCTCATTTTTATAAGGTACTACCTCAGGTTGTTTTGTATTAACTACCTTACCTTCCAAGAATGCATTAGCCTCTTCTAAAGAAGAGAACTTCTTATACTGAGCCTTAGGCATTCCATTTACGATAGCTTTACACTCGTCCCAAGTATTTACTACTTGTTTTGTATTTTTGATAGCGTAATAAAATGTTTTAGCCATATTAGAACCTACTTCATACCCATCTCAATTGCCTTTTCATACTCTCTTGGATTTGTAGTATGAAATAATCGGTCAAACAAGTAACTAAGTAAGTCTACAGAGTTATTAGTTTCTTCTGGGCTTCTAAAAGGTTCAGATACAAATATGTAAGTTAAATTTAGCAATATAGACATTACTATAACTACAATTAATAGTATAAGTGCTAAGAAAATATACTCGTAAGGAACACTTAACCCACTAGTATCATACAATGACCTAGAGAAATGGGATAGAGTAACAAGAAAGATAAGTATTATGAAACTTGTTAGTAAGTTCGATTTTAGAACAGTGAACCTGATTTTAATGTTTGACATTTAGATACCTCCTATATAATAAACCAACGATAATGACCTAAGCCATCCTTAAGTTCTGAGTACCCATAACTTGGCAATTCAAAGTAAATGAATACAGTTATCTCTATTAAAATAAGCATACCCACTAGCCAAGAGGATTGTTGAACTGGGTAATTTAGCGAACTGATTACATTAAGGACAATAACATAAGCTAAAGTCATTATCATCTTATAAGCAGACTTTCTAACTAGATACCTTCTAAACGCACGTGAAGAATAAGAATCAGTTTGACATTTCTTGAAAAGAAATTGAGTAATTAGGATTAATATAGAACCTAATGTAAGCCTAAACATAAGCACATAGGCTACGATAGTAATGAATGTACTAAATTCCATTTAGGTCTCCTTCCTTTTATTTCTCTAAGTCCACCAAGACCTCCAACAACTCAATGATGCGAGCAATGTTATTCTTGAATTCATTCTCATCTTCAAGGTCAGCTGTCAATATTTGAGCTCTACGCAAGACTAAAATCTGAGTCCAAGAAAGGTCTGGGAAATTAGATTTTGTTACCAGTGGAACTAGTTTAAAGTAATCTTGTCTGCTAGATACCCTAGGTGCACATAATTTGATGTACTCATAAGACTCACTAGCCTTCTTTGCCCAATTAATTGCCTTCTCTAAGTCCGGTAAACCACCCTTGTGTTTGTAACGGATAACATACTCAACTACTGTGGCAATAGTATGAGGTAATAAAGACTGTATAGTACAGTCCCATGCCTCTATTTCATTTTCGTTATATCGGTTAGGGTGAAGTAACTCTTCTCCCTTTACATACTTCTCTGACATAATTTTACCTTTCTCTATTGGATTGAGAGCAAAAATCCTTTTTGTCATAACTCTCAACAAACATACTATACAAGAAGTAATCACTAGCATAATTCTCTGTAAAATCATTAAGAGTTTGATACAAAAATTTACCTAATTGTAAAGCAGAGTTAGAAGTAGCTGAACCAGTAATTACAAGAGAGTATAAAAACTCATTTTCCCTGTAACCCTGTTGATTTTTAACATTAGATCCAAGAATAGGATTTAAGGTTACTAAAATTCGCTCTTCCGAGTAATCACCCTCCAAAACTAACCTAGTCTTAAAGGTACTGGATAGTAAACTGTCATCAATTAACTTTGGAAAACTAATGTTAGCTAACAAACTTACATTAAATTCTTTCATGATATACCCCTTTTCTTCTAAATTGGAGGTGTCATCTCTACAAGTAATACCCCATAGTAATTTACAACCAAGTAAATTAAAACTACTAATCCAACAGTATTATAGATAGTTAACCCAAGTCCTAAGTTTTTATCGAAACTCTCTTGCAAAGAAGAGTAAGTCTCAAAATAAACTGCAACCAAGAACCAAGTAATAATCCACACTGCAAAGACAGGAAGTAATACATACTTAGCACCAAAGATACCAGTCACTACCATACCAACAATAATCCAAGTAGGTAAGGATAGGATTGGACTCCAACAAGTGTAAAGATCTAAAGTAGATTTAAGAGTTTTTATCATTTTATGTACCTCTTTATAAATCTTATGTACCTTGCAAGATTCGAACCTGCGGTGACTCGGTTATGAGCCGAGGGCTTTAACCAACTAAGCTAAAGGTACTGATATAATACACCCTACTGGAATCGAACCAGTATCAGAGGATTAGAAGTCCTCTGTCATATCCATTAGACCAAGGGTGCTTATAGGGGATTTCTCCCCTAAAACTGTTATATGGCTTCCGTAAGCTAACTAAGTAACCTACAAGATATATTCTACCAAACTTTTAATAAAGTTACAAGCTCAATTAAATAATAAAATACAACTAGGAAGAAACCTAGTTGTAAGGTTTTACAGATTTATTTTTAATCTCTGGTTTATAAGACTTACTATTAATGTAAGTATTGCCGTGTATTCCACAGAACCGACAGATTTCTGAAGAGATAGACCAACTATGTAAATCTCCTACATAGTTAGTTACTGTCATATAAGTACCTGCATTAAAAAGTTTTGTCATACTTCCAACTACTAATTGACGCTCTTTATCCGTTAAACCTAGTCGAATGCCTCTAGGAATAGAGTAAATTAACTCTTTACCATAAACCTTTAGTAGATTTGTACCCCTAATAGAAACAGAAAATTCACCATTAATGTTTTCACTAGGGTCATGGCTGAACACCAACCCCTCAGACTCAAATTCTGGGTGTTGAGTATAGAAACCACTCTCTTTGAGAATACCTTTGAACATTTTGTCAAGGCGAGAGTAGGCTTCTTGTTTGTATTTTGGATATTTTGTTACTTTTCCCATATTATCTCCTAACCCAATATACACTGGTATTTCCTCCCGTACCTCCTGGGAAAGGATTGTAACGTAATATCTTATTCTCTGTTGCCTTTACAACATAAGAGATTAAGAAATCCTCAGGCTCATCTTCTGTTAATTTACCCAAGTTAAGAGTTGCATCTCTAAGAGATTTAAACTCTTCGAAAGTTAGTGGAACTTTCTTTATCTCTACCTTAGCTGAGTCTCCTACCCTGCAATAGTAGTTATAGAAAACATCATCTTCGTAAGTTATTTTACCAAGAGAACCACCATTACAAGATATAAGTATGCTTTTGAAACTATTTAAGGTGTAGGTAATCTCAAAAGCAAAGTCTTTAGGTAAAAAATTTAAAGGTTGGTTATTGCCCCATACCCTTGATGCAACCTCTTCAACTGCCTTAACAAGATTTTCAAATGCCTTTTGTTTGTACTTATAGTATGGTTTTACAATTTTCGATGTGCTCATTTAATATCTCCTAAGGACTTTGATTCAAGTAAACATACCCACCGTGAGCAAAAGTACAGAAATCTTTTGTCGCTGCCCACTCATGGATTGGTACTCCTAAGTAAGCTGGAATAGTAAGTTTACTTGAGTGTTTAAAGATTAACCTCAAATTATCACAGATAATATCGTGCTCTCTTTGAGTTAACTGACCTCTGATATTATATATTTTAGGTCCTGAAACCTTAGTTCCGAAAATTTCTAGAACTTGTTGGTCTTGGATGTAGAAACCAATGCACCCCTGAACACCAACTACGGTATTATTGCCAAAGATAACATCCACATCTTCTGATAAACCTGTTCTAACAAAGAAGTCGGACTCCCTTAATAAGCCAATAGCTACACTTATGATTTTGTTGTAGGCTTCTTGTTTGTACTTGTAGTAAGGCTTAACTTCGTATTTAGTATAGTCTTGGTTCATTTTTATACCCCCTTATTCATTTATAAATCGTTGACCTTCCATTGAAACGAATTCGCAAGCACTTTCTGAGATAGACCAGTAAGGTATTTTGTCCGTGTTAAAGTACTGGTAAATACTATCTTTAGAGTCTGCTTTGAACAAAATCTCCATATTATTTTTAAGAATTGAGAACTCTCTTTTTGTAAACCTCATCTTAGCTGATGGCTTATAAGTCATATAAAACATATTATCCCAAGATGCACAGACCTTAATACCGTTTAGATAGTAATTTATACGTTCGTAACTACCTGACTCACTAGCGACATTACGAATTAAAAATGGCATATCTTCTGATAGGAAACTATACTCATCAAAGATACCATTATCCTTTAAGATACCCACTATAAGACGTCTAACCTTGTTAAATGCTTCTTGTTTATACTTGTAGTAAGGTTTTACAATTCTTTTCTTTACTTCCATGTAATGACCCCTTATAACTTTTCATATTGAGTAATACCATCTGAGCAAACGTATTTACTCTTTAGTTGCTTGTAACTACCAGTAAAGTTCCAAAAGATTGGACGTTCATACGCATTCTCATAAGTTTGTAGGACATCTACCAAGTTTAGTATAGAAGTTATACTAGGGTTAGATACCCTAATTGGCTTATGTAACCTAAGTAAAGGTAACTCGGCTCCCTTAACTTTACCGTATCTGAGGTGTAAACTAAACAGATGACGTCTTCTGTAAAACAAATCTAAGATAAGATTTCCCTTAGAGTCTTTATCTGCTTTGACTTTATACCCATCAACACCGATAGGTAGGATACAGTCATTAACCCTTAGTATATCTTTTAACTCCTTTAGTAGGTCTAAGTACGCTCTGTACTTTTCAGATTCTACAGGTTTTCTTAAATTGTAAAACATTTTCTTTATTTTATGTTTTCTCATCTACTACCATCCCCAAGAATTACCCTAACCAAGATTTGCCTTTTTTGGTTCTCCCCAAACAAATACACAATCTGGATTATTATAAACACTATATGAGTAATAAACACCAGTATTGCTAGATACTAATTGAATTCTCTTTCTGTATCTATTATCTAATTTATCGGTTTTTACTAAGTCATAAATACAATTATTAATGAAATCGCAATCCTTTTCAGAGATAGAAATATTTCCTGTAATATTGTTTTCATGGTCAATGTAGAAAGTCACAAAAGGCTTAATAAAAGGAGTTACACTATATCTTCCAATAGTTACCCCGTTACATTGAATACTCAGAGTACCAATAGCTGGTCCGAAGTTGTTATAAATGAAAATCAAGCCCTCTGGTTGGACATTTCTCCAAATACCTAATTCATTGAGGAACTTCATTGTGAAGTTTACCAACTTGTTGTGGGTTTGTTGTTTGTATTTATAATATTTTAGCTTTTCCATTTAGATACCCCTACCTAATTTCCCTAACTTCTAAACCTACATTTCTATTCCAAGCATATAAGCGTTGAACCTGTGCCTCTGCACTTGACCTACTATTCCAGTACCTAATTTTATACAAGTCATAGGTAAGTTCAAAACTATATTGCTTAGTCTTACGGTCGTAAACTAGGTTAGATACATACTTTCCAGTAAATGGGTGATATAAAACAAACTGTCTCATAAGTAATCTCCAATCTATTCTGTATATTCTCCACGTTTTACAAGTACTTCGTGTACCAAGTCAGCAAGCTTGTAAGAATTGTCATCAATATCTGGACAATAAGAGCCACAATAGTCACATTCAACCTCACATCCTGAACGTAGGTCAGATTCGTTATGCTCACCACACTCCTCGCAATACCAAGAAAACGAAGAAAAAATATTTTCTAATGAATAGAGTTCTGAAGTTGAGACTTCAGCAGATAATACATTAGACTCTAATACTCTAATTGCTTCATTTACACCTTTAGCCAATAATTTACTGTGTTCAAACATCTTAAATACCCCAAAATACTTTCAAAATAAGCCATGCAATCATAGAAATACAAATAACGATACTTAATCCATTCTTGATAGCAATCTCTCGTTCACTAGCGTCTTTAGAGGGTGCTAAGAATAAGTACCCCAATCCAATATAGCAACTTGTTGCCAATCCCATAACAGAACCAAAAATCAAGTCGCCTTGGTCAGTAAACCAAAAATGGAAACCTAAACTAATACCTACGATTAGACCTGAAGTATAAAAGAAACTGCTTTTATCTTCGAACTTTAAAACCTTACTTACTAATTTCATTATGTAACTCCTATTCTTAAAATAAAGATTTTCGTTTTAAATTCTAGTCAGACCTAGTAACTAGACCAACTACTAACCTAACTAGATATACTAAAATTTTAACACAAATTCCACTAAAAATCCACGGTAATTAAAACCAAAAAAGTAGGAACTCATTCGTCCTACTTTACTCCATTACAGAAATAATAGATTTTCTGAGGTTAGCTAAGGAATCCACACTCTCAATACGTTCAGAGTAGATAACGTTGTTACCCCTAGCGATGATTACATAAGGAGTGTAAATGCCCCTAAATACTTCCTCTCCAAAGTAATTTTTATAGTATTCGGGAATACCATCAGCAACATTAGTTACAGAGTACTGCTCTTTAGGTAAAACAGATAACTCATTTACAATATCGCCACCAAACTTCTTACATACTGGGCAAGATGGCTTATATAGAACATATACATGAACTTCATCTGAATTGCTATTAATAAATTGTTCAGCAGTGACAGGTTGAGTTGAAGATAACTCATCTAAAGGACGGACGAAAGTCTCGCCTATAACACAACTAGATAAACCAAAAACCACAGACAATGCTAGTAAGGAAACTAGTAACTTACCTTTTAAATTAAGACTCATACTAACCCCCTAGCGATATGATAAGGAACTAAAGTGAAATCCTTTTTATAGAGTAAGCGTTTTAGTTCTACTGCTACCTTGCGGTCGTTAGTTAATACTCTTCCATCCATAACTAGTCTTACTTGATTGCGAATAGCTGTGATATATCTGCTATCATTAACATACCCACCTTCCGCTAAGAAGTATTTAGGGTAAAGACCTAAACTACCATCTCGTTTTAATTTGTTTATGAACTTAACTACTTCCTCAAACTTTTTATCTGCTACCATTTTACTATTCTCCTAAATTTATTAGATAATTACCACATAGACCATTTACCCTTGCTTTGAACGTCATACATAATCGTGTAATCTTGCTTGTCTCTTTCTAAAGTAGATACCCCACCCGGGGAGGGTTTGTAGAAATCCTCAATAGAAGAAAGCACATAATTTAAAAGAACTGGGGACTCTCTATAAATTTTGGAACATACACTATAAGCCAACCTAAAGTGTACTTCACTATTGAAAGCGTATAGTTCTTCTAAACACACACTCAATACGTTAGTAGGATTCTGAACATAGTAGGAATGTAGATAATCTAGTTTAAAGTAGATAGTTCCTTTAGGGTTTAATATTCTTACTAAACCAAATTCTAGCACATGACCGTACTCGTCAATGTGACTTACCCTAACTAAGTTCCCTTCATGTTTTACTGAAATGCTAGTTATCTTTGGGTTTGAGATACCCCTTTCTGCTAAATCGAATAATGACTTAAGCAAAACACCTATGTCTACTTTACTTCTTTCGTAAAATCTTAGTTCTTTATAGTTTACCACTTCTTCTACCTTCTTTAGTAACTGGATTAGGCACACCCTTATATGCTTGACATTGTAACTCATTGAGTTGTCGTCTTCGTTTTTGTTGAAGTGCCCAGTCACCAATACTGTCATGCTCTTTCCTAGACATAGCAACTAAACCTATTCTACCAAAAGGCATAGGTGCTACCTTTCTTAACTTACTCATTAGATAAATCCTTTAGTGCCATAAGTTTTTCTTGTCGTGATTTCCGATTAGCATCTAACTGAGATTTAATAAGATACCCCAATTCGGCTACATCCTCCACAGACAAGTCATGTACAACACCCATATCATCTTTATAGATAGAACTTTCAATCTCCTCACAGTACTTAGACATAGTAAGGATTACAGTCCAAGGCTTAAATACTGCCTCATCAGAGTAGTCGATACAGTTATGAGTAAAGAAAAACTCATTAGTAGATAAGTTGTAGTAATGGTGACCGTCACCAAATAAATTCTCCAACTCTTTTCCTGTTCTCAATCCATCGTACTTTAGAAAAGCAAGATCCCTGAAAGCCTCAACAACTTCATCTGGGAGAGAAGTCATTTGCTCAGAATGTTGACCTTGCGAAGTTCGAAGAACAATACCCCCAGAAAGACTACAAATAAAATAGTAATCTAAACCTTCTTTTGAATAAATGACCTGACCTACCCTAGCAGTAAGAGAGTCTTCTCGTAACTTAGCATCGTCTTTAACTAAAATAATCATTGTTATACCTCCACAATAAACTAACTAATAATACTAAAATAAGTATAACCTATTCGGCTATACTTATCAAGTCTATTTAATTAGAATTCTTACATAGTTAAGAGGTTTTAAGCAACTAATTAGTTACCTGAGAACAAACCTGCAATGTAGTTAAACAAGTTACCGAAGAAAGATTTGATTCCTTCCCACATACCCTTAGCTTCGTCACTAGAAACAAACTTCTTGTATTGGTCAGAAAGGGAATCATATGCAGTTTTTGCATAATTTTCTAACTGTTCTTTAACTTCTTTAGAGTCAATAGCAGAAGTGTTTTGGTAGGCATTTGCAAATGATACAAGTTGTTGTACTTGCTCTGCCGTGATAAATTTGTCAAGACCTTTATCTTTTAAGGCTTTGTTTACAATTTTTTCTACTTCTGCATTGTCAGCTGTTTTACCTTTAGACTCCTTGTATTTAGCTAAATCAGTTTTAATTTGTGCTAAAGCCAAGTCTAAGGCTGCTGAGTCAAACTTGTCATTGTTTTTGTTTTGCTCTGCAATGTCAGCTGCAGTTGCAAGTTCTTGGTTAGCAACTTCTGCACGTTTAGGGTCTACTTCTTGACCGTTGGCTTCAAGTGCTTTAGTTACCCCCACTAGAGCAGATTCACCAGTTACTGGTACTGGACTAGCAATATCAATATTTACATCGCTTGCACCCGAAGTGATAGCTGCATTTTGATATTGCAAAACAGTTACCTTAGTAATGTTTTGAGGTGTCTTAATGTTAACCTTAACCCCATTACCTTTGTCTGCTTTTTGTACTAATGCAGATGAGATAAGGGTAGGTGTTTCACCTGTAGTACCCATAAACTTGTTGTAATCGTCAATTGTTGTAATTTGACGGTTTACATTAGCAATGTCTTTAATACCAAAAGCTTCATTAGTTGCAATAATTTGAGCATCAGTAAGACTTACACCATAAACAAGAGTAGGTTTGCCCCATTTTTCGTTGATTACGTCTGTTTGGATATCAGCATGAGCGATAGATGAACCAAATCCTAGAGTTAATACTGCAAGAGCAGATGCAGATAAGTATTTTACTTTTTTCATAATTAAACCTTTCAAAGCAGATATACTGCCATTTAAATTAAGTTTGCTGGGTTTAGTAGAACTAAAACCTAAAGATAGTAATAATTTTAAGTATAAGTTTTTATACCTGATAGTGTTTTCTAATAGTAACTGAAGTAGGACTAGTAACCATAAGCTCGTCGACAAGCATAATCTGCCTCTTTTTGACTCACATAATATTTATCTTGAATCCACTCTTCAGATAAGTACCTAGGAACTCCAAACTCACGATAGCTAGTTGCTACCTCTATTAAATCCCACTGTCTATAATCAAATAAACCCATTATACACCTCTACTAAATAAATTCTACCATTTTAAAGTTATAAGGTCTCCCCTTGATATTTGTTTTTCTAGGGAATCCCCACTGGATTTTATAACCTAAAGAAGTTACTAACTTATCTAGTTTAGGCTCCGATAACTTGATTTTTCTACTACGAGAATGGCGAATAATTCGGTTAATTCCTTTTACAAAAGGCATATCTTTAAAGTATGCACTTTGCATTGATGAAATAAATCCTGTATCGATATTGTATTTAATACACAATGAACCCCTAAATAAAGATTCCTTATACCCTTTAATGAGGGAAGATACTAGAAGTGTAATTAATTCTTCATCCGAAAGATTAACCAAATTAACCTTATTTAGATATAAATCTTGCTCAAGTAAAATAAGATTTTCACAAGTGAATAGAAAGTAACCAAAGCGTCTGCGGATTTTTACTACTCTAGTATATGTTTTATTTACATTGTTTAGTGTTTCTAAGGCTTTAGAAAGTCTAAAACCTCTTACCTTAAAAGTTGTACAATTTTCCATATTTACCTCATTCTGGTGTAGTAACTTCTAGTACACCAATAAACTTTATAAGTATTTTACTATATTTATAAGAAAAAGGCAAGCTAATTAACTTGCCTTAAATACTACTTCTTATTCCCGCACAATACCCAATAATTCTTTGATTAGAGTATAAACAGGAAACTGGTCTTGATTATCTTCTACCTCAAACTTTTCAAAACCTACAAATGAGTTAGATACGTTCATGAAACTCTTTAAATATGCGAACAACTGATTCCAAGATAATTGACTTAATTTAGAGAAATCAAAAGACTCAACTTTTAAAAATAACCCTTTAAAACCAATACCTTCACTTTTGATAAAATCCTTTAGGCGCATAATAGGTACGAGTAACACGATTAACCCTAAAACTACAACCATGAATATCTCCTACAACTCTACTCCACCATAATGTAACTTGGCAATATTTTCCATAATAATATACATGGAATTTCTGTAAGGTTCTGGGACAATAGTTCTGATTTCTTCTTCTGTAAAGAGCTTAGCATTTTCAAAGCTCTCGAAATCCCAATTATATGTATTCACACCTTCTCCACCTTCGTTATACCCTGATAGGGATAGGAATTCTTCTCTCCCTACTGGTTTACCAACGTTGATGAAGTAGTTTCCAGTATCTACCACATACTTATCAGATAGTACTGCATACAAGAGAGAATTATAGTCAGCCTCATCCAATACAAGAGGATTTTCCTCTACACGCTCTGCTAAGTAAATACTTGTAATTGTAGCAATCTTTTCCTTGGCAGTACGCATCACTTTACCTTCTAGGAAATCTCCTAGTTCTTTTCGTAAGACTACATAACCTTCTACTAATTTTAGTTCTTTAAGTTCTGAAGTTGCCATTTTAATTTTCCTTTTCTAATTCTTTAATAATTTGAGTACGTTTTACAAAAGATTTTTCAGCTAAATCATTTTTGATAGAGTTAAATTCATTGAACATATTGTCAATTATTGAGTTCCATTTCTTTACTTCCTCTTCTGAGAAGTCACCTCTCTCAAGACCACGCTCGTACAATTTTAAAACAGACTCATACACAGAGGATACTGTGGATAAAAGAGCTGGGAGAGCAAGTTGAGGAATTAACTCATGATAATTTACATCAATCTTTTCCGAAGTTCCTGAATTAATTCCAGTAATGAGAATCACACCATTAGAAGAATCTAAGTTATTTGCTAAATTTAGCAAACCTTCTTTAAATTTTTGAGTTTCTTCCATAATTACTTACCTTTCTCTAAATTGTTTAGTATCTCTAGTTGAGTATCACCTACTTTGTTCATAAATTGTTCAACAAACATAGACACATTTAGCAAATGAGTGTAAAGTTCAAGGAGAGATTCTACGCTATTTTCTGTTTTTGCTTGATCAAGTGCAACATCTAATACAGATAAATAAATACTTCTGGAGTTTGATAGTATATCCTTGATTGAACCAAAAGTATAAACCTCAGTATTACTACCGATAGTTCTAGATAAAAGACCTGACTTCATCTCAGAAATCTCAGAAGATGTTTCTGCTAACTTAGAAAGAAAAAGATTTTTAACTTCTTGCATTTCTTTGTCATTTCCATTAGAAGTACAATGATTACACATTACATAATACCAACTTTCTTTTAAAGTACTTTAGATATATTTTACAACATTTACAGTAAATATGCAATAATACTTAAATATCATAAATGTAGCCTATTGAAGAATTCTCTTCTTCGAGAAGTTCTTGAAGTTTTTCTAAATCAGAAGTTATGTAATTTAAATGCTGAATTAAGAATTCAGAGTCATTAGAGTTATACATACACATATCAGAAATATGTTTACCACTTGAGATACCCCATACCCCCAAACGGTAGCAAGAATAACGTAATGACATTACATTAGCATCATACACTGTACGAGAATTTGCTATATCTAAGAAAATAGGGAATTCTTTAAGCATAGACTCTACCTTAGATTGACTAGCTTGAGGGTATAAAGTAACATTTGAATACTTCTCAAAATCCATTAACTTATCTGACATATTAGTTGGAGCTGCAATATGGAAGTTAATTTGTGGACAACTAGAAACTAATTTATCTAACTCCCAAATATTGTCAGTCTCTGTTGTAATTACAATATCATTACTAGTCTTAGTCTGCATAGACTCATACATAGGGGAAAGGAACTCAAAACTACCTACGCCATCTTTACATAAATCTTTCGCACCATCAAATCCACCTACAGTTACAACTGTATTTAATTCTGGGTGGGATAATATATAATTTAAATTCTCAGGTAACTTAGATACACGTTCAGAAAATACTAAGATATTTTCTGAGATATTACTTTCTTGTTTAGATTTAGAAATAATAATCTGTAAAGGATCTCCTAAGTTGTTGAATACAATTCCTTCATCCTTATACCCCAACTCTTTTAAGCAGTAAAGATAAAATTCAGACAATGTAGGGAAGATTTTTCTACCTACCACTACTGAATCAGTTTGATGGTTCCAAGTTGCTAGTAGCTTACCATCCCTTGAATAGAATTGGCTACCTGCTAGACCAAAACCTTCAATAAATGAAGAACTTTTGTACATAAAACCATACTCATTGTAGTAGTCTTTCTTAAAGACTGAACCCTTTTCACTAAACCAATGAATTTCAGATACAATACGTTCAATAGTAGGTTCCGAGATAATGACCTCTCCAACTACACTATTAATTGTCTTAATTAAAAACCTTCCATCTACCCTTTCGACTTCATAATCTAAAGGTAAAGGTAAGTTATTTATATGTAAAGGAGTGGGCTTGTCATTTAGACAAGCCTTATACAAGGCAGACCAAATAGATGTAACATCTTCTGGCAAATTAGGGCTAGATTCAAGACTAATTACTGGGATAGCTCCTCTAGTTCTTAGTAAAGTATAATGCAAATCCCATGCTACACTATCATATTCTGTTACAAGTAAAATCATTTAAGTAACTCCTTCCAAGCAAGTGCTACCCAAGGTTTTAAGTACTGTTTAGCTACATCGTAAACAAATTCACGATTATTTAAACTATCTAATGCTTCTCTAATACCCCTCGCGAGAGAGGATATATTTTCATCAGAGTCCCCATCATATACATTTACTGGGCAGAGAATACCAGTGCGACCTTCAATTACGAAGTTTGTATTACCATAGTCTACATTGTAACCTACAATAAACAAACCTGAACCTACTGCTTCCATCAAGGAAAGACCAAATCCCTCTGCAAATGATGCAGATACATAGGTTGAGTACTCTTGATAAAGGTCATCCATTTTGTGGTGTCCTTTTAAGGTAATAAAAGACTCAGCATTGTATTCTTTTATCAACGCTTCTAAGTTCTTACGTTCAACACCTTCACCGTAGATATCTAAAGTTAACCGACTACCATCTGCTAGAGGTTTACCTTGATTGGCTACTGCAAAAGATTTGATAAGAATATCTAAGTTCTTTTCGTCCGATAAGCGAGATACAGTTACGAACTTACCTTTTTTCCTAACGTCCTCGATACCCCCTCCACGAAGTTCTTCTAAGTAACCCGCTGGTGCAACAAATACTCGTTCGAAACCATTTAGCTGCTTAGATAACAAATCAGCTTGTTTTTGAGTAGAACAAATAAAAGCATCTACAAGATTACGGTTCTTGAACTGGTATTCATAGTAATTATTGAACAGAATACCATTCTTAGTAACACCTTCAGCTAAATAATGTTCTGCATGGACTACTACCCCAAGCTTGAAACCTAAAGACTGTTTACGAGTAAATAACGCTTTAGCCGTACCAGTCGACCTATCTAAGAGAACCCAATCATCTTTCTTAATACCCAATTTGTCTAAGAATACCCCAAATAGACTTTCTTTGGTAGGATAATAAGCTCCATTATAAAAGAAAGAGGAGTCATCTAGAGTATTAACAAACTCTGTTAAAGCCACAGTACCATCACTTAAGAAAAACTCTCGTTTGTAAACGTAAGCTTTGTTATTGACTGGGGTATAATACTCAACAGAATGTACCTTAAATCCTGCATAATACTCTCTCTTAACTAAGCAATAATCTACTACATACTCTAATCTGTTATAAAATAACTTGTTTAGTTTATCCTCATAAGCTACTATGTAAGTACCTTCTTTAAGCTTTAGAAAGACTCTTGAAGTATCCGAATCATCTATAAAATAATCTTCAAACTTCATCTTTAGGATTGGTAAAGATAACCCACTGTCCCTCATATACGCACCAGTAAGGACATCATAAAACCAAAGTACATCTTTAGACTCAATTCCAATATTTCTAGCTAGATTATATACACTAGAAATAGGCATCATATCTAAGAAGATATACTTCTGGTCTAAACCTAAATCTTTTAAAATCTGATATCTATAAGCCTGAGCATACTCAACCCCACTTGATGCAAAGCCGATACCCAAGTTGATGTTGTAAATTGTCATTATTCTCTTCTACCAAAACTTTCTAATAATTTTAAGATAGCTATTACCCCAAGTAATAGCAAAGATAAAAGTAACAAAACTACAAGAGAAAAACTAAAACCACTACTCAGAATAACAGTTTCAGTACTCTTATTATTTACTAACTGAATAAGTATAAGTAAAATACCTATGTTAAACAAGAATATTAAGTTGTAAATAAGAAAACGCACTAAAATGCTTTTAATTTTTCCTTTATACTTTTTAAAACTCATTATAAAAAATAACCTTTACTTTAATTGAAACTAAACCCACTAAGACAACCAACTAGTAACCATATAGAAAAACAGTAAAATTATGCAAGAATTATTTGGAGTTTTAACCAAAAATCTTGCATAATTAACTTTGCACAGTTAACTACCAATTTAGGTAATTACAAAAATAATAGATATTTTGAACCTACTAGTTTATTGCTACCTCATATTGGATATTTTTAGATATGCTACCCCATTCCCTAGGAAGTACCCACAAACACCGATAGAACCATAAGTTAATAAGTCACTCCCTAAAGCAAACTTACAAATGATGATAGCTACTAAGGATAGTATAAATAAGATTATGGACAGTAAACCTTCCCAAGCTAGGAACTTCCTATCTGATTTAGATATTCTCATTATTGACCTTTCAGAATTGTTTCTTTTCTTTTCTTGTCTTCTGTTAAACCAATCCAAGATTTAAAGTGAATAACCTGGTCTTCATAGGAGATACTAGTGACTTTATCCCCAATACTAAACCTATCTGAGTTTGTTACATTTTTAATTCCTTCTAAAGAACCGTCGATACTTAATAATACATTACCCTTATCTTTATTTATATTTACCACTACTACGTTCACTTCTTTTACGTCAGACGAAGTAACCTCTGTAACCTTCTGAGAAACAAAGATAGTTAATGCAATACATAAGTACCCACAAAACATGCAAACTACTGCTACTTTAAAAGCAGATTTGCCTTTTTCTTCTATATCTTCCTCGAAATACTCTTCTGGCTTTTCAGATACAAACAAATAAATTACAGAAAATAAAACCGATATTGATAAAGGTACTAAATCTTCTATTGGGTAATCAAAAACTATTATTTTAAACCCAACAACGATATATGCTACAATCAAGATTAGTTCTGCAAATACTATAACCAAATCCTTATCAATCTTTTTCACCTCTACCACCCTTACTCTGTAATGATGCCATCACGGACACCAACTACCCAAAGCAAGTCACCATCTTCAATGAAGTCCATACACTTGGCTTCATAGATAGGGTCAAGTTTAAGGTCACCAATTTGATTATTTTCATAGTATTTATGGTAATCATAGGAAGATTTAACTACTGTGAAGTCAATACCGTCTTCTGGAGCGTAAGTTTTCAAACGTTTTTCGTACTGACCACCTACCTGAACTCCAACTAATGGTACATCAATACCCCAATAAAGCATACCCCACATAACACCACAAAGACTCATTCCCGAACCTACTGGCATGATGATACGAGAGAACTTACCTTCTTTGTAAGGTTCTACTAAAGACTTCACTTGTAAAGCTGTCTGATAAACTGCCTCCCAACACTCCATACCAAAAGGAATTTCAGCGAACCCCATAGCTTCAGCATCGTCTTTTGCACGTCTAATAATTACGTTGTTATAACCTGCACGGTGTTGGAAGATTTCAGCACCATTTTCCTTAGCTACCTCTAACTCTTGACCAAGTTCACCTTGTGGACAGTGAGCATGAAACGGAACTCCGTAGTGCTTAGCGATAAATGATACGATTTGGATTTGAGGACTCTTCTTAGAACCTGCAGTTACAAGACCAGTAAGACCGTCCTTTAAAGCTGTTTCACACAAATACTGGCAAGAACGTGCTTTACCACCCATTGCACCAAATGCTGAATACTTGTCGTCACGTTTAACTAAATGACCACCGTGTTCTTCTACTGGAGTCAATTCATCTGAATACCCCTCAGCTACTAGGGTATCTAACTCCATAAACACTTGCATACTATTACTCATTATTTACCACCTTTACTATACTCTAATACCTTTTCTTAATAAATAGTTAGGAGTTAGGGTTCGTTTACCCTCTAAGTTTCCCTTGTTGTAGTTGTGCTGAACACCTACTATCTTAAAACCACCAGCCAATGCATAATCAATGCGTAGAGGTTTGTCGTCAATGTAGATAACGTCTTCTAAATCTTCACCATCATTTTCAAAAATGAAAGGTAAAGCTAGAATGTCTGCGTCTTGGACTACTGGAATCAAAGGTACAGAACCAAATAACTCTTGTACTAACTCTAACTTTCTGATATAAATCTCAGCGCTGACAGAGTTTGAATAGAATACAATTTGGTAACCTTCATCTACTTTTGTTTGTAAGAAAGCTAGTACCTCTTTGTTTACAAACTCTAATTGGTAAAGGTCTGGATTGTAGAACTCTAAGAGAAACTTGTCCTCTAAGTCGTAAGACTCAGAATTTATTGGGTAGTCTTTATGTATTGACAACATAGCACTTTCTATATCGTACAAAGAGTTATCAATATCACAGAAAACTACTTTCTTTTTACCTTTAAGTTGAGAAATCACTCTACTACCTCCATAGCATATCCTACCTTTATTGTGCTTGTTACTTCATCATAGTAACGAACCCTTGCATAGACTAATACCTTTCCCTCCGAGGTGATACCCTCTTTAGGTTGAGAAAGAACCATCATATCTTCCCCATTATATTTCAATAACTCTTCACGTGAATACCTTGAAGAGTCCTTTATGTCTGACAATTCACTTGTTGGTCTAAAATCACCTTTAATTGGCTCTAACATAAATACCCCCTAATAAAATTTGATAGGAGATGTAAGACCGTACTCCTTAGAATATTCCACAAACTTAGCCTTTTCGAGTTTAGGATAAAACAACTGGCATAAACCTTTTACTGGTTCAATACCATCTGCAGTTTTTACGCAGACCATTGGACTACCCTCTTTAACAAAGATAATGGCTGAACCTGTTGCTGAGATTACAGACCTAGCAACCTCAAAAGAATTGTGACCTAACATTGTTGAATATAAATGGATAAGGTCTTCTTCTGATTTAACAATTAAACCAGTAGTTCCCGAATTCCACTCAGAACGTTTAAATTTAGGATACAAATCAATGTGTTCTTTTACAACTTTCTCTACCTCAGAAGATACAACCTTGCGCTCTAAATTCCTTACTTTTATAATATTAGTTTGATTAGATAGAGCCTCCTCCTCAGATACAAGTCCTAAGAAACTACCTTCTATCTTAATGTAAGCTGGGTAAGAGGTAGGACGTAAATGTTGAAGACGCTTTACAAGTACTTCTGGAAAGAATCTATTTGAAAAATACTTCTTGAATTTCTTAAAGATGTACTTAGTAGGTACATCAAAATAAATTAAATCTTTCTTCATTTTAAGTACAATACCCTTTCGTAACAGTTTAGATATATTTTACTATATTTAATAAAGTTTAACAAGTAAACTTAAAAACCAACGATGACGTTGGTTTAATTATTTACTATTTCCATTCAGATAGAAACGGATGTAGTTCTTCATTTTTAATTGTTGCAAAGCGAATACCCAAGAGGTATTCCAGTTGACGCTCATTTAGGAATTTCACTAAGGGAATCATTGCTTCTCTCAAGGACTTACCTTTAAGGGAGTAGTAAAGAATGTTTAATTCTTTAGCATACTTACCATAAGAATTAGCCTTCCAAGTAAAGTTCATAAAGTTCTCCAAATGAAGTTCTAGCTGCTTACAACTATCTAAAACTAACATCAACCTACCTTCAACTAAGACTAACTTATAAATACCCCAATTCGAGGAGTTACCTGCTGCAAGTTCAGTACCCATCATAGAGTAATCTCCATATCATCTACTTTCTTGAATAGTCCGTCGTAGTTCTTTGGTTTTACATAAATCAAACCATCTCTTGAACTGAATATAGTCACTAACATAATGAGTGATCCAACTAAAGGAATTAACCAAGAATATTGTACTTTACCACAAATTCCTTTAGATGCTGAAAGTAAAGGATAAAGACTTGAAAAGTAACAAACAGTAATTAATGCGATACCAATAACCATCAACTTAAAGGTTGGAGCAAGGAGTGCTAGTAAGATACCCACTAGATATACTAGAGATAGAAATCTGTATAATAGTCTAACCTTTGGTCCCCAACCACATACCTCCTTACCTAATCGTTTATAAGCAAAGAAGTGAAGAAAAGGAACAAATGATAAGAAGAAAGCACCCAATCCTACCCTATTTAGCAACCTCCAAGTAGCAAATGAGCGTAGGAAGTAAGCTAAAAGAATAAGCAAAAATAAAGCAATTAAGACGTTATAAGGTATTTCCCTAACATTCTCTAAAGTAAAGCTGTCATGAAATACTAAATTATTACTATTAAACAATAGTATCACTCTCCTTCAGGAGTTTTAACACCAATAATTAGGTCATATTCTCCAATTTTATTTTGGTTTTTTCTAATTTCAAACTTATCAAGGATACCCCTACTTCCTCCGAGTACGTCCCATGAGATAGATGATACTGGAAGTTTTAGGAGATATAGTTGGTTGATGACTTCCTTGTATAGAGGAAGTAAGAACTGTGCGTCACCCCTTACACCAAAGTCTAGCCAGTCTTTAATAAACTTAGAACGTTTTTCTCCTACGCCATAGTGAACTGGGTTACCCTCTAGGTTCCATAGTTGCAAGTCTACTTCGTTACCATCTTCATCCCCTGCTACAAATTCGAATAGAACTCCCACTCTTGGGTGTTCACTTATAGTTGCATACTCAATAGAATAGCAATCTGTAGCAGTTTCTAAGAAACGTGAAATACGATAAAGCGATTTGATAAGAGGTAATAACTCTTTTTTAGATATTTGTCTCATTTTTGCCATAATAGGACTCCTTTGTTTATGTTTTATTATCTTTTAAGTTTAGTGCTGGTGTGGTCTAAGCATAATCTACTTCGATTAGGTCTATCTTTTATCATAGAGATAAGTAACTTAGTTATTAGGTTTTCTAAGAACTCGTCGTGGGAAACGATATTAGATAGACCTAAGAAAAAACTTTCTCTTACTGACCATTCAACTTCCGTACCCCTAACCATACGGGTGAGGGAAAGAGTTGGGTTTTTACTAAAGATAAAATCTATAATTGTTCGACTACCAGTAGGAGTTTCTTCTACTGAAAGAAAAGTAGTCCTAAGATTTCCAAACTTATTAGAATAGTCCATTTCGTAAATCTGAGATTCTAAATAATCCTTTAGATTTGCGAAGTGTTGTTTAGTTGCATCGGAATATTTAGTTGTTGCCATAGGTAACTACCTTAGTTTAGAATACCAATTTCTTAAGTACTCTGTTACTTCCTTTCTAGAAAAAGTACCATAAGTTGTATCTAGCCTTAACTGGTGGTACATCTCAAAACCTGAGCATGAGGGAAGTACCCCACTAGAGCTGCAGTATTGGAAGTAATTACTTACCATACCCTTATGAGATAAGAGTAAATCAATTACTCTTTTTGTTGAGTTCATGATAATTCCCTCCTATATTTCTAATTTAATTATTTTTTCTTGAGAGTTAGATATTTCCTCTTCTAACACCTCTCTAATAGAAGCTGAGTCGAAAAGTTTTACCAAATCATCAATATCTTTTATACGAATGTTTTCGATTTCGTCATCTTCGACTTCGTATTCACCTACCCATGTAAGATACCTAGAGCAATTCCACCTGTCGTAGTCACGGACTGTTGCTCCTGCTCTATCCCTATCAGATACCCCTACTACTGTTTTACCAAACAAAGGGAACAGAAGTTGTTTTGTTTTTGACAACTCAACGCCCATAGTTGCATAGGCTGGATACCCTAGAGAACGGAGTGATAAAGAATCAAAGATACCCTCGCACACAAAAGCTACATTGGAGTGTAGATTAGAACCAAGCTGTTCTAAGCCAAAGAATAGATGTTTACGAGAGAAATACTTACTTGGAGTTGTTATGTACTTCTTCTCATCAGGATACCAACCAATTAAAGCTAGGATATTACCTAGCATATCTTTAACTGGGAAAACAAATCGACCTTCTAGTAAGCACCTACCTGTCTTAGTTTCTAAACCTAAGTCAGAGTAACTAGCTAGCTTCTTCAAAGGCTCTAAGTCTACTGCATGAGGTAATTTTACGAACCCTACTTCTTTTAAAACTGCTACCATGCTAGGGTCTTGATAGAACCTTAAGGAACAGAGTTCTTCATAAGTAGAACCTGATTCAAGCGACTGGAAGTGCCTCCATACCCTAGCAAAGTCTTGAGAATATAACTCAAAGTCTTTTAAATTAAACATCTACTACCCTACTACGTTATCAATTATAACGTCTTTACACCTGAAACCATAACTAGAAGTATATTCTCTATACCATAAGCCATCGTAACCTAACTCATAGTTATGACCATCACTAAGAGATAGGGATGAAAGAACACCATTGTTCTTTCCTATATGTTTAATCAGCCTATTTCTAGTATATACCATCTGAGGTGAACCCTCAGTCAAAGTAATGACAGATACAGTTGAACCTACTTCAGCACTTACAGTATCTGGCTTAAATCCAACAAATAACTTATGAGGGTGAGCCATATTGTTGATGGATTTATCATGTTTTTCAATGAAAGAACCATCTTGCAATCGAAAAGTAGCCAAATCCGCTTTAATAGTTTTATTTTTACGACTTACACTAGTTACTTTTACTACATTAGATAAGACCTTAATAGACTGACCTAAAGTGTATAGCATAACTACATGACAACCTCTAGTAGTCTCAGAAATGTGATTTAAACTCTTAGCCATATTTACCCCTCTTTCAATTCCCTAAGTTTATTGATATCGAAACCTACAAAGAAGTTATCTGGTTGAGATACCCCTCGAGGTAGAATAATAGGTACGGTACGGACACCGATTTTACCAATTAGTTCTTCGTGTTTTGGATTATCTCCGTCAAACATAATTTCTTCAAAAGAGATATTACTACGTTCTAAAAACTTTTTAACTTGTTTACACGATTGACATGAACCATCTTTTGGGTTGCGTGTGATTACTACTACTGACATAATTTACCTCTCTAAACTAATTCAACTCTTGCAATGTCTTTTGAACCTACTATGTAAAGCTCATGAGTAAGCCTCTCCAGTAACACCACAGTCTGTAACTTAGGATGTTGAGATAGCTTAATTAGAGAATTTACCGTTACAACGTTATTGAGGTTATTAACTGAACCCAACAAAGTAAGGCACTCATAGAAGAAAAACCCACAACCTTGATGATTTACAGTAACATCAAGGACACTATCTGCAAAGAATTTAACAAAGTACCTATCTGATAGCTCCAACCGTTTACCATTCTTTAAAACGATAACAACTTGTTTCATTACTAACCTCACTCCAAATCCAAACGGTAGATATTACCACCACTGACACGATAATAATGCTCTACTAAAGAACCATCTGATAATTTAACTTCCACCCTAAAGGCATCAATCTCGGTTTGGTAAACACCATATTGCCAATTACCAACACCATAAATTTCATTTAGCTTTTTAGCAAGCAAATCTTGTTCTTTACGATAAGTAGTTAAGTTACTGGTAAAGTCCTCCTTAGGACTACCTAAAAGGTAAACCCCTAACAAAGTCAAAAGACTAACCAATAAAAGCGAACTGAATAAACCTAACTGACGTAAATACTTACCTCTTAAAGCAATACGCTCAGACTCACTGAGAGTCTGTAGCATATCTTCGTTATACAATTTACGGCTTAGAGTCCTTCTTTTTATTGAATTCTTTAGTTTAGATGCAAAATTTAGTTTCATTATCTTATCCTCTTTTGTAGTACAGTACTCTTTAAAGAACCATATTTTGGTACTAACCTAGAAATATAATCTTTATGACCAATAAAGGATACCCCTCTTGTTGCAGAGTCTAAGGATTGTAAAACATCTTCTCTGTAAGGAACACCAAAATCTGGCTGAGCAAGTACAAAAGCAATGTCTTTAGGGTTTCTAACAGAGATATCAGAAGTTACACACAAAGCATGAGTTAGTTTGGATGAACTAATTCTCTTAGGTTCTTCATAACCATCTCTCCAAACATACACCATCTCATCTTTTCCTGTATAAAGTACCTTAAATAGAACACCATTTTCATCATAGACTAAATCATTTTCTTCAAACTCTTTAGTATAACCAAGTAAATCTACTAACTTTTTAGATACTTTATAAGAACTGAGCTGCTTAGTTAAGTCTGATATTACATAGGTATTTTCAAAAGAAAAGTCCTTGTCGAAAGCAGTTCTTAGCATTCTTACTAAAACATCTAGTGTACTAACTTTAGAAGTTTCCTTAACTACTACTTTTTTACCACCTTGTAGGTCGACTTTATAGCCATTATTTGTAATAGCTATTGGTAAATCTAGTACTGTTTGAGCAAATGTATAAGCTCTAGGAACAGAAGAACATAAAGTTCTAAAATAATTAGTGGAAGTGTAAGGATTTCCAAAAAGATATAAAGATTTGAACTCTTGTTTCATTAGTTTGTAGTAGTCTTCCATAGACCATGTATTAGCATCATGAACGATAACCATACCATCTTTGTCTAATGATGTATTATCCAATTCTGATAATTTAACTACCTTAGTTCTATTCTCTTTCACCCATGATGGAGCCTCTGAGTCTTTTACAAGCACAGTAGTATTTCCATTTGATGAAGTCTCACTAAAGAACATCAAATGGAAAGCTTCTTCTAATGCTTCTTTATTTGATACCCCAGTTGACATTACAACCCCTATATTACTATTTAACATAAGGAAAGCAGAGCGTTGACTATTAGTAAACTTAACATTACGTTCATCTTCCATAGCCTTTATAACCGTATCCATTGAAGAATCAGAGTAATCTATACTACAATCTTGTAATTCGCTAATGCGTTGCAAGATACTTAATTCCATTTCTGCAAGTTCAGTTAAGATATAATGGTTCTTTAACTCAACAATTAAACCGAAGTTTCTTGCATCTTTTAGATAGGTGTCTGAGCCTTTGAGATTGTAGTACATAGACTTAGAATCTACATCATACTTAGGTAAAGACTTAACAAAGTAGTTAATAAAACCATACTCTTCTTTAGATAAAGGCGTACCAGTACTCTTAATATTCTCTCTTAGACTTTCTGGTACTTTACAAGTTAGATTAGACGATAGGCTATTTAATAGATAGGTAGTCCCATCTTTTCTATATTTTGATTTAGCACCTTCAACTACCAAAGAAATATTTCTGAAGAATACTGCGCTATCAGTCTTTTCAGTTAAACCGTTGATGTAGTAAACCTTTTCTGCTAATTCAAAAGATATTTCACCCTTTAGGTAAAGATAATGAGGTTTAGAATATAGTACCTGTTCTACTTGGTCGTAGTTTAAACCAGACTTAGCACCTACATCAGTTAAATTAGTTTTAAATAAAATGCTAACTAATCTTGAATAGCTGTTAACTGAAACAATAGGAAACACATCTATAAAGCGAGAAGTAGTATTTGGAATTAACCTATAAGGTAATTCTGAATCTTGAGTGTAACGCTGTAAACTTTCCATTAGGCTATGAGTGTAATCAGAAGAAAAACAGTTATCTACTCCTGTTGAAAATCCTCGCTCTTTAGCATAATTAAACTTATCCACTAATTCATCTAAGTTAGGGCTCCAAGTAGGAACGAAACTTGTTATAAACTTACTATCACTTGTTTGACCAACTTCGGGTAAGTCTTTAAAATGATAGCTAGATGCACCTGCAAACATTAGATATTTCTTTGTAGTTTCTAAGTAATTATAACCATACTCCTTGCATTGTAGCAAATAGCCTGTTACTTCTTTGTTGTCAGTTCTAGTAAACTCAAGAATCTTGTTAGGCACTACTACCCAGTTTGAGCCAGTTGACTTCCTAAACTCCAAGCAGTTAAAACCAGTAACTTTATTGTCTGTTTTTTGTTTTCTTAGTTTAGCATACCCATTGTAGCCTACTCCACCAATAGTTACCAATTTTCCTACTAAACTTCTGTCCTCTAAAGAAAAGACAACACTACCTTTAGGAGTCAGTAATGTAGTTTCAGAAGTTTCAAAATGGTTCTCTTGTTTACAAGATACTGCATATAAGTCAAGAACTGCCAATTCTCCACTAGAAAGAACTACACCTTGATATTCAGTAGGAGTATCGATTATACCCCTTACAACCCCGTGTAGAAGTAATCCTCCAATAGTTTCTTTTTGATTAACAGTTTTAACAATATCTGCTACTAACATAACTATACCTTCCGATTAATTTACTACTATTTTAGCATCTTTACTAAAAAATAGCAAGTACATGAATACTTGCTAATTACAACTATGCTAAAGAATCTAATACTTTTCTAGATTTATTATTGACACTTAATAGTTGAGTAAAATCACTTACCCAATCTGGAGACGGAACTCTTTCTTCGTGGATACTGTACCCTGGATAGGCAGATTCCCACCAACAATAAGGAATACGAACTAACTTAAAACACTCAACCACATTTGAGATTTTAATTTTATAACCCCCATTCTCGAGTAAGATGTCTTGACCATACTCTCTTGCATTAAATCCGTGCTTTATGGCAAAAGCTTTAGCCTCAGATGTAATTTTAGGAGGGGCAGAAAAATCGTTATATCTATCTTTTAAAGGGATAATGCCCTCACTCGTAGCCATTAGTTTTACCACCTTAAACCTCCTAAAGAACTACTCTAAGCGATATTTACCAAAGTCAATGCTAAGAGTACCAGTAAATGGTAGGCTCTCTTCAAGGATTTCTACCCTAGACTCAAACATATCAACCAAGTGAACTAGGTAAGATTCAGTAGTGTGACAAGGCTCTCCAAACTCACCATGGTGTTGTTGGATAATTGCTTGCAACCTATAATAGAAGTCAGTACCAAAAGGTTCGATAAATTGAATGTCATTGACAGGTTTCATTGTAACTTCAAAACCTTCAATAATGTCTTCTTTAAACTCAAATAAGATTTCTTGACCTAAGAAGTTGTGGGTTGCAAATGCAATATCAGTGCGAGTACCGTTATTGTACTCCATAATTTTACCCATATCGTGAATTGCAAGACCAATGAATACTAAATCCTTGTTCATAGTTTCATGAATGTTCGGGTATGTTTCCCAAATAAATTGCAGGATTTTCAACATTTTAAGAGTATGGGCAAGCAAACCACCACGGTAAGCATCATGAATTTTAACCGCTGCATACTCGCTACGGAACTCTTTACGAATACGATTGTAAATCTTTTTAAAGAGTTCAAAAGCATTAGGACTAAGCTCTTCTTTTAAGAGGGCATAGAACTCTTTTTCATTAGCTGAGATATCATACTTAGTAGGGTCAAGAGGTGTAATGTCTATACCCAAGTCAACCACATCAACTGCAACTACCTTTTTCAAGATAAGAGATTTAGTGTCGTTCCAAACATTGACTTCAGCTTCAACGTAAACTGGAACACCTCTGTAATCTTCGGACTCTAGTTGGTCATACAATTTACCACCCCAAACCTTAAATTCAAGGTTTCCTTGAGCCTTTAAAGTACCATTATAGTAGTTTTTACCATTTTTAGCAGTTTGAACTGAGTAAGAACTAAGAATAGAAATACCTGATACAGTTTCTTTATCGACTTGTTGTAGGATTTCTTCCTTATTTAGAAGTTTATATGTTGACATTTATTTTTCCTCTAATTTCATGTAAAAATTTAATTAATATAAGTTTAACACAATTATACTAGAAAAGCAAATAAGTATCTAAAATAACTTAGTTACTTAAAGTATAGATTAAATCACCATTAAGAACATACCCTTTTTCGTAGTAGGCAGTTATTTTCTCTCTACCAAGTAAATCGATAAATGCTTTTACTTGGATAGAGCTGATACCCCCAATAGACGATAGGCTACCATTGATAGAAACATATACTTTTATCGCATCTTCCACAGTTAGAGAAGATTCAATCATCTTACTAAGACCGTTTATGATATGTTTAGGAAATACTTCAGCACCTTCTAATACAAAACAAGGGTAAGAAAGTTCAGTTGAAGAGTACCTCTCTACAGTATTTACTACTTCTTTAGTTTCTTCCTTAACTACTTCCTCTTCAGTAGGAATAACATCTTCTTCCTCAGAAAGCTCCTCAATATCCTCTTCAAGGTCTTGGCTAGGTTCCTTTTCAGCCTCTTCGACCAAATCCTCTTCTAGTCCTATTAAATCTTCTTCATCATCTAGGAAAAAATCATCTAGTTCTAAATTAGTATCTTTCACTATGGAACCTCTCTATAACCATTTAATAAAAGTGTAGTAGGGAGATACCCTACTACACACCTAATTGACGTTTAACCTGAACAGTCATTGAACATACACGACTTGCTTGCTTAGATGGTAAATAAAGTACAGTAGGGTGAACTTTATTGTCTTCAAGCACAAATCTAACGGAAACATAATCAGAAGAACCTTCTTGATAAGATAACTTAGCAGACTTGTAATCTTCGCCATTACGTTTAGATAAACCACCATTTTGCAAGATGAAGTTAAGCATATAGCTTAATAAACCATCATTTGCACCTGAGATATAAAGGACACGCTCTTCGTAGTCACGATAATAACCAAATCCCTTAATGTACTCAGCCATTACTACTTCCTTATCCTCTTCCTCAAGGTTAGGCATATACTCTTCTTCTTGAGGTTCAGACTCAGATGCTTCAACTGCACCTGGCTCTTGTAGGTTAGCTGTCGCCACTAGATCCTCTAAACCAAAGGCTTGACCAAATGCTTCAAGAGATTTAGCAATACCACCTATCTCAACTTCGGTTGTAGCAAGACCAGTTAGGAATTCATAGTTTGCAATATCTTCAGCTACTGATAAGGCAATTTCTACAAACTTTTCAGCTTCTTCGAAAGTTATATACCTATCTAAGTAAACTAACTCACTAGACTCTTTCGCTTTGCAGTAGTCGTCCCACTTCATTTCAAAATCGTCCATAAATACTGAATGAGGTTCTAGGAACTTATCGAGATGGACACCACACTTATCTAACTGGAAGTAAGTAGGGATAATAGATTCTATGTTTTCTTCTATGTACTCTTCAGTGTTCTCAACTTTTCGGAGTTCTTCAACTACCCCTCTTAACTTGTCTAAGCTCTTGACATAAGGCATTACCTCAAACAAGAATGCAGATATAACAGGACTAATAACCTTGTCATGAGTTTCACTATCCTCTAGGTACTCACGAATACGTCTTACCTTGTAGTCATAGATTTGACGGACTTCCCACTCATAAAGTTCATGGATATTACCACCCCAGAATGGGAAACCTTTAACACCATACTTATCGATGATTTCTTGTTGAAGTTGGACTGGAACCTCAGTTTTCTTAGCATTATACCAATGACTACCAAATCCAAAACCGATATACAACGGACACCAACCCTCAAGGTCGAGCATGAGTGACTCACGAACGAGTTTCATTGCTATTGCTGGGTTGATAGAGTTGTGTGCTTCCATAACGATTTCGTCATGGACGAAACATGGGAGCAAGAATTTACCCCACCAATCACGTTCAATGATATTAGCATATAGGTTTACCATAGCTTGTTTATACAAATCGGCTGCAGTACCTTGGATTGGGTGGTTACCACCTTGTCGCTTAACCGAACCAATACGCATATTTGGTGGGAAATAACGTCGTCTACCAAAGTAGGTCTCAGCGTACCTATTCGCTACGGCTTTTTCAAGATTTTTAGCAATGAAATCTTCTGTTACGTCCATACCCTTGAAGTAAAGTTTACGCAACTTCGCACCATAATTTGTAGATTCTGCACTACGAACACCAGTGACGTTCTCACCAAGAGAGGCATCTCCCATACCATATACGATACCGAAGTTAACCCCTTTAGCTGCCCCACGTTGTGTCTTAGATACCAACTCATAAGGAATTGAAAACATCTGAGACGCTTTTAGGGTGTGGTAGTCGGAGTCTGGGTCGAAGAGGTAATCAATCATGGCTTGCTCTTGTGCCATAGACATCATGATACGAATTTCAACTGAAGAGTAATCCGAGTCCATCATGTAATACCCTTTTCGAGGTGAAATATACTTTTTGACTGTATCGTTATAGGATTGATAGTTTGGATTAGAAACTGATACACGACCTGTTTCCAAGAACTGCTTAACGCTAGAGAACATAAAACCATCTGGCGTTGAGATAGTATCGATGTTCTTAATGAAGTCTGACATCAACTTAGATGCATCACGGTACTTCAAGATATAATCTGCGATAGGATATTTAGGAGAACCATCTTCCTTAGTCATACCCTTGAACTTCTTGAGAGCATCTTTTGAAGTACTTGGCGCACCTGAGTCAGTGTACTCAACAACTGGCATACCCAAGTCTTCGAAGAGAAGTTTCTTTAATTGAGGGGCAGAACGTAAGTTAAGAGTATATCCTGCAATCTCAAAGATAAGAGATGAGTATTTCTCTACGTCTTCTTCTAATTGCCTACGAAGTTTTGCAATTTTGTGAACTGCTACGTGGTGACCGTAGAACTCTTGATATGCTACTACCCTTGAGAACTGAACCTCTAATTCATAGACACGTCGCATACCCCACCTATCCCACCAGTTTTCACGTTTAGCAAGCTCTAGTAACTCCATCATGTTATCCGTATCTGGACAAGCATAGTACATTACAGATTCATAAGGCAAATCGGCAAAGGTAACATTACCACTTCCCCATTTTCCTTCTACAAAGTCACTCAATTCGAAACTATCTCTACCCAAGAAACGTTTAGAGTTAGGCTTCAAACCGAGCCTCATGGAAGTATTTTCAGCTCCATAAGACAAACGAAGAAGAATCATGGTATCGTGCATAAGGTTCATCTTAATACCATAAATAAACATTACCTTCGAGTCGAACGAACCATTGTGGCAGACAATCATCTTCTGTTCTAGGATAGGTTTAAGATAAGTCTCCATGAAAGTCCTAACTTCACCTTCCTCAACAATGTTTTTAATATTCTTATGAGCAATAGGAATATACCAAGAGTCAGCATATAGAATATCATCTTCTAAGCCAAGATCTTTTATTTTCTTCATCTCGGCTTTAGTTGGCTTGATAGTAAAGATGAAACCTACCAACTGGTCACCCTGACCAGTAATAGATTTGAATGTAATATTAAGACCAGTGGTCTCCGTATCGAATCCGACTTCTAGAGGGTGTTTATAGATACGCTTGGCGATAGTTTTAAATACATCTAAATCATTTATGATATGGTATTTCCTATCTTTAAGCCAAACATAAGACTTATCTGGATTTCGTTCAATAATCTCAGCTAGCGAATATACATCATCAGAAGAAACATCTGAACTTTGGAGAAATTCTTCCATACCCGTTACTTGCAAGTCATCGACACGTGAGAATTCGTCTAAGACTAGTGCAAATTTTCGTTGTTTACGAGTATTCTTAGACATAGGAACTGGTTCAGAGTAAACATCTTCTAAGAAAAGAACTTCATCACCATTATGATACTCTAATCGCTCAATCTGATTTTCAATAAGGGAAATCTTTTGACCAAAGTATTCATAATTATATATACCTTTAGAACCAAACTCAGCATTAGTACTCAAATTATAGAAATCTTCTTCCCTTTGAGGAATACAAATAGACTTCATACCCCTGATGATAGAACCCATACGAGAGAAGAACTCTACATTAAAGTCTACTTGTTCGTCATCTACTGTGATATCATCTACTTTGATATCTCCTGTATTAACTTGAATGTACAAGTCTTTCCAGTTTGAGTATTTACGCCCCTCTTCAGTTTCAATACCCCTATCTACTTGGATGAAATCTTTTTCAGTAGGACAACTACCCAAGAAAGAGATATAAGAGTCAAAATCATAACCTATGAGGTTTATTTTGACACCATCTTTTGAAATATAATAGCCTTTTAACACTAGAGCTCCTTCCTACTTACAACTTCCATAGGGAAAGTGTACGTTTTAGAAAATACTGGGTAAGAAAAATCAGTATTACTTGTCAAGAAATAATAATAACCATCTTTGTCAAATACATACTCTGCTTTGTATTTTTTACAAATGAAATAAAAAAGTGCTTTCTGTATTGACTCTTTTAAATCCTTTTCAGACTGTACAAGACTATCTGAAGGTGTTTTATAGTAAGTATTACCTAAGAATGACTTTCTATAAGGTGAACCCTCACCATATAACTCTCGTACCAAAACATCTGTTATTAATTCTAGATTTGTTTTTACTAACCTTCTTGGATTTGTACCTTTTAATAGGACTACTCCATCTTGCATACTAAGAAATTTTACATCTTTAGATGCATACTCTTCTTTTAAATGATGTAAAGACTTCTCTGAAGTGTGCTTATTCCAAGTACAACTACTAGTCATGAAAGGTTCTAATTTAGGGAGATAATATTCTTGGATATACTTCAAAGCACCAACAATAGTTTGAGAAGAATAAGATGAAAGGATATCATAGTAGTTACCTTTTCTCTTTGTTGCTTTTTGAGTACTGAAGAATTCAAAATCTTCAACTAAGTAAGGTAGAAAATCTTTGACACAAGTCTCTAAGTCATCTGAATCAGCATTTATTAAGATATCTACATCAGATAACCCCTCTTCTTTTTCACTTTTAGTGTCTACATGATAGTGAAGAGTCTCATCTTCCATACTAGATTCATTTCTTAGAACATTTTTGAGTATGGATTTCATTGTAGAGATAATGTAGTGGCGTAATTCACCCTTTTCTCTAGAGTAGTGCTTGATTGCTTGGTGCAATGTAGCATCAAGTGCATCATCTTTCCTACTTCTCCAAATAACTGCAGCGTATCGTTCGTTTTCGTGGATTGTTTCATGAATTGCTGCTAAGAGGGCAGGGGACATTGTTGCATTTACGTTATCAAAATAACTAAGCTTAGACAAAAGCACCTAACCTCCTAAATTCTTCTAATCTACGCTCAATATCAGTCAACTTACCTGGTAGAAAGATAGACTCTACCCATTCTTTGAAGTGTGCATCATCTTCACAAAGAATAGTTAAGTTCTTTTTAGCTGACTCACGACCTTGAATAGTGGATAATAGTAAATGTACTAAGGAATACCCCAAAGTTTCCATTTTGCTAGACATCTCGGGGAACCTACCCCAAGCTAGAGAGTAATCAATACCCTCTTCGACTAGCTGATGTTCCTCAGGCTCTTCTACAAACCTATTTTCTGAATACTCTCCATAGCCATCTTTGACATCCTCACTACCACCTTTGTCAAGTTCATTTACTAAGTAAACTTCTTTTTCTAACTTCTTAAAATCACTTAGTTTACGGAATTGCCTGTGAGAGTAGTCGAATCCACCAATGTTAAACTCTTCTTGAGTTAGATCAATACCACCTGCTGCTGCTTTTTCAATCAGCTTATCAGTAAAATCAAACCTATCTACTGCACCCTCCCTAGATTGCTGAATAATCTCAGAGGTCTCTTGTTTTCCAAAATTAGCGAATAAGTTCCAAACTAAACCAATTCTGGAAAAGTCGGATATACCTAAATTATTGTAATAACTCAATTTTACCATTAGAATGCAACCTTTTCAGAGAAGATAGAAGAGAAAGTCTCTTTCTTTTTATTTACTTTTGGTTTAGGGGAAGTGCGTACCTTAGATACAGATTTTTCCTTTTTAGGCTTCTTAGGGCGAGCAGAAACAACCTTGTTTTTCTTGGTTGCTACCTTTTTAACCTTAACTGAACTTTCTTTAATAAGCTCTTCGCCCCAATCTTCTTCGATTGAATCAAAATCTGCTACTTGGAACATATCGTATGAACCATCTTTAAATAAGATGGTTGGTTCCTCTTTACCTAAGATACCATATTCTTTTGCCATACCCTCATCAAACATTCCAACTGGAACACCATCTACTGCAAGTAGGCATCCACCGTAAAATCGATATGTAGGATTTTTCTTAGCTTTATCATGTAACTTCCTTAGGTTTGGAGTACCCTTACATTTTACTAAGTTATAAGCTCCCTTTACAACCTGTTTACTTCCTTTTAGGAAAACTCGGTTATGCCATTGCTCTGGTATTACCAAATCTTCTGGAACTTCACCAGTAAAAGTAATAGTCTTAACTACCGACTTTACAGGGTCAATAGAAAATAGTCCTTCTGGAAGTTCTGAAGAATACACAACTACATTTAGAAAGACATACTTTTTAAGAGGTTTTCCCTCAGTCCCGTCTTTCTTTGTTACTGGCACAAGTTTAAACATTTTGCCACAAGATTTAAAGCTAACTGCTTTTTCATAAGTAGTATCTGCTAATACTGTCAAAGCTTACCCCTCCTCTATACCTAAGTTTCTGTAATAAGTGTAAATAAAACGATACATATCTAACTCTGTATTCCATGGTTGCTCATTATATAATAATAAGTATAATTCAAGAATACGGAGATAAGGTACTTCTAATATTTTAGCATAAAAAGGCTTATATTTCAATAGCCTTGAAGAATCATATCCTTCGGGAATGTTTTCAATAGATTTGTATAGAATACCATTCAAATATAAAGACTTAATGTCTAGAATATCCTTTAAAGAGTTTGTTATGATACCCTTAAGTTGTCGTACCCCATAGACTTTTGCTAGTTCAGAGATAGTTACCGTCCTATTCTTAACAATTATTCCTTGAGATTTAATACTTAAAGGCTTTTTACCTAACAACTGGAAGATAAAATGTTGAATTGAACCAGTAGAAACACCTACAAGTTCAGTAACATCTTTTCTCGTTCGGACAGTTTGCCCCATTTCTAAAAAGGATAGTAGAGTCAACATCTTTTCTACTTCACTTCGATAAGAATAGAAAATAAACTGGAACAAATCTTTATCAAATCTATACTTTTTAAACAAGAACCTTACGTCGTGGATATTCATAGTCTTTAGATACATAGAATTAACTAAAGAACCTAAATCATCATTAAACTTTTTAAAGTCTGCATACTTAGTGAAAGACACTAAATACTTAGAACTAGGGTTCTTTTGTTTAATCAACTCAATAATCTTTTTACGATGACGTTTAACCTTATCGTAATTTACAATGAAAAGCCACTGGTCTGCTTGCATAGGCATAACAAGAGCAAGGTCTGACATCTCTTCGACATCAGACTTCTTGTTTACATAAATAATGGTGTCTTTATTACCATTTGTAGTTTTCTTTAACGTGTTATAAACAAACATATCAGCTTTACCACTATCTTGCATGATAGTGTGTACGTTGATTTCTTTGTCTGTTAAAGCTTCTAACATAGATACCCCTTAACTTGTACGTTTACGAATTTAAGAGCCAATTCTAATTTTTCTTTATAGACTTTCTCAAATGAGTCATCTTTTAGTTCATTACGGATTTGGTAGAATGTAAGACCTTCCAAAGCAGAATCCTTATCTACCATAGCTTTTGAGTAGTCAGTACCTAGTGTCCAAAGAACCTTAGACTCAAATGACATGAATGAGTTATACTTCTCATACAATTTTTGAGCCAACTCACCATTAGGTAAGAAGTTACTTGGTTGACCTTCTACACTATGGAAAAGAGAGTTCCAACCAAAGAAGAAGATAGGTAAACAGTTTGCTACTAGGGATTCATACCCCTCTATTCCGTTTAATACTAAACCTAAACCTTTACCATAACCCCATGTACCCTCAGAAGCCTGAGAACAAGCATAGAAAACAATCATATCTTCCAAGTTAGAATCGTTGATTGGAAGAAATTCAGAAGAACCTGCAATAGGATAATCACAAACTCGTTGAGTACCATTAAGTGATAGGTAAGCACCCAAATCAGATTTAGGTAAATCATAAGCCTCTTCTACCTCTAAGTCAAGATTAACTACTGCAACTTGTTCATCTTCTTCAGAGTCAATCAAGTATTCTTTTAAGATATCAGACATAAGGATTTCACTGTCTGCGTAGAAATACTTGTTAGGGAAAGTATCTGGTTTAACAAGACTTCTAGCAAGAATAACGTCATTAGACTCCATAATTACTAGCTCAGACTCACTATATTTACCTTCTGTCTCATAGTAATCATACCCCTCTTCCGAGTAAGTTTTCCATACTGTAATTAAGTCTAAACCACTAGCGAAAGAACCTTGAAAGGACTCAGATTTGTTTAAGTAAACTGCATCTACTAGACTAAAGCGATTGAAGAATTCTTTAGTGATTTGAGGGTTCTCTTTGTAGAATGCTGAGTCACTGATGAACACATAAGTATTACCAGTAGGCTCTACTTGGTCGTCCATTAAAAGGAAACGAAGTAACATTGCTCCACCCTTAGAAGTGATAGGGATACCCATTGACTTCCCTGCAAGGGATAATTCATTCTTACCTGCACCAGTGCTATCTAACAAACCAACGTATGCCATATTGCTATCATTGTACTCTTCTAAAGTACCATCGACTAGGCTTAGTCCATTCAACCAATCGAATTCTTCATCATACTCAGATGTAAAATCTAAGCCTAGACCTGAGAAATCAATGATATTTGAATCATATTTGGAAACAACAGATTTAATAAAGTCATAAACTACTTGAGAAACACCCTCATCGGTATCTGAACGAAGTGAAGTAAGCAATTTTAGTTTTTTAACTAGCAATTCTGTAAAAGGCATACCTTCTGAGTCGGCTACTTCGATAATCTTATTAGCTAACCACAACTCATAGTTGTCACCAGTATATCCTTGAGCAGACTCAATAAGTTGAAATAACTTATCTGGAGTTAAATGTAACTCTTCAAGTGCATACTTAATTGCTTGTGTAGTTTTCTTCATTCTAACCCTCCAAATTGAAATTACCTGTTACGATTTGAGGACGCTCTAACACTAAGTTGTTTACCGCTGGATAGCGACTCAAAGTAAAACGATAACGGCAAATTAGTTTATCTAGTACCATGTGAGTTGCAGAATAGTCTTGAATGTAAGTTTTATTAGGTAAATCAGAACACAACCATTTGTATGTATAGGAATCACCTACCTCTACAACTAATAAGTCCTCATGCGCTACATAATTAGCACACTGCAAAACACCACGTTGCAAGTTTTTTAGGATAGCATCACGCTTATTAGAGTAAGAATACCCCCTAGATAGCAAGACAACACCATCTCTAAAGATAGCAAAACCCTTTTCAGATACAGATAATTTAATCATTTTATATTTCTCCTAACTATAAATACAATTTTAGCACAATTATATAAAAAAGTACAGTACAATTAGATGTACTAATACTCTCTTTTATAACACTATAATCTAAAATCAACAAAAAATATAAACTAACACATATAAAACGACTGATAAAGCAAACTCAGAAAGTTTTAAAACCTGATAGTAATAAATACAAATCCTATAAGAAACTCTACGATTTATTTTTATACTAAGTCAGTAAGTCTACCAACCAGTAACCATATAGAAAAACAACAAATTCTTGAAGTTATTTTATAAGGATTGCACCAAAAATTTAGCACAATCCTTATAAGACAATTTAATATAAATTTACATGCTTACAAAATAACTACAAATTTTGAACTACCTAAGATTTACTGTAATTAAATACCCCTAACTAGCTACTTCGTAAGACCAAATAGTTTATCAAAAGCTTCAATGAACTCTTCTGCAGTGTATCCTTGGATTGGGATGCCTTGAGCATGTAACTCATAGGTACGTTTAACTTTTGAGGTTTCTCTTGCTGGAGTTCCATCAAAACCTTTCCAAATTACTACGTTAGTTTTCTTTGTTACAGAAGAACCAATAGTAAATGTAGCCAAACCTGCATAACGTTGTTTGATGTAGTTGTAGAACTCACGTTTAGTTGAGAACCCATTACCAACCTCATCACTAGCTACAATAATAAATTCTCTTACATTTGACTCATCTTCTAAGTTAATGTAATTGATAGCTTCTAGTAACTCTTCTTGAGATTCTAGTAAGCTAGTAAATACCTTAGCTGCCATGGTAGAAACAATAGGATTTCCAAAGTCATCGTACTGGTCTCCAATTCCTAGACGAGTCTGGATAAAATCAACACCACCATCAGTCATGTCTCTGAAGAAATCTTCTAAACTAGAATACCCTTCTAGGAGTTTTTTAGCAGACATCTGAATGTAAGGTAATTGTGCATTAGCAACAAACTCCCATAATTTCATTGTTTTTACTGCCGAAATTTGAGGTAATAATTTATCTGCAAGGCTATCACTAATACCATTTAGTAACATCCCATCCTCAATGTTGTATAGTTGAAGAGGACTTACAATTCCATTTTCATCTACCCACTTCTCAATGGAAGATTCCCCAAAGTGTTTGATACCCAAGGCTTCGCAGAGTTTTCTAACTCGCATAACTAACTTACCAGTACACATAGGATTGATACACTTCAACTCTGTAAGAGCCATGTTCATATTTAAAGGAGATTCACATGACTCACAGAACTGAGGAACAACCTCAAAGAACCTTGGGTCTAAACTGCTACCTAGTTCACTAAACTCTAGGTCTTTTACCAAAACCATATTACACCTCTAATAATTATTTACTATAATTTTACCATAGATAAAATCTAAAAGCAACCTACCTTAAGAACCTAATGAAATAGCCTCAATATTTTCTTTTAGGTCAGTTCCTGGCATTTTAAACCTAGTTGCTTCGTAAGATGCTTGTTGAAGAGCTCGGTCAGTTGTAGATTTACCTTGACGTTTAGCTTCGTCAACAATAAGTTTACCATACTGTAGAGCACCATAAAGCTCTTTCTTCTTATCGTGTTCCATAGAACGGAACTGTTCAGGTGACATTCCAATCTTACCACCTAGACGCTCAGCAACGTGAATCCAAGTATGTAAGTCCATACGAACAGTTACAAGGTTGTCTAAAGTGTTTTTACCACCAAGATATAGAGGAATGATATGGTGAACTTGCAAGACTGATAAGGCAAGAGTCATACCCAAACCGCTATCCAAACCAGTTCCGCTGATTTGACAAGTGTAGTTATCTCTTGCTAGAGCTGCCTGTTTCAACTCACGTGGGATATCTTCACCCTTACGTCTGTCAATCTCAACACCCTCACCCTCGGCACCTGCTAGTTCAACAAACTCATCGTCTGTCATATTTTCGATATCAGACTCATCGAACTCAAGTAACTTCTTAACCTCTTCATAAGAAAGCTGACCATTTCCTGAAGTCACATCCCCAACTACCCCATCAGCACCTTCAATGTCTGAAAGTGAACGTTGGTCATCAAGTTCTAGTTGATTTTCTTCTTTACGAAGTTTTTGAAGAGCGTTATATGATTGCTGGAGTGTTTTACCTTCGTTAATTAGACCTTCGATAACCTCATCATAACCTGAAAGCATAACGTCTTTCAACTTCATAGCGTCACCTGGATCTAATTGGAGCAAGTACTCTAAGGTGGCTGGAGTCATTAGAGCAGTAGTTTCTAGAATTTGGTATAACCCCCAAACTTCTGACCAATCCCTCCGTTGAGTCTTATTTAGTAACAGACTCAAAGGAGTAAGCAACTCCATAGCTAAATCCATGTCGTTAAAGTCCCAAATAACTGCCGGAGCATACTCCATCTTATTAGTTAAACCTGCCCATACCCTACGGAAACCGTCAATGAGAATATACTTATCACCAAACTCTTCTTTAGTCCAAGGCTCAGTTTCACCTGACTCTAGGTAGGATTTATACCCCTCAGTAAGCATGACGTGGATAGGAGTTAAAATACCTAACTCTTTAACCGACTGAGTAAGACCTTTATAGGTTTGTTTACGGCTTTCTTTTAGAGGTAATGTAGGGGAAAGTTCCAATAAACTTACAGTGCTATGAGTTATTGTAAACGAATCAGACCTAAGATTAAGGACTGTAGAAATTCTTTCGTCCTCTGAGAAAGTAGATTTATATTCTCTTGCAATACTAGAGTCGCTATCTAGTGCAGATTTAATCTCTTCTCTAAGGTTAGGAGTACCTTCTTCTGAGTCATCCTCATCAAGTAAGTACTCTTCTTCTAGCAACTCTTCACCATCTTGCAAGTCTTCGTCATCATCTAAATACTCATCTTCCAAGATATCCTCGTCTTCATCGTCATCAACCCACTCATAATCTTCCAATTCGAGTTCTTCCAAGTTAGTTTCTTCTATTTCTGACATAACCTAAAACCTTTCTAAACAGAAAACAACCTAATCTAAACAGAAAAGGTTGCTAACATAATTTTAAACTATACAAATAATGCAGAAATAAATTTTATTCTTCTCTTATTTATTTAACTTCTACCCAATAATTCTTCTACAACATAATCCTCTGAAAGCAACTTACCATCTGGGAAACAAGGAACTACCCCAGCTTCACCTCCGTATTTAAAGCTTAAAGGACTACCGAGATAAGCCTTTAAGATGAGGATGTTTTTAGGGTTGTATAAAGGGATATTCTTTACTCTATTCCCTTGAACCGTAAGGACACCTTCATCAGAGTCTAAATCTTCAACTACTACTGCTACTGGATTTAATTTGAACTTGCCTCGTTTCCAAGTAACTTCCTTGATATACCCAGTGTAGATATCCTGTGACCAAGAATCTACTTTCAAGGCTAAGTTGTAATCATGGTACTTACCTTCACCCTCTAGGTAGGAGCGAACATCGCCATCTGATACCTCAAATACTACCCCATCACAGAAGTAACCAAAGTCTTCATAGTTTGATTCTAGAGCAGATACAACTTCTTTCATATTATCTAAGAGGTCATCTTTGCTAATATCCTCTAAAGAAATATATTCTGTTGTTTCAAACCCCCACTCAGAAAGTTGAGAGAATACTTCTTCCTTACTTGAGAAGTCGTAATCATCAATATATACCCCATAAGTTAGAAAGTCTAATAACTCAACCTCTTCTTTAGTGGCACTAGGCTTAATTAAAGAAGATACCGCTGAGAAAGCTGATTTAAGACCTGGAGTAAACTCTCTTGCTTTATCAAGGTTACTTAGCTTCAAGGCTAATTCACCCCGAATTTCTACCAAACCATACTCAGATAAGGCTTCATTGTAGTCACCTAGAATGACTTTAACATGCTCTGTGATATCTCTACCATTAGTTGAGCGACCACGAGTTGTTGCTTCTACTAGAACACCATCATTATAAACAACCCTAATACCATGACCGTTAATTTTGTAACTTGCTAGGTAATTAGCGTTTTCTGGCATACGTTGAATGAATTGAGGAATTGCATCATCAGACCAAGATTTAACAGTTAGAATAGAAACCATAGGATTTTCTTCCAACAACTTGTTGTATGAGCCAACTACTTCGTCATCTTCTGACCATAACTCTTGTAGTACTGGACTATCAGAACGAACTTTTGTAAGCAATTGAACTAATTTATCATAGATAGCATCTTCTACTAAAGGCTCTCCATCACCATTCATTGCTTCATTACAATCCTGAATATAACGCTCAAGAGCATCAATTTTATCTTCTTGTAAGGAAGATACCCCATATAGGTCTACTTGCGAAAGTAGATTACCAATTTCTACTACCGTGTTCACTTCTTTACCTCTTTTCAGTAATTTACAATTCTTTTTGTAATTTAATTAACTCTTCGATAACCTTTAGTGCAGAGTCTAGGTCTTTAGGATAAGCACCTCTAAAGTTATTAATACCATTTCCAGTAGCTGTATGAATATATGCTACCCCTGACGATAGGATTAGTACCTCTGAGGAATAACCATAACCAAAATCTCGGTTAATACTAAGACCGACAACTTTTTGACCTTGGAATGGGTCGTCTGGATTAAAGTTGCTAGGAACTACTTCCTGCACTCTACCTACAAGATAACCACGCAAGTAGAAGTAATTTGCTATATGGTCTAAATTTCCCGTACCAAACTTAAGTTTTGACATCATTTAGCCTCCTTAAACTCCTTTTCCAAATCTCTACCACACTTATCGCAGTAGAGGTCATCCCACTGATTAAAGTAATTAGGGAAATTACATTCTGGACAAGTAACTTTAACTTCTCTCACAACACTACCCCCTAGCTACCATGCTGTGTCTTCCTTGAGAAGTATCAGACACAATAGCTACATCTGTACCATGTAGTTCCAAAGAGAACCTATTTACTTTTACATTGTAGAAAGAGAAAGCATCGATAACAGATTGTACTTTTTCTTTAATTGCCTTGCTGCGACTAGCAGACAAAGGTTTAACCTTACAATTTTTAGCTGAACACTCAAAAGAGTCGCCAATTAGGGAAATTTTTAGGTAAGTAACTGCATCATTTCTACCTTGAACAGTTAAGATACCGTTTGCATAGTCAATGTAAAGATTATCTAATGTAATCTTATAAGGAACTACCCCTGACATACCCTTTAAAGCAAGTAGGTCGACAACTTCTTTAAGAAGTGCTTTTCCTCGAACATGAATTTCTTTTTCTAAATTGAATTCTGTAGCCATTTTAAACAACTTTCTAATTTATTTTGTCTTACATGAAGTCACTGTAAACCAATAATTTGTGGCAACGAGGACACCAAAAGTAAGGTACTATAATGTTACCATCTTCATCGTTGAAAGTCCATTGGTTTGCATTCAAGTGACAGATACCTGGATAATTTTTACAACAATGTCTAGTTGTAGGTTTTTGGTCTTCGAAGTACTGAAATTCGGATACTTGACCGTTTAAAGCCTTCTTTAGTTCCTCTACTACAAGACTTCTAGTAAGGCGAATTTTATTACCATTTGCGTCTAACATAATATCTCCTTAAAGAAAGAACCTTTCAACAGAATTCAACCCATCTGATAAGTGATAAGGATTTCCTTGAGGGTCAAAAACAACAAACATTGTCATAGTCATGTAGTTTACCCTAAACATGAAGCCCTGGCAACCATAAAGTTCTTGGTACTGAATCAACTCTTGTACTTTATTTCTGAGAATATTATACTGTTTTTCAGAAATTGGTATAGGTTGATATTGTTTTCTTCTATACTGAGAACTAAGGAACATTGCTGGTTGGTTAAAGTTAAAGTCTATATAAGAACCCTCTGGATACTTTTCTAAGTCATGACTTGTCACTCTTACCCACAGTTTATTGTCTTTAAACACAAATGTACCAAAATGATGAGTATCCCTACTATAATACTTCCTACCATTTAAACTTAACTCAGGTTTTTGAAAGAGTATGTCTGGAACATACCCCGTTATGTTTTTGTGGTTGATGTAAAAATTACGGTCACAGACCTTTCTCATGGCTTTAACCATTTCCTTTGCACAAGAACGAGATTCTTGTCTTATATGAGTAAGCATAAAGTTACCTTTTCCATACAATCAAAGTACCTATATTGCAATGTTCAATGCATAAAAGCTTGCATACTAAAGTGATAGATTTAGAGGACTTAATAGCCACTAACTTCCCTAAATTACTTGCAACTTGGTATTTAATGTAGTCTTTCTTTATTTCTTTTGTGCCTGCATCAACTACTACCAAAGGCATTTCATTATAAGGACTAGGGAACTTCTTAACATCCCCTAGACTTTCTACTACCGTGTAACCTACATCTGACCATCTTACCTTAGGTAAGAGGGATAAATCTTCTTTTCTAACTTCGCTCTTGAAGAAATACCCTATAAGCATTCCCAAGGAATCGAGCCTATCTTGGTAACCTTTACCTTCATCGGATACCCCTAGATATCGTAGGACAGCCTCAATTCGACCTTTATCATCTAATCCTTTACCAACTTGGGGTTCGATAGACCATAACCATGATTTCCATGATTTGTTATTAGCCCTTACAAAAGTATCACATCCAATATAACCGTCGTAAACTAACTCATCAATTACAGTGTTTAGAGAGTAAAGCATACGAGTTACAGTAGGGTCAACACCTGCATGTACGTCCTCTACAACAATAGTTTGGAAATGATACCCCTTATACTTTTCTTTAAGGTAATCATATAACTGTCTACGATATATGAGTTCCCTAAACTTCACATCTTTACCTAGTTCTGTAAGAGTAAAGTTATGAGATTCATATACGCCATCGTGAATTACAGTAATACCTGTCGAGTTTTTACTCAAGTCAAGACCTAGATGATAACCAGTTTTTGGTATTAGGTCGTGATAAGTAATAGACTCATAAATTCGAATACCATCATCTTCTACTGGTTTAACGTCTTTGTAAAGAGTGTCACCATTAACAACATCTGCAAATTCATCTTCTTCCACCAAACCTGATAAGAATGAATCTAAATTTAAATCAATCATACCTAACTAAAACCTTACTTAAATTTGATTTCTACATCTCGAATATAGTGTTTTGGTCCACCTGAACTGTGAGCAACAGTGTAGCTTAATTTAGACTTGCCTTTTAAGATACGTTCAATATAGTAGAAATCATCTTCACCCTCAGATATAGAATAATTGTTCCAATCTGAGAAAACCCCTTTTACTAAATCTAAGATATTACTAGTAGTTTCTTTTGAATAACTATATTCATTAGATACCCAGTACTCAAATTGTTCAAGTAATTCTACCTGACTTCCGCAGTCAATCTCTTGTTGAATATCAACAAGACTAGAGATGTTACCTTCTTCAATATCTTCCTTTAAGGACTTGTATTCGTTAGGGAAAAATCCTTTTATAAAATCTTTAAGGATTTTCTTGTGAGAAACACCATCTGAAACTACTTTACCTGTACTTAGAGAAATTTTTGCTAGTACATCGCTAAGAGGTCCATTCTGATGAACCCAAACATACCCACCTTCAAAGCGATATGAATACCCTTTACCAAGAGGGAGATTAGAGTTTTGAACATAAACCCTAAGACTAGCAATAATGTTACGAACATCATCCTCTTCTAAAGCAATTAAACCAAGAGAAGATAACCAAGTTAGCTTGCTACTAGCATAATTACCATAGAAAATAGTTACATTTGAGTCTGGCTCACAGTAATCGTAGATAATAACATCACCAGTATCTGGATTAACATAAAAGGACTCAACGTCTTTTACTTTAACACCCTTTTCTAGAATTACCTTATCTAGAACTTTTAGTAGATGACTTACGTGCCTAACAATAGCACGTGTACTACTAACATCAAGTTGGAGAGAACCGAAGAACTCTTTTATCCATTGTTCTTTTCGTTGTAATCTGTCTTGACGCTCAGATTGTTCAAACATTTCGTCTACCTTATTCCACATTATTTACACTCCTTAGATTTAGTAAATACTTGTTACAATTTCCTCAAACTTAAAGAAATCTCTTTTTCCATGAACTGTTATATAGTCTTTTTGATGGTAAATACGATAAGCAGTTGCATCATCAAAGAAACCCAATCCAACGAATGGAACACTGAAGTCTAAGGTACTAGACCAAAATCCCTTAGATAATTTTGTTGCTTCTTTTACAAGTTTAGCACTATCCAAATCAATATAACTTACTTGTCCTTCAGCAGTCATAGCTGACTTACCATTCAAATCCCTTGGTAATTCAATAGAAATTGATGGTACGTGCCTAATGCTTGTGAAACTTACATTTATTACACAATAGTTACCCCTAAAATTTAACTCATACCTAGCAGTCCTAAACAAACCTTTAGGCATGTGAGGGAAAGATGAAAGCACTGAGGTTTCAATGAGGTTTGAGATAGTTTTTAAGGACTTGCGTTGCTCTTCTGTTAATTTACTATACTTCGTAATTTCCATTATATACCCCTTACTTTTGCATGTAACGAGCTCCGTCGCTCGCTACAATTCTAAGACCACCCAATGTAGGATTGAAACCAATCTGTGCTGCATATAAACCAACACCCTTATAAGTATTTTTAGTCAACATATAGAACCTTGACATAATGTAAGACACATTATCATAATATATGTTAGGCTTATCTGCTGGATAGATAACATTGTTAATAGCATCAATACGAGGAAAGTCACCTGAAACTACCAAATCTACAACTAATTTCTCGTTGAAGTGAATTTGTAGGTTGCCTGGATGATTGTAAGTGTAGGTTGCAATCTCGTAGTCACGCTCATCTAGATGAGGAAATACATCTTTAAGCATAAGTCTGCTTTGTTTAACAATATCCTTGATAAGTTCTTTCTTATATTTAGGAAGATTAGTTACTTTAATAGGTGTTTGACTAGTCATACTACCTACCTCCTTCTGATTTTAAGATATATGTTTTACCCCTATAAGTCTTTACTTTTAGATACCCATAAGGTATAGAGAACTCGAATGTCAGAACCTTATCGTTAGATGCCTTTACAATATCATGAACTGCTGACTGTAAAAGCCTGTTTATACGTTCTGTAAGAAGTGTTGAGTTAAATCTAACTTCTCTTCCTTGCAAGATAGGTAGGTTAGTTTCCATAATACGTGCACCAGAAGTACCTACTGCCAACCTTATTAACCTGTCGTTCGATAAATAGATAGAAAGTGCACCTTGCTCTACAAAATACTGAGCATTTAGAAACTCCAATTCACTTAGAAAAGGAACCTCACTTTTTAGTAATCTGTACAAGTTAGTGCTAATTGAATTTAAATATTTAAGCCTGTATTTTGGTAAGTTTAATAAATTACCACTAGGACTAGTTGTAGTACTCATTCAGAAACCTACTTTCTTATAACTTAAAAGGCAGAATCTCTGCCTAAATAGTAAAAAACTATACAAATTAAAACTTTTTTGAATACTTTTAGCAAAGTAACTTAAAGACTTAGTTTGCGATAGGATAAATGTATTGGCTTCCATAAGAACCTAACACAGACAACTGACCTTTGTCTGCAGTATAGTGAAAACCAATCGAACGCTCAATTTCCCTACCACTAACACGATTAAAAGGAACTTTTAACAAGACATGAGATACACTAGTTGCTAATTTAGATACCTCATTATCATCAAGTATTTCTGATACTACTACCTTACGACTCCTAGGAAAAGCAAGCTGAACCCTACCCTTAACATTGTATTCCAAACCAACTTCCATTTCTGGTAAGCTAATATCGTTTGGATAAAAAGTTATACTAGCATGCTCAGAACTATATACTAACTTAGTAAACCTTCTAGGGTCATCTTCGCTGATTTCAAGTCTGTCATTTGCCCAATCTAATAAAAACTGTACGGCATCATTTTTGTATTTAGGTAGTTTCTTGCTCATAATCAATATCCTCGCTTATTAGTTTTAGTAAGTTTAGATTGTAAAAAGGTAAAGGTTTTCCTAAAAGTAACCCCTTACGCAAGTCACGTTCATAATCTGCAGTTGTGTACATATTCTTGAACTTCTCTAGTTGTTGCTCTCTAGTGAGTTCTACCTTTTCAAGATCTACCTCTAACTCATCTAAAGGTATATTGTACTTTTCTGCAATTTCTTGAATTGCTTGTTCTTCAGATAGAGTGCGCTTATGGAAAATTTTTTCTATACCCCTGTAGAAGTCTAGGAAGTTACCTACTACTCCACAACCAAAGCAGTGATATCTATCCCCCCCATCTTTACCCTTAATAACACCGAAAGATGGGTCATTATCGTCATGGAAAGGGCAAACAACCGTATTGCTACGTTCAAAGTCGTAGCGTGAGAACTTTAGTGCTTGAGGGGATACTAAATTTTTGTAGTGTGTTTGAATGGAGAGAACTTTCTCTCCTTCTCTTTTATAGTTTAAAAATCGTTTTTTGTCCAATTTTATACCTACTTAAACTTCTTTACAGTGTCAATAATTATACTGTAACGCTCACTTAACTGCGCCCATACAATATAAGGAACTAGGTCAAATGCAATGCAATCTTTAGCAGTCAACTCTGAAAGCCTACTCCATAAAAAGTCATACAAATCCTGAGAGTAAACATGAATAAAGTGCTTTTTACGGATATTAGCCTGCTTGTACTCTTCTTCCGTTTTAGCAGAGTAAATAAAGTCATTTAGTTCTTTGTAAATCGTGTTCTTAGAGTCAATAAGGGAAACTAGTTCATCATATAACATTAAAATATACCACCTAATAATCTTTTATACTATTTTACCAAAAAATCCCCTAAAAAACAAGGGGATTATATAAGTTATTGTTTAGTTGGTAAATACCAATAGGATAGGATTGTGGTACTGCTACCTTATACCTGAATACCTCTGAATCAGTTATGTGGATAACGATTTTATAACTACTAGGTACACCCTCGGTTGCAGATTTTTCAGCATCTACACAAGAATCAACTAAAGCATACCCTAAGCCTCCAAGTTCGTTAAGTCTTTCGGAATGTTGGTAGAAATCTTTTAGAGAGTTGTAACTACTAAGAAAGCTGTTCTCCCCACCAAAGATAAATTTAAGTCTACCGTTAGCGAATACATTAAGTTCAACAAACCTAAATCCTTCTGATAAAGCGTCCTCTATATGAGACTTGTGAAGTTTCTCATCTAAGTATCCTTCTAGGAATACTTCAAATTGTCTATATTTACTCATTTACTAACCCCTTATCTAACAAAAACTACCCCAGCGAGGAGGTAGTTTAATAAATTAACGGACTTTTTGAATGTCAATCATAAGACCATTTCCACTAGGAGCAAGTTCAAAACATTTATGAGCTGCTGCAAAGCGCTCTTTTACGAGAACATTCTCTGCTGGAAGTATCTTACCATCAATTACGAAAGCGTAACCTGCATCTCGCAAGAACATAGCTGCCGTAGCAAGGTCTACGTTAAATGCTTTGTAAACTTTACCATTGATAGTAATGTTAGGGCTGTCATTTAAGTTGTAGATTGCAATTCGTGCTTCTTTAACACCTGAGCGTAGGAAGTTAACGAAACCTTCTTGAGATTTTTTACGGAACTCAAGTGCTGCTTGTTTTGCCTTAGCATCGTACAATTCTGGACTTACACGAGTCAAGATAGTAAGAATAGTTTCCATAGGAGTTGTAATCAATACACCATTCTTAACTTCGTACACGCTAACAAGTTTTGAGTTCTTGAATGACTCAGTTTCTTTTGCAAAAGATGGATTTTTAGCTGAGATAAATGCCCAGTTACATCCATTCATTAAGTTTTCTGCATAGTGTACAACTGAGTGTTGTACGTCCAAAGGTTCCTTCTCCATACGAGCCAAGAAACGCTCCAATAAAATTTGTTGTTTTTGTTCTTCAGTCATTGCTGTCATATTCAGTTTCCTCTCAAATATAAAATAAATAACACTAATAAAAACACGTCTGGATAAATCCAATTAAATTTTATTTATCCAACCCTGTATAATTTGGAATAGCCAATCTAAACCTGAATACATAACTCCTGCCACCAAGACATACCCTATAACTAGGGCGAGTATAACTCTCCTTGCAATAATTGATGCACTTACTTTTCTAGACTCAGTTTCGTCTAATGCTAATACTGTAATACTTCCGAAAGTTAAGATAGATACTAAGCTAACCTCGAAGAAAATATTACTTCTATCAAATAGGTAAGCTACCATTAAGAATATCGCCCATACAAAGAATAGGATACCTACAAAGGCTACTAAAGTCCTAAGGAAAGTAATTAGATTAAACCCATCTACTGCTGTAACATCTTCTTTAATTGATGCTAAGTGTTGACGTTGTTTAACTGTCAAACCTGAGTCACTTGATGGTAAATCTAACTTATTCTGACTTTCATATAAGTATTTGCGTTTAGACATACCTACAAGTTCCCACTCCTTAGGCAATTTGTCACTACCTAAGTCAGCGTCTACCTTATCTCCTGAGCTGGATGAGCCATCAACTGACAATCCCCCAAACTCACTTAAAATAGGGTCAATCATAGCGAAGTCATTTTTGTAACTATTTGCATATGCCCAACCTGCTGGTCTTACCGCTGACATAGTCCATACTAAAGTGGCTAACTTTGCATCTTTTAAAGATTTAAACTTCTCAAAAGAGTCAATAGGCTCAGTGTAACCATAATCTTTAAGATTAATAGGATAACTAACTCCCGTTGTGGTAACTACTGCAGTACCACCTTCATCTTTTACTGGGTATGATGCAAAAATATCGTGGCTCTTAAACTCTTCTAAAGCTGCCTTAGCTTGAGCTTTTGCAGAAACCTTAGGGTCAGAAGTACCTTTACCCCCTTCAAACTGCTCTACAAAGGCTAACATCTTACCTAGACGACCACCTGAACTACGGTCTTGCATTTGTAGAAAACCATATGCTGGGGGACTATCATACTCTGGTGCCTTTAGTCTAGCTTCCCAACCAGACTCCCCACCTTCAAGCATAAATGGGTCAAAACCTGACTCGGAATTAGCTCGGGCAGTCATTGCTGCTGCAACTTCTTTTGATACCCCCTCTTCTCTGAGAGATAGGAAGAAAGCTTTAGCATTTTCCTTTTTGTCTGCTGGTACTTGGTCCCATGAACTATATCCTGCATGAGCAGTAATACTAGGTACAAATACTGCAAGTACCATTAGAAAGGAAATTATGTATTTCTTATAATTTTTTAGTAAACCCATAAGTTAACACCCCTAATCTCGACCAAAGTACCAGTACCTGCCCTACGAAAAACTTCATCCTTCCAAGAGTCAGTAGGCAACGCACCTACTATCATACCATCTTTATTTACCAATAACAAGTCAGAGTCACTAGCTTTATAGAGCCTGTATTGGTTAATGTAACGAGAATCTTCTAACTCAAAAGTAACATCTTCTACAGGCTTATAGGCAGATAAATCACTAACAAACTGCTTGTTAATAGGGAATTCCTCTAACTTATAGGACTTAGTTTTATCTTCTTTAGGTAATTCTTTGTACGCTATATTTTGAGCAAAGTTATCTGAGAATACCCCCACTAGTTCGGTTGAGCCATCTTTTACTAGCTTAAACCCCTTATATGTGTCAGCTGAGCTATCTACAAAATCTTTACTGAAGTATCCTACAATACTACCATTAGGATTCATTAAGTACCTTACATCCCCATTATTTACAGAAACTACTACAAAACGAGAGGTAGCACTATAAACACTCAAGCCATCTAAACTAGGTTCAGATAAACTGTAGAATCTATGAAAAGCCTTTATAGATTTTTTATAATCATCTGCTCTAGCCTCATAAGACTTTAGTGTATCACTTTTTGCTAACAAGTCTAAAGTTTCATAGCTTTTACTTTTAGTTTCTTTAACTACCTGTTCTGTTTTTGGAGTTTTATTGTTTGTATTGAACTTACTATTTACTAAATTAGAAGATAAAAGCCAAGCTCCAATACCCACTACTACCACAACTCCACCTACTACACTATATAATACTTTTCTACCTTCCATAATTACAACACTCCTAATTTAACCAATGCTATATAGGATATACCTAGACTAACTATCAATACGATAACTGACAAAATAATTGTTATACAACCACTAAGTAATTTTCCCATTCTGGTCAGAATCCTTCCTATCTAATAATAAAATCTACAAGAAATTAAAAAAAGGTAATAGGGGTTTTAACCTATTACCGTTTAGTATTATATTTTGCTAGTTTAGTGATATGAATTGACAGTATCCCAAATCCACATAGATGTCGAACTCAGGTATAGCATCGTAGAAACGTGTTGGCATAGGCATAATAGTCATTTTGTTGTTTTGCAAGTCTTCTGTACTTGCCCATAATGCAAAGATGACGTCGGATGATTTGATAATCTCATACGAACCACCACCCGCTGTACGCATATCCCTAGACTCACCTTCTTTTTTACGTTGCAACTCGTCTACCACGTCTTGCTTATATTGAGCTGGGGAAACAACTGCGATGTTGTTTTTCTTACAGTAATCAAGCAAACGAGGGTAAGCTGCTGCAATACGTTCACGTTCACTCATAGACTTCTCAGAGTCAATCAACTGCAAGTAGTCAATAATTAACATTTTAGAGTTATTTTCCTTAATTGATGCGTCTATCTCATCTAGAAAAGTTTCTACCTTAAATGGACGGTCAATAAAGTGAGTGCTTCCATAAGAAGTGTTAGTTGCAAGGTCTAATTTAGACGTTGCTTCCAACTTTTTGTAAGGACTTCCTTCTGGGAAACGGTCATGTAGGATAGCACCTTGTGTTACACCTACTTTTACTTCTGTGGCTGATACCCCAGTGTTGTAGGTATGGTCAAAATGGATAGCACGCATCTGTGCAGTCCATGCCTCATAACCACCCTCAAATGCCCAAACTGAGACGTTAATACCATAGTTAACCATAGCTGTATGAGCCAATCTTGCACAAAACTTAGATTTACCTGACTTAGATGGAGCCATTACAGTATAAAGGTTACCAGTGTAGATACCCCCATAGTGTTTGTTTAGCTCCTCTAATCCACCAAAGTCCGAGATTTTAATAGATTGAGCCTCTTGTTTAGGGTTCAAGATAACTTCTGTCATGTTAATGAACCCAACACCGTTATTCCGGTCTACAACACCTTCGATACGTGCAAGACCATTTTTTACATAATCACGGCTTGCTTCAAAACCTTGTAGGAACTTCCTACCAATCTTCAAACCGTCTCCAAGGATTTGCAAACTATTTGAGTAAATCTTTTTAGTTTCAATAGCCTTATATTCGATTAAATACTTCTCAAATATAAGTTGAAACTCATCTGGGGATACTTTTTCTTCTTTTGATAGTACAGAATAGTACTTCATTACCCCACCTATGTACCCCAAGATAGGCGAGTCGTCGACTTCTCCATAAGCGTTAATATCAATCTTTTTTAAGTTTGATGCTTCTTCAATAATAGATTGATGACGCATTAAGGACAATTTTACGAATTCTTCGTCAATGGTGATATTTCTATCCTTAAACTTGTATAGTAGGGAGTAGATAATGTAGTTCTCGTCCCTAAACAAGTCTATTCGAGCATGACCGAACAAAAACTGACGGTTCTTAATAGCTGTTTCACTACTACCTAAGGCTCCTGCCAAAAGAATATCACCGAAACCCTTAAGACGTTGTTCTGGGGTTAAAACTTCTTCTGACAAACAATACCTCCTAAACTAAAGCATAAATACTATGCTCTTCCAAAAAACCCTCTAACTGCGATTCAAGTTCACTACCTTTTGGAGCGAAGTTACGATACCCCTCTACCAATAAGACTCTCCTTAAATCGCTATTTTCACTATTCCTTACAGGAATTGAGAAGTACAACTTAACTAAATCTAGTAAGTTTTCTGCACCCTTTCCTTCCAAGTAATGAGTATCTAAGCTACCCTTACCTAGATAGTAGGTAAACAAGTTACCATCTTTGTCAATATGTAATGTCAAGAACGAAGTTCCATGCTCTACTAAAGTAGAACCACTACGCTCTAGTACAGACTCTTCATCTTCTCCTTGAGTGATGATAAAGTTCTCTTCCAACCTAAAGCAATCAGCAATACGATTTGCAAGAGATGGAGTTCCAGTGAAAGTAATAACCCCTTGTCTCAGGAAAGGTGCATGTACGGTATTATCAACACCACCATCTTGGTTTAGCAGTTGAATAATCATATCGTCTTTAAAAATCTCTGCCATGTAATTTCCTCCAAATAACTAGGTAGGCTAAAACTAAAGAATCAGCCTACCAACTATAAATAGTTTAGCATAAATGCTTCGAATTTAATAGACTACTTAGAATAGAATCTACCGACAGTGAACTCACTTCCATCAAATCCAGTTTCAGATAACTTAACTTTCTTAAGTTTACCGAGGTAAGACTCAAGGTCTGGGAAGTAATCATGAGCTTTTTCAAGGTTGCAAGTACCCCATTGCGAGATATCCATATTCTTTGGTCCTACGAAAGCACGAGTGCGACCTAGACGAGATTTAACAGTTAACTCTTTCCAATCCACAATACCAATAGCTAGTTTGCCATTCTCGTCGGCAACATACAAGTACTGGTCAAGGTCTTCTTCGTTAAAGACTTCCAAAAGAGTCTCATTTACATCTTCTGGGACACCATTCTGAATTAAACGTTTACGGTTCTTTTTACCAATAAACTCAGAAGTGTCCAATACAGACATACGTCCATCACGGTAAAGCAAACGTTTACGGCTACCATCTAGCAATGTAAAGTACATAATGCGATAGTTATCTACTAATCCATGTACGTTGAAGTAAGACAACAAGTCAGTTTCACCATAAGGCAAGTCATTTCCATAAACACGGAGCAAGTTACCAACATAATCAAAACCAATCAAAGTTGAGTTAGCTTGCGCTTTAATGATTGTTATAATCTCTGGCGAGTTAGGGTCATACCCCTCTACAGTACGAGATTTCACAATTCGACCATTTTTGTAAACGATGAAACCTGCAAAGCCAGTATCTTCTTCTACTACTTCTTCACGTTTAGTAAAGACATAGTCTTTGAATGTGATTTCTGTTAGACGTGGGTAGTCTTTACCATAAGTATTAGCAATACGAGTAAGCTCATTGTAGATATAAGTATCCAAATCATTAAGATTGTTTTGGTACTCTTCTACAGTTGCTACCAAGTTGTCATACCTACGAGCCTCTTTACCACCGTCCCTGAACGAGATAGCACGTCGGTTAGAAATCCAAGATATAGTATCACTAGGAATATCTGGGAACAACTCTACCAAAAACTCAGCTGCTGAACCTGCTTCACCTTTTGTAAGCAATTCAAGGTATTTATCACGGTTAGGAGCATCATTAACAAGTTTCAAGAAGTATTCTAACGTTGTCATTTCGTTCTTGAACGAGTCAATCAAAGTAGTAAACTTCTTAGTTAGTACACGTCTACGGAAACGGTGCCACTCTTCGATTACACCATATACCCCTTTAATCATGATACCCTTACCATCGGTAAATACAAGACTAGACATGAACTTGTTTTGAAGAATACCTTTACGGAATAGCGTACTTAGGACATCTGAAACGTCTGCCGCTTTACGGCAACGGATACGGATACCAAAAGTATCGTGACCTGTTTCCAAGATTACATGGTCTTCTGAAGTTACCCACGGGAATTTACCATAATTAGGATTAGGTTTTCCTGATTTTGTTTGCTTTTCTTTGTTAGAGCGAACTAACTCCTTAATACGAGTTACAATACCAATATCAGTTTTGTCGTAAGGCAACTCTTTAACCACGATATCTCGTTTTTCAATTACGATTTTAGCACGTGATTTGATACTTGCACGTCCAGTTGCCATAAGTTTAGCCATTTCAACGTTGTTAGCTACTACAACACCACCATTTGGGAAGTCTGGGTAGATAATTTGGTTGTTGAACTTAAGACCATCTTTGATATATTCACGTGTTAGGTTAACAACATCAAGGAAGTTAAATGATGGAACACGGTTTGCGATACCAACACCCATACCCTGAACATTGGCTGTAAGTGCCATAGGGAACTTAGCTGGAAGTGCAACTGGTTCTTGACCTTCATCAGTTTCGGTATCTTTCCACTCAATACCTTCCATATCGTCCAAGAATAAGTCCAATGCAAGTTTAGACAACCACATAGACGTGTAACGCATGGCTGCATGACCATTATTTTTAGTAGAATCACCAGTGTTACCATCAGCGTCATAGATATGAGGTTTAACTGAACCATTAGATGCTGTCATACGAACCAAAGCATCGTAGATTGAACCATCACCGTGAGGGTGGATAGCCATAACATAACCGACACCTTTTGTTGATTTTGTAGGTTTAGTAACTTTATTGTCGTAGAAAGCGAAGATACCCCTACGTTGAACGGGTTTTAAACCATCGTGAATACTTGAGAACGAACGATTAACTGCCAACTCTTCTGCATATTCTTTGAACCCTTCGGCACAAAGACGAATCGCCTCGGAATCTCCGTTATAAATTAAGTCTGACATATTTCCTCCAAATAATAATTCTAATACTATTTTACCACTAGACCAACTAATAAGCAAACTATTTTAATAGAAATTATACAGGGTTTCTAAGCAAAATTTAGCTAAATGTAAGCCTAAAATTTTGCTAAGTGTTTTACCATAAATTCAGTAATTAAGTTTTAACCTAATTTTCTGAACTAACCCCCAATTTTGCCTTATTAGAGCCTTGGAAAAGCTACCCCTATAAAAGAGGGAACAGTAGTTGAAATGTAAGAAACAAGAATAATACAAAACTTACTAACTTAAAGTACCCTAACCGAGTAGGACGATTTAAAGTTAGCTTTTTGAAACCTACTAAGCGAACTTCTCTAGTGAACTCTACTAAAAAGTAAACTAAAGATACTGCCCATGAAAATAGAACGTTACCATACATACCCAAATTGTAGCCATGTGTAAGGATACCATTTACAGTATCAAAGTGGGTTCCAGTACTTCTGAAAACGACCACAACATCTTTTATTGTATAGTATGTGCTTTCTTGTAAGACTTTCATGTCTTTTAAGGAGTAGATTTCAGGTACTATATAGTTAGAAGAAAGACCCTCAAATAATTTTGTATTGTTGTATAAAGCATGATTGCCCACTCCTACTACAATAAGTGACAGAGTGAGCATCAAAAATACAAGAATAGCTAGAATTAAAGGAGCCTTAGAAATAAACTTAGTAGTAAATCTCTTCATAGTCTACCTCTTCTTCCTGGTTTTCATCCATAACTGAGTATAGTTCAGATAGAACTTCCATAGCTTCATCATGGTCATCATAATCAACCAAAAGCTCTTCAAGAATCATTTGTTTACGAATTGAAGAGTCTGAACCTGACATTACACGAATAGCATTACGAAATTCTGTGTCTGAAGTATCTACCTTAACTTGCAACAGACGTCGAGTTGCTGGGTTTAGAGAAGTCTCCCATAGGTCTTTAGCATCAACTTCACCAAGACCTTTGTATCGTTTAAAGGCTCCGACCACTTCACCATTGGCTTTAGCTTGTTGGAACTCTTCTTCGCTATAATAATACTTACCTGTAGCCTCTACCTTATATTTAGGAGGTATAGAAATGTAAATGATACCTGCTTCAAGCAATGGAGCAGTAAATCTATTCAACAATGAGATTAACAAAGTACGAATATGTGCACCGTCCACGTCAGCATCGGTCATAATGATAATCTTACCTACCCTAGATTTATCAATATCGAAGATAGAGAAACCTTCTGCTTCTACTGTAAGACCTGCACCGATAACGTTAAGGATAGCTGTAACTTCTTTATTGTTTAGTGCCTTCTCTAAAGTACTCTTCTCAGTATTCAAAGACTTACCTTTAAGTGGAAGTACTGCTTGAGTACGTCCGTCACGAGCGCTGATTACGTTCTGTCCTGCAGAGTCACCCTCTACTAAAATAAGCTCTACTTCATTATACTTCTTATCTAGTAATGCACTACAAGAAGTTAGTTTAGCTGGCATTACAGGTTTATTGATTGCTTTACTGATTTCCCTAATTTTAGATTCAGCCATCTTAGATGCTTCACGGAGTTGAGCAGACACAATAGCTTCTTCAAGAATACGTTTTACCCAAGATTCAGAACGTCCCCAAGCACCTTTTAAGATGTTTAAGCAAGCATACCCAATGGCTGTTCCAATGTACTCGTTGTCGATTGAGTCTTTAGTTTGACCACGATAAGACTTCTCATTTGCTAGAGTAGTAATGATAATAGAATATTTACCATCTACATCACTAGGAACAATCTTTACACCTTGTTCTTTTGCTCTTTCAATGAAGAACTTAGAGATAGTACCATAAGAGAAATCTTCATGAACACCACCACGAACGGCAACTTGGTTGTTATAGAAACGCTCTCCTGCACCTTTTCCACCCATTGCTACATGTGCTTCACAGACAAGTACCCCTGTTACGTTGCCATCGTTGTCTTTTTCTTCTTCATGATGTAAGAAAGTACCTTCTGCAACAAAAGAACCTAGCTTTTGCTCAAGGTGAGATTTAATATCTGACGCTTTATAGACAATTTCTTTGTCTCCGTCAAACAAATGAACATCCACACCTGATACGTATGAGATACCTTCACAGTTTTGTTTAATCCATGCAAACGTAATGTTTGTATCTGAAAAGACTTTTGAGTCTGGTTTCCAGTGAATGTAAGTACCGTTAGGTTCTGACTGCTCACGAACTTTCATTTCGTCCCAAGCTGGATATCCACCTTCGAAGTACATTTCATACTCTTTACCGTCACGATAAGAGATTACACGGAAGAATTCAGAAGTGAACTGCGAACAAGCTGCTCCTACCCCATTCAGACCAACAGATGCTAGGTAAGAATAGTTCTTGAATGAGAAGTTTTCCCAGTCAGTAAACCCAATAAGGCGAGTTTTAGGATTTTCGAGCTTACCACCTGAATATAGACGGTTATAAACCAAGTCCCAACCATAAGTCTGTTTCTTCTCAGACCAAGTCATTGGAACTCCACGTCCGTAGTCACGAACAACAATAGAGCCGTCTTTACGGTCGAACTTAACAACAATTTTGTTACAGTAGCCTGATGATACTTCATCTAGTGCGTTACCAATAATTTCAATAAAGGTATGTTTTGCACCATCAAGACCACCACTACCTAACATAGACGCTGGACGTTTACGAATGGCTTCAGCACCCTCCAAACCGTCCAATGAATTAATATCATAGTTCTCTACATTTTTGTTTACCATAAAAATTACCTTTCATAAATAAAATATATAAATAACTACCCTAAGTATATAAAAAATCAAACAGTAAAGCAAGTAAATGCTAAAAAGAAAAACACCATTTAGGTGTTTTTGCTAAGTTTATTTAGATATCTTTCAAATCAGCCATAGAAATACCTAAATCTTTTGTCTGAGAAGAACCTCTCAAACTGTCTGATGCGTAAGAGTGACTATCTACTGTTGACCTACGTTCCATGAAGTAAGGACTTGCTAAGTATAAGCTAGGCTCATCAACACTACCCAATAACAGTAAGACCTCGTCAATATCATTATTAGTTACAAATATAGTTGACTTACCTGCAACTGCACGTGACTCCATAAGACCACGAATACACATCAACTCTTTATAAGAACTACCTGAATTTACCAAGACAACAAGTAAGTCTAAATCATAGTACTCTTGCAAATCTTTATCTTGCATATACATAGAATAATAAACCCTACTTGCTAGGAATTTTCCAACATGACTACCTTTTTCATAGGCACTAGCTAATAAAGGGAAAGCCAATCGGTCTACAGAACCCTTTCGACCAAGACCGAAACAGTAAGACTTTTCTGGTAAGTCCCCTCTTAATAGGATACCCCTAAGAGCATCGATTTCTAGACGGACAATCTCTAGAGAAGTTTCCACCAATAGAGGACGCTCAAAGCCACTTACTAAGTTATCAAAATCATAATAGGAAGATAAATACTCGTCTGAGAACCCTAAGTCCTTGTGTAAAGAGTTGGTTTTACCATCTTCTGTGACTACTTCATTACCATTTGCAAGTTCTTTACGTTTTTGCTCACAGTAAGGGCAGTTTACCATACGTCGCAAACCTCTGTCAAAAAGTTTGCCTTCTGCGTTACAGTTATGAGGACAATCTTGAAAATGTAATTGCATTAACTCTTCCTTTCTTTCATACTTTTAGCGTTCACTTCTACAACCTTAGTAGCATACAAGTAACCATCTCTAGCTAAGAAATTAACTCCTTTTCGTTGTTTTAAGTAAGCTAAAGAACTCATCTCAAGGTAGTATTTAGGACTGTACTCATCTACCTCAATAGTCCTAAAGTAGGTAGTACCACTGACTGAAATATATACAAAAGTAATATCAGACTTTCTTACAAGTACATGAATATAACCACCCACAACCTGATATAAGAAGTCATACCCTAGTTGTTCAGAGTATCCTACAGTTAGTAGTTTTTTGGCTGATAATAACTCAAGTTTTTCGAACTTTCGTAAATATATTTTGCTCTGTATCATCTCAATTACTAGGTTATGAGCAACAAATAAGTCATAGTTACCTTTCTCAGTAAACTCCGATATAGAGTTATCCATTTTAACTAATTTTATCTTCATTGATAATACCTCTAATTTGATATAATCCTATTTTAGCATAAATGAAAGAAAAAAGAAAATACCTTATAGTATTTTCTATAGTAAATTACTTAATAAGTAAAATAAATATACAGGATAAAAAGTAACTGGTAAAATTTTTATTGCCTAATCTTTTAATAGTTGATGCTCAGCAAGTAAATCCAATACCATTGAGAAATCACTTCCTGCAAACTCACTACTTGCTTTTGCACGTTCTGCAATAGCTGTAATAAGTTTTTGCTTTTCAGTACCCTTAGTTACAATCATGTAAACGTGCTTGTTTACAATGTCGAAGTCACGAGTGATACGTCCTTCGAACTGAATCATGTTGTTAGGGTTGCCATCATAGTTGTAGAACACACAGTGATTACATTTACCGAAGTTAAGACCACGTTGAACGTTTGTTATTAGTACCCTGATGTCACCACGTTTAAAAGCGTCGATAATCTCGTTCCGAACATTCAAAGGTGTTGAACCATTCATAATCTCTGCATGAATACCATTGTCAGTTAGTAACTTTTTCAAATGCCTATGAGGTTCTTTTAACGTAGTATAAACCAATACTTGACCTACGTTTGCTAACTTACCTTTAAGTAAATCTAACAATGCACCTGCTTTTGGTACATTATCAACATTGAATTCTACTTTTGAGAAAGGCAAACTAGACGGACAATCCAAGACCATTTGTGGTAGAGCAGACTTTTTAAGTAACTCTTTTTGGACTTTAGATGCCTGTACTTCGATAAGCTCGGCAGTACAGTCTATCATATTAGCACCCTGACCTTTACGAGTACGTTTTAGATACCTGAGAGCAATCTTGTCTCGGAAATCTTCTGCGTTTTTATACTTACCACTAAAGGTAGGTCTACCACCGTACCAGTCCATGATTTGATAGCGATTTTTGAACTCTGTTTTGTTAAACAACAATGTAGAGTCGATAAACTCTATTTGCGCCCTAAACTTATCTAAGTGGTTTTCAAATACCCCACCATTCATACAGATAGCATATTGAACCCTATCTACTAGAAGTTTACCACTCTCGAAGTAACCATTCTTCTCACTTTTAAGGATAGCTCCTGACTCGTCAATAACAATCATATCGAAAGGAAATTCACCCTCACCAAAGAAGTTCTCAAAACTATCGCACCATTTATGGAAGTCTGGGTGTTTTAGTAAAGAGTGACTACCACAAACATTTACTTTAGTTAGCTCGAACTCCTCAGAGAACTTAGCAATTTTAGGCTTCTCACCTTGTAATGTGTGGAAGTATTCACCACTAAACCTAATTAACTCTTCGGAAGATTGCTTAATTAGGTTTTTCTCGGTAAGATATAGAACATTAAAGGAATATCCTTGCTTAGCATACTCTTGTGTAAGGTAATTTATTAAGGCTGCTACCTGAACTGTTTTACCCATACCCACAGAGTCACCTAAGATAAGACGCTTAGACACATACATAAAGGATACACCAACTGTTTGTAAGTCAGATAACTCACCTAAAGCTCTATCTTCTTCTGGGATAATGTCACCTGTTCTATGAGAGATAACCTCTTGAATTTGTTCTGGTGTCAAATCATAAATCATATTTTTCAGTTCAGAAATACCACCCTGACCTTCTGACACCTTTTGTAGCTTCAACAATACCTTAGCTTGGTCTTCTGTTAAATAATCACCTAATAGATGATTACCAAAATACCTTGCTTCTCTTCTTCTACCCACTTATTCGTCTCCTTGAACCAATTTACGGAATAAAACAACACTCACCAGTCTTCTCATATAAGGCAAAACCAGTAAGGATTACCGATTTCAACTCTTCGAAGAATTGTTTATCTACTGGGTGACACAAGTCATTTGACTTATGGTTGTTTGTGCTAGTGTAATGTTTACTTTTATGCGACCTTTGAGGCATTACAACGATACCCCCTGCATAAACTTTAACATCATGAATCATAAATACCCCATCTAATACCACAGAACACGCTACCAACGGATGATTTTCAGATGTTCGCTCGACTGGGAAATATTTTACTTTCGTAATTTCCATTATACCATACCTTAAAAATTAAATAAAGAGTTTCTTACCTCTTTTTATTACCCTTCCTAATTGGACTTCTTTCATAATCTCTTTTCTACTGAAGTACTTCTCAGTTAACTCGATACTAGAACGAGGATTTTCCCTAAGAAACTGCCTAAGTGACATACCGTTGTAGTAAGTTACTTCTTTGGTTGGACTTTCTTTAGGTTCACTAGAAACTACTTTAGGTTTTGGAGTCTTCCTCTTAACAACCTGAGTAGGAATACCCTCGTCGTGACCAAGCAATTCGTCAATAGAAGTAAACTCGGAGTCAACGTGAGATACAGTTTTGTTTGTTTGTAGAGAATTTTCTCCTACTTCTTTTGAAATTTTACGAATTTGAGGACTATATTTTTGCGAAGGTTCTACCCTAGTAGGACTAGACTCAGATTTAGGGGGAATAGTTGGTTGAGGGATTTCTTCTATTTCCTCTTCCTCAAATATATCTTCTCCTAAGTCCAAATCTTCGTGAGAAATAGAGTCATAATGTTCTAGTACATTTTCTGGTACTTGAGAAACCTCTTCCAAAGAATCTTCTTGTTGTTCCTCTTCTTGGTCGAATAATATAAAGGAATCTAAATTGAACTCCTCTTCTTCTCCAACAAACTGAACTTGCTTAGTGTACTCCATTTCGATTTGCTCGTTAGCAAAAGGAGTTACTTTAGGGTATTTAGTATAAAACTCTAGTTCTTTTTTCTCAAACTCTTCGAAAACTCTCTTCTTGTACTGCTTGAAATTAACAAGTCCAACCTTTGACCAAATAACTGAAGAGTAAAGGTCAGATGTTAACTGACCTAACTCCACAGGGACTATAACTTCTTCTACCATATTATACCCCTACCATAATTCGATTGAAGCATTTAAGATGTCGTCCATCTCAGTGCTACTAGCATTACCCAACTCCTCTTCTACAAGTTGTTGAGGTGTTTTCTCTTCTTTTCTAGGCTCTAACTTGTCCCATAGTGCCTTAACAAACCTATAAGTCTGTGCATTATCTGGGTTTGAAGTACCCATAACCGCTCCTACCATAAATGAAGCATTACCACCACGATATTCGGGAGTCATTATAGCATACTTACCAACTTTACCCGAGATATTGTATTGGAAATCTTTAGGTTTAACTTCCATTACTTGCTCGATTTCAGATGCATCAGCACCTGCTGTCATCTTCAAGTCGATACCTACTTTAATATCTTTAGGGATTGCATTATCAGTCATACGCTGACTAAGACCAAATAGACGGATACCCAAGTAACGACACTTGTTTACGATGTCAGAAAGAATAGCTCTGTACTCTTTGTATGCGTCTTTGTCCAACTGTTTGAGGTGGTCTCCTAAGGACATCATTTCCTCTACAAGAATGTAAAGGTAAGGCATTGTAACATCTGGATACATTCTATGCAAGTCCTTAATATCAGTTAAACCGTATTGACCTAGCAAAGCTTCACGTCTAGGAACTTCTTCCCTAACGATACGTCTAAGGACTTCCATAGTTTCTTCTTCAGTTTTAACTTTCTCTACTACGTGAGGGAAGTTAATATTAGCGAAGTCACCTTGCTGACCTTTAGGGTCGGCAATGATAAATTGAACTTCGTTAGGACTAGAGAAAAAAGCAAGCTGTGCAATAATAGATTGAGCTAACCAAGTTTTACCTTTACCTGGCTTACCACTCAAAGCGATTGAGTTAATTTTAGCGAAGTCAAGTACAATGGATTGACCTAACTCATCAGAACCAAGTACAACTGGCATTACATTATCTGGGTCAAGAATAAAGTCTTTATTCTCAGACCACATATCTTTAACAGTCAACATAGGGGAAGAATCTTTGATAATATCTATATGAACGTTATTACCAATAACTTTACTTGTTACAAACAAGTTTGGTTTAACTTCCATACCCATATCGTTGTACTTTTCTTGGTTTTCAATAGACTGAGCAACCTTATCAGCTTTAAATTTAGGCGATGCACTAATTACCAACTTATACATGAAACTATTTTCATAGATATGTTCAATTTGGAAATCTTCTTCTGTAAAACCTTCCCTACTAGCTGAATTCATAAGTAACACTAGATAGTGTTGGAAATTCTCGTTATACTCATCTAATTCAGTTAGTTTAGAATAGTTAGGAGTTACTGAACGTAAAACCTTATGGAACTGCTCAAACAAGTAAGCTCTACTTTGAGCATGTACCCCTGCTTCGGATAGACTAGCAATAGCGTCGTCTACGTTTATAGGTTCATCATCTACTAATAAGAAGTCATCTTCATCGAACTGAGAAGATAAATCAACTAAGTCATCATCGTCATCGTCTATAAATTCATAATCATCATCACCATCATCTTCGACAAAATCATAATCATCTGAGCTGTCGAAGTCATTAGTAAAATTTTCTTCAGGTTCCTCAGTAGTACCACTATAATTAGAAGACGTTTCAGCTTCGTCTATTGGACGTAAGTCAGACTTTGTAGTTCCGACCATGCCTTCTTCTTGTATCCAAGCATCGCACTTATCACGATAAATAGCCATACCTGAAAGACCAATACCACCTGAAATGATACCCAATACCAATACAAATACAGAGTTAGCGATGGTTGGCATAAATAAACCAAAGAGGATAGTTATGATACCAACTCCTGATAAGATTTCACCAAATAGAACCATTTTTAAGTAAGTTCTTAACCAACCTTGAGGTGTTGTTTCCTTGATAGTACCCATTAAGTCACTAGCAAAGAAGAATAAGGATTTAATACCTTTCCAAAATCCTGATAAAATGTCCATGACAATTTCATCATCACTCTTCTTATTAGGTTGACCACCGTTACCAGTACCAAAATCTCCTGGTCCACCTCCGAAACCTCCTCCAAAACCTCCACCTGAAGTAGGATTCATAAAGTCATTGAAACCACTATCTACAAAATCAGAGCCTTTTGGTACAGGTGCGAATAAATCGTCATCTTGACCTGCGCCAAATTCTGGGGGGTTCTTACTAGTTCTATAAGACTCTAATGAGGATTCTTTATCATACTCGTCATCAAAATAACCCATAGTTACATACCCCCTAAATAGACTTTAAACAGTAATGTGACTATAATAATTAGCCAAACTACTGCATTAACTGTATTTTCTACTTTTCCATTATACTTATCTATGGAAGTTACATAAGCACTAAGGAAAATCATAGGTATAAATATAAATAATAACCCTATCATTTCTTTCTCTCCTAAACTAATTAGTAGATTTACTACGATTTTCAATAGACCATTGACGGAACTGTTCTGTGATATAATTTGTTACTAAAGTACCGTTATTATATCTGGCTGCGTCATCAATGTCTTTATCAATACTTACTAACCAACCTGAATCAATATCTGGATACCTCTCTAAAGTAATATCCATAGATACAGTACGTTTAACTGCTGTTGGAGTTTTATAATAGTTAAGTATATAATCGTAGATGAAAATCTCTAATTTTGTAGAGTCATTTTCTTTTGATTCATACCCCGATAGCTTTTTGAAAAGGTTCTCTCTATCACTTTCCCAAAAATCTTTTGCCGTTAAATCCAACATGGAAATTGTTACAGTATATACTGACTTGTTGCTTGCAAATTTTGAACTAGACTCAACACCAGTGATCTCCATAGAGGTAAGAGCAAGTTTATACATATTACGCATGAACTGTTCTTGATAATCCGCTTGGTTTGCATTAGCCTTAGAGAAGTAATCGTTATATGTTTCTACAACTTTTGCATCCCTAGAGTATTTCTGAGCAGTTGCTAAATCTAATGTAGATAAAGCACGAATATAGGAGTATAAAACGTCCTCACTAGACTTAGACTTGTCTCCTAGAGAAATACCTTTACCATTTAAGTCCCAAATAAACCCTTTAGGTGGAGTACCAAAAGACTTCCTTAATTCTGGTTGCATAGACATAAGATAAGCATCAGTACCTTCTACATACGACCTATCTTTATCTTGTACTTCATTGTCTTTTGCAATTTTTGCAGTTTCTGCTTTTTGTTGTTCTAACTGTTTTTGCTTAGCATGGTTATTAGCTGCCACCATCAATACGATGAGTAATAATACCCCTACTATTGCACCAGTTGACTTCTTGTGGGATGTAACCCAATCCCAAATATTTGATAATATATCCATAAGATTATTACTCCTCTTCTACCAAAGATACACCAGTCCTAAACAAGTCTGAACCTGCTAATTCGTCTGGTAATGATACTTTAACTAATGATACTACTGATTTATCTAGTTTAATAAGGAAACCTTTGTCGTAAATAGAACTAAAAGTGTTAACTCCACTCTTACCACGCTTATGTTTAATGACTAATTTATCTAACTCAAAGGAAATATCTTCAATAGATAAAGCCTCACATAAACCTTTACGAACATTTGCATCTCCAATTGCACCGATTGCAAAGGATGTAGTATTTTCAAAAATACCAAATTTATCGTTAGAACCCAACATCTCAGAAACTTTGTTGGTTACAACAATATTTACGTCACCATTCTTACGTCCACCAGTAAGTGCTGAGTTAAGAACTGCTTCAGAACCTTCCATCCTACCCCAACGTTGGAACTCTTCCCAAACCTTGTAGTTAAACTTACCTTTAGACTTGGCGAATAGAGAACGTACTTGAGAAATAATGGCTGCATAACACTGAGTTAAGGCTAACTGTGTATGGTCGATATTAGCTTCAGATTTACCTGCTAAACCAAAAGAACATACTACTAGTTTAGCGTCAATTACACTCTTCAGAGAAATCCTTTGCTTGAATACTTTAGAGTTTACACCACCATTTTCGAACTTCTCAAAGTAAGTTCTTAGAGATGCTGCTGCTGAGTCAAGAGCGCTGATATACTCTGAATTTAACCTGTAGTTATCCCTTGCTGTAGGTTTAACTTTACCTTCTTCAACCTCGTATTTATATTGAATGGCTTGTTCATATAATTCTACGAAATTCTTATATACATCATGCAAGGTTAAATCTTTTGAGTTAACCCAAGTTTCCATATCCTCAGTAACTCCTGCCTTAGTATAGGTAACTGATACAGACTCATCAATAATAGAAGAAATCCATTTAGATTTTTCTTCGTCTTGCTTATAGTCCCCAACCAATACCTTTAATAAAGACCTAGTAAAACTTGAAGATAATGATAACATATCTTTATCCAAATCTTTATTTCCTGTTAAAGCAATTGCGACTGGGTCGTAGTAATTACCTTGACCCTCAGCCATGTTTAGGATAACTACATCACTATGACGTCCTAGGAAATTAGCATATGGAATATACTCAAAACCTTCAATATCCATGATAGTACCAGTGAACCTAGGATCCGCATCTAACTGGATAATAATATTTTTAACAAAATAAGATTTACCACCACCTGTTTCAGCAGTGAATAAGAAGTTCTCAGCTGTTTCAGTAGTTCGTTTTACTTCTTTTAGTACTGGGAATCCTGAATAAATGTCAGTACCCCAATAAATTCCTTTTTCACCAATTCGTCCTTGGTCATAAGTGTTAAACCTAGCGATAATCTCGTCAGGTAAAACAGTATTACCAATTTGTTTAGTTACTTTACCTGCCATCTCTGCGGACATAGGACTAAATGCCCGTAAGTACATAGGTAAATGTTCAGTTACCCTATTAGCAACAATACCAAGATTTTTTGCAACTTCTTCACAGTTAAGAACTGTATCATCAAAATCGCTACCCCTCAGACCTGCGATAACCATCATAGTTCTGAAACGAAAGATTTTTCTACGTCTACGGATTTCAGCAGAAGAGAGATACACTAGGGAGTGTCTTCTACGAACATTGCTATCCAAGAAACGCAAATTCTCACGGAAATTATACTCATCGACATCATCTAAATCTGCAGAATTACGCTTCCATACCTTCAATTTTTGTTGTATAGCTGGACTATCCCACTCTATACGAGTAGGGTCTAAGAACGAAATAAAGTTAATCTTAATTCCTGGTTTAGCTACTGCCCTAAACTCATCGACATAAGCTACTGGCAACTCTTCTGGTAAACCATCGAATGTGTAGTAGTAACTAACCTTATCTTTTCCTGAATAACTAGCCATTCCATTACTGTAGAAGTTGTGGTCTCTAAATACCCCTTGTTGAGAGTTATTACGATAGGCTTTATCTAGGAACCGTCTAGTCCATACTTGATGGAATTTCAACCTCGAATCCTTTTTTCTTATTTTTGGTAGTGTTAAGATACCCATACTAACCCTTCCTTACTAATATTTTATACATTTCACCACAAGCACTAAGATAAAGATTTTCCCTTTCAAAAGTAGGTTTGGGATAATCTAAGACAGGTATAGTGAACTCTGAACCCTCTATTTCACGTATTGAAGAAAAGAACTTCAACCTAGGATTTTTATTTTTTAACTTTAGGGATTCAATAACAGACTCCCCAGTTACTGCAAAGTGAACACTTCTAGTTTTTCTAGAGTTTAATATGTGATTTGAATAAGTTGTTGTCCTATCTAACACAATAAACATATCTTTTGCAGAATCATTTAAGAAATTAGTAAGTACTGCAGTTGTAGGATAGTTAGTGAAAGATACTGGACTAACATACTTAGATAAATCTCCGTGATTTGAAGAGGTTACCCAGTTAAAATTCTTATATTGTTCTTCAAAATTAGAACCTACTGGCTCAATTACAATTAGTTTAGGTCTCTTATTAAGTACCTTCTCACAGTAATTATAGAATCCATAAACAAAGGAGAAAAGATATGGGGTTCTTCCAATATCTTTTATTCTTATAATATCACGCTCTTTTAAGTAAGAAACAGTAGGGAAGAAAGACACACTAGACGACCTTGTAGGAACTGTTACTTGACTTAAACCCTCTTCAAGGTTTTTTATAATTTCAGCAAGGTGTTTACGTTCTTTTTCCTGCTCTTGCAGTCCTAAAGAACTATCTTCAATTACATTTGTTGCTTTTTCTGAAACAATAAGTAATTGTTCTGACTTTTTCTTGTACTCTTCAGATATTTGATTAACTGCAGAGGTTAATACTTGTAAATACCCTTTAGGTATCTGGGTTTTTCCGTCTTGCAAATATCTAGTTGCAAAATCTTTTAGTACCCCTACTCCACCTATTTCCATGATTTCGTTGGTTCCGCTACCTGTAACCAAAGACTCAAGTAGTTCTCCACTTTCCAAGAAGAACTCATCCCCTATGTAGTAACCACCACTACCGATTACTGCCATTTCAATTAAAGGGTCTTTGTTTTCTGTAGTAGAAATATACCAAATAGAACCTACATTTTTCTCTTTTAGAGCTGCTAGGCTTGCTGCAAACTCATTTGTAGATTCTTTACTAGAGTAATAAACTAAGGCTGTAATGTTTCCTTTGACTTTAGAAGCATCTAACAAAGACTCTACCACTAAAATATTACTATTACTACCTAAATTTAATTCTTTATTAGAAACAACTATAATCATTTAAACAACCCTTTCCAGTTTATTCTAGAGAATACACCTAAATCCAAGACCTCTTGTTTTCGTTCAGATAGATTTCCTAAAGCAAATGCTATTCCTTTTTGAACTTCTCTTGCTGTCTTAGGTTCAATATCTTCAAATTCAAGCAATTGATTTTCAAAAGATGATAAATCTTCATCAAATACTGCAAGTATAGAGAAATCTGATTTAATTGACTCTACAAGAACATCTAAATCAGAAACAGACACATTTACAAGAACCTTCTCACCATTATGCCTAGAAATAAGACTGTTTATACTTTCTGGAGATACCCCTAAGAAGTAGGTATTGCCACCCTCAATATACTCATCTTCGGTATTCTCTAGGTAAGAACGCTCATCTATATAAGTTGCCATACCAACAGACGATTTAGTATCTATTACCGTATAGCCACTAATTTTACTTAGATAATCAGCTAAGAATTTTGAGGAACTAGAACCTACAACCAATGTAACCCCTAAGCTTATAAAATTATCTAAAATTTCGTTGCTACTTCCACTAGAAATTTTGCTAAATGTATGCCTAGATTTTGCATCTTCAAAATCACTATTTTTAGATAATGGTGAAATTGGAGTAAAATCTGAAGCACCCGTATTTTCAGGTACTGGACTAAAGTCATTTACTGGAGTTACTTTACTAGATTCCCATTCTGAAGAGTTATTGGTACTTACAGGTAGGTTAATATCTTCTTCTAGGTCATCATCTTCGGCTATGAAACCAGTCTGTAAATGCATTTCACCATAATTTCCGAAGTTTAAACTAGAATCTTCTTCTTCCTCTCCTACATTTCCAATAGTAGCACCACCAAATAGGGCATTGATATTATTTTCTAATTCTTTCTTTGCCTCAGATACGGCAGGTGCTACAACAACCTCAGGTTCTGCAATAGGAGTTACAGGTACACTAACCTCAACTTGAGGGGTTTGAGGTACTGTTGGAGTTACCTCTTCTTTTTGAGGTTCTGGTTCTACAGAGTTTGGTTCTTCCTTACTACCCTTATTAAATAACTTGCTAAAGAAACCACCCTTCTTAGTAGGTTCTTGTTTTGGTTTCTTTTCGTTAGCCTTAATACTCTCTGCATCTAGAGAGTAATATTTTGCCTTCAACTCTAATACTGGACTAGTTACCAAGTCTTTGAGAATTTGAATACTTGTTTGCTTAGGTAAATAAGCCACAGTGTACATAGGAGCAGAAAACTCACCTAAGAAAAGGTCAGCCAACTGAGAACCCCTATCTCTAGGGATACCCAAAACAATTTCCATGCTAGGAGAATAAGACTCCACATATTCTTTTAAGAAAAGGAAATCATTTAATTCTTGCCCTTTAGTTACTGCTGTATCTATAATTAAAATTCTTTCAAAGAATTCGTTTCTTTCTCTTGTTTCCGTTAGAAACTCTACTAAGTTAGCTCCACCTACCAAGTCTAAGCTATCTTTACTTTTCTTAATAGCTTGGATAATTGGTGTTGCCTTATCAGATAAAACCGCAATAGTCATTCTTACTTCCTCCTACAACTCGATGACTTGTTCGTCATCCTCTACTACCTTTTTGCCTTTATTTTTCTTAGCTTTACGTCTAGCATCACGTTCTTCTTGTTTACGTTTACGTGCTTCACGTTCAACTAAATCTTTAAGTTTACGTTGTTGAATTTCTTCTTCATGTTTTTCTTTTATTGTTTTATTAAGTTTAGTAACCTTGCCGTCATGTTCAACAGTAATAGGTACTGCAACCCTATATGTTGAAGATACTAATGCACTTCGTTCAGCATCTACAACTGAGAAACTATGTAAGTTAAAGATTTCAACCGTTAAATCACGAAGTTGAGTATCATCTAAAATAGAATACCCTAGATAGTTACCGCCCATGAACTTTTCAATTACTTTTCTAGCGATTTGATTGTATTGAATTTCTGTTGATGGAATTAAAAGAACATAAGCATCGTAAGTTGAAATTTCATCTTTCATGTATTCATCTAAGTGAGAGAATACCCCATTTAGTACTGCACGCATATCTGGGTTAGGGCTTTTTGATGCTTGGGCATATAAGATTGCCATACGTGGGTCTCTACCAATATGTGACATATAGTCAATGTGTATAATCTGAGCTTTTCTTTTAGCTACTTCATTGTAAGCGTTGGAGATTGCTTCATAATGTTTATACTCAGATTCTAAATCTAAACCTACAATTACATCTTTCTCTAGAGAGAAGAAGATACCTAATTTACCATTTCTATAATGTGCTACACGTATCTCATCCCCATCTATCTCATAAATACCCCAAATGTCTTCGGTTGATATTTTGTAGTCATTATCTAGTTGTTCGTAGTACTGAGCTCTTAACTTACCCTCTTGTAGGAGTAAAAACCTAATAATGTAAGCTACTATAGTGTACATAGAACCGACAATTAAGATTTTAACAAAAAAGTTCTGCGAACCCTTAAATAGGATTAGCAGACCTAAGATAAAGAAGATTATACCCCCTATCCATGAGATGACTCTTCTAGTTCTACTGGATTCAGACCTACCAACCGTATAGTCAAACGTGATTGGTAGGGCAACAGTATCACTATCGGGTCTTGGTTGCATTACATCTTCAAACTGTTGTTCTTCATTCATAACTTACTCCTAATTTAAACCTTGTTGTTTTGGCATTTTTTGAGGTACGTTTTTATTTAAAAAGTCTTGACCATAACCCAAAGGGAAAGCTGAAGTTACTTCAAATCGTTTTGTATAGTCACCGAAGTAACCTGTTACATAAGCAAGTTGGTTATCTGAAGTATCTTCTATAACAAACTCGAATGCAATCTTACCTTCCGTAGTAGTTTTTGATAGGTTTACTGTTGTAACTTTTGATTTGACATGTGTTAGTAGAGTACTTAAGTTTGATAAAGGATTATTATTTCCACCACCAAAGTAATTATATACTACTTCAGAGAACTTAGATAAAGCTGGACTAGCACTTCCATAACTATTTTTAGTATTCTCGTCTACTTCTAGTTGAGAGAAAGCTTCAGTTACTAACTCAAATACTGCGTCTTTATCTACTTGTTCTACTTCCTTAAAACCATTTGCTACAACAGTGGAAGTTTGTTGTACCTTATTTTTATACTCTTCATCAGTAAGAGTATTAGCAACACCTAGATGACTATAACTAGTATCTGGTTTTTGAGTATCTTCTGTAGTGTATGGAGAAACTAAATCTTCGTTTTTCTTAGATTTGTAAGTAACTTTAGGTTCCTCTTCTACTACCTGAGGGGTAGGCTTCTTAAAGAAGAATACCCCAACTATAATAGCTAGAACCAAAGCTACTAAAATTAAACTGCCACCAACTAACATAAATTTACCACCTTGTTTATTTTTCATACTATTTACCTAAAGTTTTAACACCTTTTACCATTGTATAACCTGCATCAGATAAGCAAGAAAATCCACTATCAAACTCCCTAGCATAAGAGTCTTTAGAAACTAACCTGTAGTCCCAAGTATTAGGTTGACCATTTGAAGCTCCTGAATAATTAGGAATGTTTTGTTCTATAAGTAAAACATCACCATTTTCAAACACATGGGAGATAATACCTACGTGACCATACTCATTCGAGTAAGTTGTACTAAAGACAGCTCCAGTTCTAGGGGTATTTGTTACATTAATACCCAATTGAGACGCAATATTACCTGCAACTTGCTTACCATTACCTTGAACGTTTACGAAATGACTTCCATCTTTTTCCCATAAAGCATAGTTTAGACTGGCTACTAACTCAGTACACTGCCCTGGTTCCTCAGGTACAAAGTCAATCCAACCTCCACTATTCGGTCCCGATAAACTAGTAGAGAATGGAGCTCCATATTGGATACCCAATGAAGTAGGGTCGATAGCATACTTTCTAAGTTCTTCTGGTAAATCATCTGGTTTAAATGCTAAACCAAATCCTGCTGGGATATTTTGAGTGTGACTACCAGTACCATCTGCTTCTAAAGAACCACCAGTTGATGATTTCTTACCTGAACCATCAGATACTTTTGTAGTCTTGTAGTGACAACCTTTCTTAGATTCTTCACTACCCTCTTTGTCCTTGACACCATCTTTTGAGGAATCTTTTTCCTTTTCTTTAGCCTGTACGTGTAAGTTAACTGCAGTTGAAACTTGATTACTAGCTAACTGATATAGAGAAGATAAGTAAGATTTATCTGCAGACGCTGACTGAGAACTACCCTTACCGTATAAGTCATATAAACCTTGAATTTGGAAGTCAACATATTTAGAATACCCTTCCGAAGACATGTGGATATTATCTCCACCTTGGTAACTAGACCAACCACCGTTATTATCTACGAAAGTTTTCCAATCTAAGTAACGCATATTGTCATGGGAATTAACAAAGTTCTTGATGGTTGAGTTGATACTAGAGTTATCAACACCACCCTCAGAGGCTGTAAGTACCCATGTGATAGTTTTAACGTTACTAGGAATCTTATCATAAAACTTTTGTAGGGCATCTGTTGACATATCATTGTTAGTTCCAATAGCAACTACCAAATTCTCTTTTACTTTATTTTCTGAGACAAGACGCTCTAAAGTAGAAATAGCAGTTTCACCAGTAGATTGACCTTTTATAGAGATAAGACCTCTAGATGGGTCAGAATCATATACTGCATTAGGAAATGCAGAAGTGAAATTGGACTCAGAACCTTTACCAAGTGAGTCCCCAATATAAGTAACTGACCAAGACTTTGCCCAAGCTTTTGCTTCTTCTGTTAGTTTTCCTTGGCCTGCTGTTTCACTAGAACCTATTGAACTAGTGTCTTTAGCTGGAGAGTTATGAGTTGCAGGCACTGAACTAGAACTTACTGTACAATCATTTAATATGATTATATATGCACCTGCTACAATAACTACAATTATAAGCAAAGTAACAACTAAGCCAACTACTGAACCTAAGAATGTAAGGATAAACAACAAGATATCCGTAATAATAATAAGAAGATTTAATAGAGCAATAAGCGACTTTAAAGAAATGTAGGCAGATAAGGTTGCTAATTTCATACCACCACTGGACTTCTTACTGCGCATTGTTTTAAAAGCCTGTACAGTTGTAAAGCCTAGAGGAACTTTCATTAAAGATAAAGTTAGCTTTGCACTATACAATGCCAACCTTAAAACCATATTTAGAATGAATATTACTGCATTCCAAATAAATATTAGAAATATTTCCATTTAATTATACCCTTCCACCATAATTTATAAAGGGCAGAGGGGAATCGAACCCCACAGAAACCATTGCCCTCAGTAAGTAATCACCTACTTACTTTAATTTTTGTCATTTTTCTTTTCTTGACGATACTCACGTCTAGCTTCTTTGTCTACATCCATATTATGCTTGATATTACGTTTACGTCGTTCATCATGCATTGTTTGAGAAACAGACTGGTGACGATTTAACCAACTATCAAATCCTCCACCCTTAAACATCTCTTTACGACTTTGACGTTTAGCTTCACGGAAGTCTTGTCTATCTTGACGAAGTCTAGCTTTTTCTTCTGCACGTCTTTGAGCACGTTGACTACCTTTGTTAGTAATACCTAACCTACCATCAACTGCCTTGGCTGCTTTAGCTGTTCCAGATACTGCTGATTTAGTTCCAGACACAACAGCGTTTGTAGCACTTTTAGCTGCTTTTGCACCTAAACCAAGCATAGCTGCTCCAGTAAGAGCTGCCCCTGCAAGTACTCCACCAATGTGAGAGAAGATTGTTCCACCATACTTCTTAAGAACGCCCCATACAGAACGTAGAACCTTCCAATAGAGAATGAATACCACAATATTGATACCCATCATTGCTAGAATAGTCATTGTAGGGTCACCAAGTACAACTGTAGAGTTAGTTATACCAGTTACGGCTTTACTTCCTCCACCCATAAACTTGGAAACTATCCATGACATTCCAACCGATACCCCAAAGAAGCCTAGAGCTGGAATTGCTACTGCTTTTGCAACCTTCTTCAAGGTAGATTTACCAATACTATCGTCAATAGATAAGGCTGCTATAATAACCACTAATATTGAACTTACAAACAAAGCAATTATAGTGACAATCTTAATCAATGGGATAGCATAAATTGCTAGGACGTCTAATACAAGTAACGAAAGTCCAGTAGTTAGAGAACTATTCTTCATTACTCGTTCGTAAACACTACCGTGTTCACCTTCATCTGCTATCAAACTTTCACCAGTAGAGTTAGCGACAATCATTCTTAAGAATGCATCATAAGTGAAGTTCTTTAATTCAAATGATTGAGGGTAAAGATTTACGCTCTTACCAACAAGTTTAGTGTCAGAGAACTCTTGGTTAAAGATGAATGTTGCTTCCATTGCTGCTGAAGTGTTAAGAGCAACATCAGTGAAAGTATAATAGTTAAGCAAGTCAAACCAACGAGCCATAGTCTTTTCAGACACTCTCATAATCTTACGTTCAACTGTTGTAAGTTGGTCTTCAGATAGTCCATAATCATACATCTCAGCTTTAGAGAATACCATAGGACGTTCTTTTGGATAACTTGCTGGATTGATTGGGTCTTCGACAGTATATGTTTGACCTTGGAATGAAATTCTTTCAGGCTTAGCATAAGATGAATCATACATCAAGTCTACCCATGGAGTGTAAATATTGTATAACCTAGCTACGTTTACGTTATGCCAATATTTTTGAGCAATCTCTGGGTTGTTGGCTATTTCTGGGTCTTTTTCGTGACCTTCCTCATAGGTTACACCGTCGTAGAAGAATACCCCGTGAGTTTTATCCCATTCACGAACTAAGTCATTACCTTGTTTTAGATAAGGAATTAGATAAGTAAACATAGTACGGAAATCCATGTAGTCACGCATTTCGTTATTATGTTCAGCGTTATAAAAGTAACCTGAATCAGCCTTACTTAGAAGTAAGTCCCTAAATCCTTCCTTCTTGTTAGGGTTTGATGCAAGACCTTGGTCATACAAGTCCCATGAGAAGTAATAGAAAGGATTTTCTGACATAACACCATAGGCTGCCAGTGATTTAACATCAGCATTAGTATATTTACCACCAACCGATGCATCGAAACCATCACGACTTAACTCAGAGATTAACTCAGAGTTAGTATTTAATTGAGCAATTGAGAATTTAAAGAATCTTTGGTCTAAACCGACGTACTGACCAAGTTTCAAGTCCTTGATAGTACCTTGTTTAGCAACGTCTGCTGCATCAGAGTATATCTTACCTGAAAGTGGTAACTTGATACGATAAGCTTGAGTACCATCGTTTGAACCACCACCGTCATTTACTGAATAACCGCTCGTTCTGTCAGACAAGTAAGTCTTTCCGAAGTTAGCCCAGTTATTTTTTAGACTTTCAGACCAAGCAGATGTATTACTTGATGTAACTGATGTAGATACCCCTTCTCTGGTTTTACCATTTGAGACAAAGTCACCATACATAAACATTGAGACATTAGCTAAGTCTGTATAAGACCTGTACATATAAGTTGCGGAAGTGTTGTCTGAGAACGACTCTCCTGAACTCTTACCATTAGTAATTACTTTAATTACGTTAAGGAAACTATCAGAGTATTGCTTCTCTTCGTCTTTTGATAATACTAGGTTAGCCATCTTCTTAGGCGCTTGCCAACGAAGAACCATATTATCTCCACCCTGATTACGAGATTCTTTAGCGTTCTCACGGTATAGGTTTAATAAGTAGTTTTGGTAAGAAGAATTGCTTGAGTCTATTGAATCAGCCAAATCTGCAAAATATGCTTGTTGCTGAACAATACCCCAATAAGCAAATTTATCTCCAAATACCCAGTTAGCAAACCTATTAGACAGGTTTACAGATGCTGTTGTAGCAACAACTGGAACATAAGATAACAATGAAAATAAGAGTAAACCTAGAATGGCTTTTTGAATTGTTAGGACTCCTAACAAAGTGTAAGCCATCATAATTACAAAGAAACCAATGATTAGATAAATAATAATAGATTGATACCATTTAAGCATTGCATCAGTCCATTGCATATCTGTAAGCTCGGGTGTTGTAACGTAACCACTAAATCCGATATAACGAGAAGTACCTGGCAATACACCTACGCCAGTTGTACCTGCCATATCATTGTGCCAACTAAGGACAAAAGCATTTATTTTATTGGTAATCCACGTTACAAAGTAAAGGAAACCGTCAGTTGGGTGTAATAAGTAGTACAACCAGTCACGGATAGATTTTGTAATACTATCATCAGCGTCTTGGTCCGAAACTTTAATAGACTCACCAGTAATTTTAGGGAGGTTCTCAGCTCCTGGTTTAGAGTTTATACGATAACCTAGATTATCTCCAGTTGCTAATTTACCATCCTCAATACCTGCTACTGCATAGGTTGTATATAGGTATTTCCAAACTGCCTTAGCAGTTCCTGAAGAATCTAATTTTGCATAACCCTGCTTTTCTGTCTTTTTGTAAGAATTACCCCATTGAGCATCGGATATCTTTGCTTTACCAAAGTCAGATACGAAAGAGTTTCCATTAATTAGGCTTCCTTTTTGAATAGCCTTATAGCTACCACTAGGAGTTGAACCGAAAGAATCCTTAGATGAGTCCCCACTATCTGAGTTTGAACCATAAGAACCTTGGTCATCAAGAAGAGCAAGACCACCCATTACTGGTACAGTATTGTCTTTGTAAGTAGGGTAAGGAGAAGTTAAAGCAACAGTAGATTTGTCCTTAAGACCTCTCTGCTCTAGGTAACTACCTAAGATAGCTTTTGTAAGAGAGTCTTGAGGGTTTGTCCAATTACCAAAGAAGTTGGCTGCATTATCCCAAAAAGATTTAGTAGAAGTTTGAGAACTACCTACTACAAGTCTAAGGTCATTACTTCCTGCACTTCCTGCTGGGAATACAGGGTTTTTAGAAACACTTAAATCATAAGTACCCTTTGATGAACCCTCAGTTACACTTCCTAAAGAATTATTATTTATATGCGCAATAGACTGAGCATTTGCTACATTATAAACAGTACCTGCCTGACCATAATCAGCACCGTTACCATCAATCTGTTGCCAAGTATAAGGGTTCATAGCACCTGGTAAAATAACATATTGGTGATTGGCACCAATCCAAAGAATATTACCGAAAGCATCTACTCCCAGCTTAGCACCATAAATTGAAGAATCTATTAACTTATTTTCACCGATGGACTCTAATAGTTCTTTAAGACCACTTTGAGTTACATCTATTTCACCCTTCTTAAAGTCTAAAGCTGCAAAACCATACCCCTTTTCAGTGTCTACCATTTCCATAGCTTTCATGAAAGCTACAAAAGAGGCAGTTTGCTCTTTACCTTGAGCATCAAAACTCATTATAGGGTGAAACTTATCTTCAGAGAAACCTAGATATACATATCTGTACTGACCTTCACCGTAACCATCACCAAGTAACGCTGTCTGTGTTCCTCTATCAACATTATAGGCATACCCACTCATTAGGTAGAGTAAGTCAGCATAGGTAACAGATAAGTCTTTGTACTTACCTGCTGGGTCAACCAACTCATCTGGTTTAGACGTTGCTGAACTACCAAACTTTATTTTTAACTCTTTTGCAGACGCTCTAGAAATACCCTGTAGGTAAGATGCAAAAGTTTTTGCAGTTCCTTCATCGAATGAAACATACTCTGATAAGGCTTTAACCATATTATCTTGAGCAGTTTTAGAAGTCTCATCACTTGAGTTACCTAAGTCTGTCATCCATGGTGTATAGAAGTTACTTAGGAATACCCCCATGAAACGAAGTTGAGTTGTATTTAAGTTCTTTAAGATGGAAGAGTCTAACTTCTTACCTGCTGCAAAGTTAATGTAAGTAGATACCCTATCGTTAGCAGTACCACTCGACTTTGTTGTTCGGTCAGAAGAAACCTTATTCCCTTCATTTGCGTAAACTACACTACTACCACTAGATAGCAAAGAGGTGCTAAGTAACATTAACACCATCCCAGTCGTAGCTAACTTTTTAAATATACTTTTAATCATCGATTAAACCTCACTGCTACTAATTTCTAAAAGCATCAGAAAATACTTGAACAACATTACCTACTACTTCAAAGATAAGACCACTACTCAAGTAACCTAATGCTATCATGACTAAACCAACTGCAACAGAACGCTTAGCTAGGTAAGATAACATATAGTTATTTATAGCACCCTCTTCACGCTGTCTAGCTACAAAGTATGCTTGCTGAGAAACAAGTTTTGGTATCCTACCTTCAGGGTTATTGTTTATTGAACTATAAACCATAGGTAATGTAAGATAAGCTATATCTAGGACTATTGTTGCACCTACCCCAATGAATACTGCTAGAGAGATAAGACCAAGCGTAGTTGTTACTGGTCCATTAAAAGGTAAATAGACCTCTCTACCACTTGCAATGTCTGCTGTCAAGTCTTTTTCCAAACTCCTTAAGATTTTAGATGCATCACCATCCTGTAAACTTAGGAAGTTATATAACTTGTTTTTACTTTTAGGATTTAAGTTTGAATTCTTGATAGACTTAAGAGCATACTTAAGAAAGTCTTTTCTCTGGTTTATGTATAATCCTTGATAAACATTATTATCAAAATAGATAACTCTTTTACCTATATCAGCACTAAGGATATTAGCGTTAATGTATTGATTACTATCTTTAGCAATCTGAGAAAATACTGATATTGCTGCTGGGTCATCTATATATGCAGATGCAGTAGCATCAGTATTATCAGCTGTAAAAGAGTTTTGCTTAGTTTGAGTTTCAGCTAAAACAGTCTGAGGACTTGCCAATACCTGATAAGTACCCAGTAGCGACAAGCTCAGACAAGAAATAGCTATGTATTTCTTTAATTTCATGTAAGTTAACCCCTAATATTGAACAATTCTCTAAACACATCTAACAATGCAGTAAATACACTGTAAATTTGACCACTAATTAAGTAAGCCAATACAAATGATGTAATAATAAGAATACTCATACGCTTCCTAAAATATACCACAAGATAATCTTTATAAGTACCTGACTGCAAACTCATGTCAACTTCTCTAGCTGTTTCCCAAGCTTCTCCTGATACGAACTTAGGTCTTCCTTCGCCATTCTCCAAGAATTGACGGAAGATACCAACTGTAAGATAAGCTACATCGACTACAATTGAGACAGTTAGGAATACAAAGATAATAATTGCGAATACCCCAAGCACAGTTGATAAAGGACTAGCGAAAGGTATGAACCAAGCATAACCTGATGAGAGTTCAGAAGATGTATCTGAGTTAAGTGCTTGAATACTATCTGCAACTGTCCTATCTTGGTCTGCAATAAAGTTAGTTACTTTTGTTTTTACCTTGCTGGGTAATTGAGATTCTTTAATAGTTTTTAAAGCAAAACTCATAGTCTTTCTTTGGTCATCTTTACTCAATGAACGATAAATACTGCTAGAGAAAGATAACATACCATCTTTTGAATAAACTAATAAGTTTTTATTACCTATGGCACTGTTGATTGTTTTAGTAGAACTTTCCATAAGAGATTTAGTTGCTTCGTCATCTGAGATGAACTTGATAGCATCTGTACTAGACCTTCTAGGGTCTTTTACATATTGCCTATCATTATCTTTAGTATTTATATTTTGGTCTGTTCCACCCTTATAGTTAGATTCAGTCTTTCCTTTATTACTTTTCTTACTATTCTCATCTGCTTGAGATTTAGCTGAACCCTCTTTTAGCCCTTGTTCCGTTTGAACTAAAGCCTTTTGTTGTTCAGCTTTTGCTTTTTCCTTGTCTCCTGCATCTTTTCCTGCATAAGAATAGGCTGCACTTACCCCCCTATCAATATCGTTGATTTTCTTTTGAGTTGGGTCTTTAACTATTTTTGATGATACCTCATTCTTTTGTTCAAGTATCTTAGCTAACTCACCTTCAGCCTTTTCCTTGTTTACTTTTGCAGTACCCCAAGCAGAAAACCAACCCTTCCATAAGTCACCTGAGTGAGATTCCATTTCTTTATCATATTTCTGTACTTCAGCTAATTTAGAATTATACTGTTCGTTTAGTTCAGAATATTTTGCTTGGAGCTCACTTAAAGTTTCAGCATACACAATGCTAGGAGTATATACGCCAAGTATTTCTGTTGTAGCATAGGAGGTTAAACTACCTAGTAATAAGGAAGATAGTACCATAGAAACTGCTACAAATTTTTTACCTTTTCTAGTAATTTTTAAGGGACTTGGAGTACCTAAATTATTAGACAATCCTTTACTGTTATAATTTTTAACCATAACCTATACCTTTCAACAAATAAAGGCTTGGGTAATGTTCCCAAGCCTCGACACTCTATAACCTTTGTGCTTATGCTCCAAGGAAACCTTGTACCAAGTCCATAATGAACCCTACGAAAACGTAGATTTGACCTTGTACTAAGTACAATAATGCGATACCCAAGATAATTAGAGCAATAATACGTCGTTTTAGGTAAATACCAATAGCGTATTTATAACCGCCTTGACCACCATCACTATTTTCTGATTCACGAACTGATGAAACTGCTTCGTGAGAAACTAGGAACTTAGCTGTTTTACCTCGTTCTGAGTCTCCTCCGTCAACTCCACCCAAAAGTGCACGATAAGGAGGAAGAGTAATAAATGCGATATCAGATACAATAACGATACCGATGAATGCTAAGATAAGGATTGCTCCTAAACCAAGAATAGTTCCGATTATACCACTAAATGGTTGGTAGATATTATTAGCTTTTACATAGTCAGGTTTTGTGTTCTTAAGAATTTCTGTAAGCAATTTAGAACCCATACCTGGTTTTGTTTGCAATCTTTGAAGTAACCCTGTAACTGTTGAACTAGTTACCCCATTGTTACCTACTTGAGCGTTAGCTTCTTCAACAAGTTTAGTTGTGAAACGTTGTTGTTCTTTTTTAGTTAAGTCCTTGAATTGGTCTTCGTTAACATCGTAAGATGTACCACTAGAACCATTAGACTTTTTGTTGAACAACTCTTTACCTGAAACAGTACCTCCACCTTCAAGGGTGTAAGTATCTTCAGCCATTTTGTTGTAAATACCAGTTGTTAAGTTAGACTCTGCTTGCTCAGTGGTAATAGCGTGAGTAGTTGTTGCTTGTAACCCACCCAAAGCAAGACCTGATAGAACTGCCGCTGACAGTACAAATTTGTTTAGTTTCATAATAATAGACCTCTCTGAAATTAAAATCCGTAAAACTCTAGTTGAAATGGTAGCATATCATAAAGGATATAAAAGAATATTAGAAAACTTAAGATACCCATACCCCATCGCCATAACTCCTCCCATTTACCACCTGTTGAGAAGAACGGACGATTAGGTACAAATCTTATTTTCTCTGGTAATACTTTCTTACCAATTAGTTTGTTAATCCCTGCAAAAAGCAAGAACCAAATACCACTTGGAGTTAGCATATCTAGAACTAAGTGGGAAATTAGACCTAGAATTAAACCAGTTGAAATTAGTTTTAAAATAATTCCTTGAGCAGTAAGTAAACCTCCACTATTATACATAATACTGTATAATAGGAAACATATCAATGCAAAAGATAAGTCCGAATGTGTTTGCCAAGACCTGTGCTTTGCATCAAAGATACCAAGCAACCTGTACCACCAATGTTTTTGACTTACCCCCATAGCTAACAAACGCTTTCGTAACTTAGTAGTTGCATGTAGCAACTTACAGAAAGTCATTGAGATAGCGTCTTTCATAGGAGCAGACTCTTCGTGGTGGTCTTGGTCAGGTAATAGAGCGCCTACAATACTGAAAGGATAAATAATAGCAAGTTGTACTAGTGGAGTAACACCTTCAATTAAGTACCCATGTTGCTTTAACATGCAGTACCCACTAAGCGCTACTAACACTCCTCCAACCCTATGAGATTTACCTTCCATAATTAGACCTCTCCCATACCAACAAACTTACTTACTTCGCAAAACCAATAAGGATTAAGCTTCGCCCTAACCTTTACGTTATTTTTACCAAGTCTCGTAGAACTTTTAACACTAACTTTACCACTACTTAACGGTGTAAACTTAACTAATCCATAAACGACAACTGTATTTTTAGAAATCAACTCACGTTCTATAAGTTCCTTATAGCGTGTAAGAACTGATGATACTAAATTTAATTCCAAACTTAGTTTCTTAGCTACTTCATAGAAATAGTACCCCTGAGGGCATTTTTCTGTAGTTGATTTTTCGCCATTGAAAGTAACCATTGAAAGAAAACTTACTGATTTTCCTTCCTGTACTTCCGAATATATTAATTCAGTATAGGCGTCTATAATTTGTTTTACCAAAGTCTTAGGTGTACTTGTTGACCATGAAGAATATGATATTAAGTCTGACGAATATAATACAAAACTATTCATTATATGACCTCCAATACTACCATTCTTGCTTCAAACAATGTTTCAGAAAGCTGTACAATCTGATATTGAGATGTAATAATTTCATCATTTATTACTGCTACTGCAAAAGGTAATGAACTAGCCATTACCTCGAAAACTAATACATCTTCAGAATTTTGTAAGTGTTCTTCACAAAGTTTGAGCAACGCATTACGAACTTTTACTCTTTCTAGTAAATTGGTTGATACAGACTTACCGAAACTAAAGTATCGTTCTTTAATGATTTCCCATACTTCACGCATAAATTAACACCTCTTAACCACCAAAGTTGATGCCTGATAACTTATCTTGGACTGCTGCCAACAAGTTAAGTAACATACCACCCACATTGATACCAAAGTCGGTAAACGCTGAAGTGAATAGCAATACAGATGCAACACCCAAAAGCGTAAGTGCTACTACACGTTTACCAAGATAAACACGAATAGCAGACTTTCCACCTTTTTGTTGTACATCATTAGGTTGAGCGCCAAAGCCTCCACCAAAGCCACCACCGTAGCCTCCACCAAAGCCTCCGCCCATCATTCCGCCACCACCGTGACCATGAGCTTGAGCCGAGCCTCCAAGTAAAGCTGATACAGATACTGCTTCATCGGATACCCACTGTACACCGAAGATAGAAGTAGAACCTCCACCTCCGCCCATTCCTGTCATAGCACCTGTACCATCTGTACCTGGTGAGTAAAGGAATTTACGAAGAGGTGGAATATACATGTAAACCAAGTCACATGCAGTGATAACACCTGTAAAGGCAAATACAAGAATTACTAGGAAACTGATAACTACCCCTAGAATACTTGTAAGCCAACCAGAGCTCTCTCTTGCATGTTTCATATCTTCTGAGTTAACCGCTTTATAACCCTTTAACTGACCTGAAATACTGTTTGAGTCATCTCTGTTGTTAGTATTTCCACTTGGAGTATTAGCTTCGTTGTTTGAGTTACCGTTATTATTGTTTTGGTTATTTGAGTTTTGGTTATTTTGACCTGAGTTATCGTCGTTATCCCAAGCGTAAACTACACTAGGATTACTAAACGTACTAACTGCATTAGGTAACTGACTACCAATACCAAGAACTGTAGCAGAAATAACGGCTAATGAAAATAATTTTACTTTTTTCATAGTGTCCCTTTCACACTCTGAACTGGGAAACCACTTAGCATATCTAAGAGTTGTACCCCTTCAGTTTCTTTTGCTAATATTTGTTGACCTTTCAATTCCGCTTGTTCTTTGCGAACTTCAAGGTTCTTATTTCTTTCACGCTGTTCATCTTTAGGAGAAACAGACGATTTAGTTTCTTTAGGAGTTACCTGCAAGTCATCTGATACAGAGTAAGACTCAGCAATAGCATCTTCTAAATTTTGACGGTACATGAAGTTTAGTAAATTAGCTTCAATGTTTCCATTTCCTAGAGATAATAAGCGAGATAGTAATAGTGATAGTTGTACTACATCAAACTTACCAAATAATTCAGAGAATTTACGAATTTCTTCCTTGTGCATGCCCTCTAAATTTATACCATTTAAAACATAAATACCCCTAATTGTAAAGGAGCGTAAAGTTTGTAGGAAAGATTCAAAGGTCATTGTAGTTTTGATGTGATGCATTACAGTCATGTACCCCATGTAGTCTCGTTGAATATAAGCACGATAGAAGTCAAATAACATACTATCTGTAACTAACTCAAACTCTTGAGAAACAATTTCTGCAGTACATGCTCCGTGGGCATCAACAACTTGTTGCAAGTAGTTTAACGACTCTCGAATAATGTAATCAGCTCTAGATGCAATCATACGGAAAGCTTCATCTTCAAAAGGAATTTCTTCCTTTTTACAAATGCTTCCTAACAACTTAGCGATATCTAACTCCGTAGCTTTTTTAACTTTCAATACTAAGTTTGCCCTATTACGAATAGTAGGTAGTAGCTTATCTACGTCAGTTGTAGCCAAGATATAAACAACGTGCTCTTCGGGTTCTTCTAAAGGCTTAAGTAAATAGTTCTGTAAACCATCTGATGCTTTATGCACCTCATCGAAGTAGTAATATTTATAGAGTCCATCTACTGGTAGGTAAGTCCTATCCTCTAGAATGTCTACAATATCACCTTTACCTGAGTTCTGGGCAACGTTGATTTCCTTTACATCGGGAAGATTATCAGTATTACCAGTACGAATATACTCATCAAAGGCTTGACATGAGGGGCATACCCCACAAGCATCGTGACCTGGTTCTCGACCTGTACATTCATACTCTTTCATTAAAATACGAGCAATAGTAGTTTTACCACTACCAGTTATACCATCTACAAGAATAACTTTAGGGCGATTACCCCTTGCAATAGTATTTCGCACAGTTTCTACAACCTTTTGATTACCTACATAAGTAGATAATGAGTTAGGTCGGTACTCCCGTGCAAAAGTTCTTCCTGTCTTCTCTTCTGCCATTTAACTATAAACTCCTACCAAATTTTCTATACTACAAACAATTAATACATAAAAACAGGTACAGGCACAAAGCCTATACCTGTCTTACAAGCGCACGTTTAACTTGTTATGCAACTAAAAACTTCTTAAACACGACGAGCGTTGAATGCTGCTGCAAAGGCTGCTGCATTTTTGTTACGGTGTGAAGTGTAAGTGTTGATTGCTGCTGCGTCAGCTGTAGCACCTGCAGATTTACGAGGTTTAGCTTCCAATGCTGGAGCAAGACGCTCGAAACCTTTTTCAACTTTTTTGTTTTTACGAACAAAGTTCACTTTACCAGTTTTAGGGTCTTTGAATCCAGTACCTGCAATTTCTTCACCAGTAATCGCTGTACGGATTTCAAGAGATTTCAAACTTGGAGTGTCACCTGCTGGTGCAAGGAAACCTTGGATAGCAAGAACTGCATCTTTATCAGCTGTAGTTGCTGATGGTTTTTTGTAGTTCATTTTAACTGGGTATTTACCACCAGTTACAACACCGTTGATTTCAGGTTGTGAAAGCAAACCAGTTGCTTCTGCCAAAGTAAGGAATACTTCTTCACCTTTCTTAGCTTCTTTCCATTCAACGTTTTGAACTTTAAATGGACGTTTAAGCAAGTCATAAGTGATTTCCATTTGTGGGTATTTAAGACCACCTTCAAGGGCTTTAAAGATGTAACCAATGAATTTACCAGTAACGATTTCTTTCACTTTACCAGTTTTCTTGTCTTTAACTTGGTTTTGGTCTTTTTGAGTTTGGTCTTCAACTGATGCTACAAATGCCCATTTGTCAGACTGGCTACCCAAAAGAGATGGATCGAAATCTTCTTTAACTTCGTTGTTTTCAACAACTTCAACTGCTGCAACTGCTTCTACGGGTGCTTCTGCGCCCAAAACATGAGTGTCTGTAAGTGCCATGATGGTACTCCTCCAATAAATAAAATATTTTTCTAGGTAATCAAATTAGGAGATATTCCCCTAACCAACTATGAAACTAGTATAGCACAACTTTCTTTATATTGCAAGCACTTTAGCAAATATTTTTAACTTTTTATAGAAAGCACTAAAAAGGATAAAATCTTCCCCTAACGAATAAATAAGACTAAAGTGTGCAAGACCAAATAGGTTGGTGCGAAACACTGGTTCCGTTACCGAAGTAACACTAACAATAGGGTATCTGAATGATGCCTTCATGTAATTTAAGTTCCCTTTAGAAAATTGCTAGATAGGTTTAGCTGATGTAATTGCTATGGCACCATCTGAAGAGATACCATATTCAACTGAAACAAGACTACCAATTTTCACTGAATTGTAATTATTAAACGTTGTAAGGTATTCTACCTCAATGTTTCCGTTAGTTTCGGTTGGTACAGTCATAATAATGTTGAATACATAAGAAGTACCCAATTTATAAACTTTCTTACCACTAACAACCGCTCTAGAAGAACCTGTTGTTTTGAAATTAGGGAAATCAACATTAGCTAAAGCATACGTCTCAGATTCAGATTTTTTAGCTTCTTCTTTTACTGTGCTAGATTGAGTTGTTTTAGATTCAGTGGACTCAACAGTTGTGGAAGATTGTTTTACTTCTTCCTTTTGTTGTTGAGTTGTCTGAGCCGTTTGAGTTGTTTGTTGTTTATTGCTAGTTGCTTGTTTCTTTTTAACACCCATACCCCCAAACACAATTAGTAAGGATACTGCTACAACTACAAACACTGCTATAATAGATACCATCTTCCATGGTTTCATTCTTCTACCTCCTTAAGTAAATCAAAGTGCAACTCTTTTTCTAAAGTAGTTAAGTTAATAGGGTCTAAAATAACACTTACCCCATAATCAGTACGTTCAACTACCCCAAACACCATTCCGTCATAGTAGTATCCATACCCTAGACTAGATTGGTAAGTTTTTAGTTGTTTAGTTGTTTTATTGTACACAGGTTTGAGCAACTTAGCTAACCCAAGTCTACCACATGATAGTAAGTAAGAAAGTACAGGTGACTTAACTTTAAGCACTTCAACTGTTGTTTGACAAGTACTTAAAGAGTTGAATTCATCATCTACTAACCTTCCTAAGCCATTATCTTTAACACGTTCTGAAAGACTTAACAAACTGTCAGTATCTGCAGATAAGACAAGTAAGTCATTAGAAATAAATTCGACATACTTATCACTAAATACTGATGGAGTTAGTAAAACTTCAAAAGGAGCATTAGCTTCTCTTAAACAACCATTAACGATATTTGAGAAGAAACTTAAATTCTCTAATAGCAAAGACTCTTCCAACAATCGTAGGAAAATTCTAGTCTGAAAGTTCATTAAACCTTCAATTGTCTTTATCTGGTGTTGGAATGAGAAATCTTTATACTCTTGACGTTTAGATTTCCTTGAGAATGTAACCACAATAAATCCTTCATAAGACCTAACTGTATAGGATATGCTAGGCGTAGCAAACCATGGGAAGATACCCCTTAGTTGCGTGTCTCTTTCCGTTAAAAACTCTCTAACTGAAGTAGCTGAGTCAATGTAAACTACTGGTGTGTTTAAACCACCCACTTTAGTTAGAAAATCTTGAGTAATATCTAAAATGTCTTGCTTAGTTCTTAGACTTGTCTTTGACATCTTTTACCTTCTTTCTAAGTTTACCCTCTAAACTACCAAAGATTGAGAGTATTTTATCAGTTTCTTGTAGTTCTTTTAGTTTATTAGGTTTAGGTTTAGATACCTTCTCCTTTGGAAGAGATACAGTATGAGGTGAGGTAGGAACTACATCTTCCTCAAAATCATCGTCGACCTCTTCGAAGTCATCTTCATCATCTTCAATGATAGGCTCGTCATCATCTATAACAAAACCATCTTCATCGTAAGTATAGCCATCAGAAGTATCTTCATAGAAATCATCTTCATCTTCATCATCTTCTTCTGGTTCTGACCTATCAATAATGAAACCATCTTCATCATACTCGTACTCATCTTCTTCCTCTTCGAAGAATTCTTCATCGTCATCATCTTCTTCAGGTTCAGAACGGTCTATAATGAAACCGTCTTCATCGTACTCGTATTCATCTTCTTCTATGAATTCATCTTCATCTAACTCATCTTCATCCTCTTCTGGCTCAGAGTTATCAATTATGAATCCGTCTTCATCGTATTCATACTCTTCTTCATCAGACAAGGAATCAGAATTGTCTTCTTCATCTTCATCTTCATCTGAGAAGATAACATTATCGAAGTTGTAACCAACAAGTTCTTCTTTGGATACCCCGTGCAAAGACTCTTCATCGAAGTCTTCACTAATATCTTCTTCGAAGTCACCTTCTTCAATGTCCTCTTCCTCTATGTCTTCGTAGAAGTCATCACTAGAGTCATCTGACTTATCTTCTTCATCGTCTTCGTCATCTGAAAAGACTACGTTTGACATATCGAAACCTGAAGTACCTTCTTCTGAGTTAACAACTTCTTCCTCTTCTTTCAAGTCAAAGTCATCGTCTTCCACAAAGGAGTCATCATCTACATATTCATAATCTTCATCATCTTCATCATCGTCACTGAAGATAACATTGGACATATCTAAGCCGTTAGAAGAACTAGCAACACTACCAACTACTAAGCCAGTAGCAATACCACCAACTACTTCAGCTAAATGATTTTCAGAAGATGCTCCCTCTACTAGATTTTCAGCCTTTTGAATAACCTTAGATTCTGCAGATTCTTCTTCATCTTCAATGTCTTCATTTTCAGAAGATATTTTGGATTCTAGAAGTTTACGTTCTTGGAACTCTTGATAAAACTCTGAATTCCAGTAGGTTTTAAAGGTTGTAGATTCTTCCAACCCCATCAGAACAACCCCTGCACCTGATTTTTGGAGTTGAGCGTTCATCTCTAAGAAAGAACCTAACCCCTCTACATAAGACCACATACCCTCATAGGTTGTAAAACTAGGAGCTGGGTAAGAAATACCAGCCCTAGATAGAGCATTTACGATTTTCTCTAAGTAAAGCTGGTAGTCCTTCATCTAATATACCCTCACAATTTCGTGTATCTTAGTGACATCAATGTTACAATAATAACCCTCAACACCACTAGGTCCTACTACCCCAAACACCCTTCTGCCTAGGACTAAGTTTTCGTTAGTTCCTGACTTTCTAGGTTTGTATTCTGTTTCATTAGAAATATAATTTTCAAAGATTTCTAGGTTATCTTTTGCTGATAAAGCACCTTTACCAATAAGTTCGGTAAATCCTAAGTACTCCATAACCTCATCAAAGGTAAGTTCGCCTTGAGATAAGTACTCTTTAGCTAACCTAATCTTTACACCCCTAGACTCAAACTCGATTAAGTAATTCTCACCATATACCCTAGCTAAGATATTGCTATCGTTTGTAACGTACATAGTAGTGAAACTACCATCTTTTTTAGTTGTTACTACTTTAAGCAAACCAGTTGACAACTCAGAGAACAAATCTTCTTTCGAGATTTGGTTACCCAAGTATTTGTAGTTTTCACTTACCAATTTAACCAACTCTTGAGGGTTATTAGTTTCCATACCCTTTTCTTTGTAAGCCGTCCATAGTTTTTGCAAGTCTTGGTCAGTAAGGTCTCGAATAATACGAGTTGCACCTTCTAGTGAGATTATTGCGTCTTCTGGCATATTCTTAGGAGTTTTAATTTCATTTACATAGTCTAAGAATGTCTTCTGACTAATAATGTCTACCAAAGTCTCAACATAAGAATTGTACTGACCTACTGTTTCTTCGCTATAAATAGAATATAACCAGTTAGTTAAGAGTGTTATAACTACCATGCGAATATTTCCACCGAAACTGCTTACCTCAACTAGGTTTCCGTTATCCTTAATTTTAGCTAACTTATCAATATTTAGCAAATGTAAGGCAGTTAAACCAATAGTATTAGAAGTAGCACCAACTACTGGGCAGTATAATTTAAGGCTTAGAGGTTGAGATAAAACTTCGTTAGAAACTTTTTGAGCAAATGCTTTGATATCTGAGTACTTCGCTAAAATAGTTGCGTTACGTGTAACAAATCTATCTTTTCTGATACCCCCTAGAGTTTGCATGGTAAATAACAAATCACCTTTTGCAAGAGAACCCTTAATAATCTCTGATAGGACAACAAATGACTCTAAAGGAACTAAGATATACTCGTTAGCAACAATATGAGTCTTTACAGTCAACCTAGTCAACTTAGCAGAGATTTCATCTTTGCTTGAGTATTCGATATCCAACCTTAAAGCATGTAAGATACCTTCAACGTTGTTTTTGTAGATTTTATCTGTGCTGAACTCAAGTCCTGGACTAATAGCTGCAATAAACTTCTCACTAGCTGTATAAAGTGCCCATTTACCGCTCGGTTTGTGATACCCTACCATGAGGGAAGATAATAAAGCACCTTGCCAAAGTTTGATTTGGTAATCTACTTTACCAAAATCACCTTCTTCGATACCACCATGAGATTTAAACTCATCTAATAAGAAAGTTCCTAACTCTTTACGTGCATTTACCAACATATTTACCGTTGGGATAACCAAATCCTTGTTAAGTCCAATACTAGAGATAATCCCTTGACGGATTTCCCTCTCCACTAACTTAAAAGGTGTCGCTATTGATAACAATTCTTCACTTTTCATAAGCTAACTCCTGATATTTAAATTAAATCGTCCAAATCTTGTAGGACTCCATCACCACTACTACCAAAAGTGACTTCTGAACTTAAACCACCACGCTCACCTGTATAGTTTCCAAACCATTGAGGGTTTGTCATCATAAACAATGCTAAACTACGTTGGAAAGTTGTTGAAAGAATTTTATTTTGTAGGTCTGCCCAAGACTCTAATTGGAATGCATCTACTACTAACTCTAAACCACGATTTTTACCTGTTAGAGTATCAACGTCGAAACCTTCCATAGATAAAGCAGTTACCAGTTGATTGATTTGCTTTTCATTAAGTTTGTTTACATAACCTGAGAAAGCAAAAACAACACCATCAAGGTCAACACGTGCGAACTCCATATTAGGTTCTACCCCATATTCGATTGAACAGATACGTGTATAAGACACTGCTCGTACCCCTGAGCCGTCATAGATACTAGCACCAACTTCTGGAACTCTAATGTAACCACGGTCAATAACAGTCGAACCCAAGAAGTTACCATCATAAGAAGACTCCAACATATTTGATACAAAAGTTGAGTCATTGTAAAGGTCCTTTAATAACTCTGGAGAAAAGGTAGTATCGATAACTCGTTCGCTACCATTGTCCTTGATAAAGGTTACCCTAGCTACTTCTTCTTTTGCATTAGCGTAAAACCTAGATACATAAGACCTTAAGGCAAATACTGGTACAACTCTGATACCCTGTTTGTCTAAATCCAAAGGATTTCTAGGACGAGTAATAGAACGTCCCATCTTGTTTCGACCTAGCTTAACAATAGGAACTAACACATCTTCGTAATCGACATCGTCGAAACTATCTAGGTGTTTACCATACTTAGTAATAGCCGTATCCTCATCTAGTGATGCCCAAGCTGCTGCAATATCTAAACAAGCAGTTGCTAGGAACTTATCGTAAGATGCTTTTCGCTCACCAGTACTCTTTTCGTACCTATAAGTAGGGATTTCTACATAACATAGATAATTACGCAAGAAATACTTGTTAGATGCTAGGAAAGGTCCACACTCATTGTCAAATTCAGCTTGCAGATACTCGCCAAGACTAGAAGTCTCACCGTCAGCATCATGCAATTTCAATAAGTTTACTTGTTTAGGGTGAACTTTTGTACCAAATGTAAAGCCAGTCCCACTATCTGCTAGCTGACTGACTACATCTTCAATAACTTCTCGTACCCCATTTCTTGCACCTAGCAAGTCGTAATCTACTTCTACATCAAAATCTTCTACCGAAAACATATTTTATACCACCTTGAATTTTATTTTATACCCTTTGTAGGCTAATCTACTAGGAATTGTTTGTTGTTAAACACTACAATGGAGTTGTATCTAAACCTCAGAGGTTGCTCTAGATAGTATTCACTGTCTAAACTAACTGTCATTGAGTTTAGCTTTTCTACTAATTGAGGAAAGCCTACGCCTTTTAGACGGATAACCTCTTGCCCCTCATATAAGAAGTAAGGATAATCCTCAGCAACGAAGTTAAATACGTTGATTTGAGTTACGCCATTCTCTACAATAGGTAAGAACAACTGAACTACTTCATCGCCTGTCAGATAATTTGGAAGATACACAACTTGGAACTTCTCTTCTAAGATGTTACCGTACTGTAGTAAGGAGAATGTATATTCTCCGATTGAACTACCCCAACCATAAAAGATATTAGCTTGACTGTAGAGGTAAGCTAACACAGTTTCAAGTTGAGAACGATAAAGCATTCCTTTTTCTGTACGTTGCATTTAGACACCCTCTTTTAAAGAAGTTACTAACTCTAAGAATACCTTACGAGGAACTTCACCAAGCAAAGTAACATTCTTGTCACCAAAATATTCCATGAAACCGTAATATAACGGTAATGGAACTGGACGAGAACCTTCTTTAAGGTTTCTTAAGTACGATGCAAAGTCTTTACCTGTATAGTATTGACCTAATCGGTACTCTGGACGTTTACCACTAGTAGATTCAACGCTGATTACTGAAATCTTCATTCGTGGGTCAACAACTCTGAACTTGCCTAAAGCTGGGAAGTTTTCTTTTTCTGCACTTGCATAAGTTAGGAGATACCCCAATTCACCATAAGTGATAGAACTTATAAGGTCATTACCTGAATAGTTAGGTAAGTACTCAGCAGTTAGATTTAAAAATTCCAGTAACTTAAGTACATCATGACGAGTAGTGTAACCTTCTTCGTTTACTACTACCTTAGAACCCTCATACTGGAAACTACTTAGAGCCTTTGCCTTTTCGTAGAACCTAGAATTCTTTTCAGACTCATCAGTAAAACTAAGGTAAATTCTATCTTTTAGAGAAACTACTTTAGTATTTACTTCTTCAAAGTATCCATTATCTCCTACTGCGAATCGATGACAGACAACGGCTGTCCGACCATTTAGGTTTTGAAGAGTTTCTGCTACCAAGTTGGTTGAATTAGAGGTCGAAATAGACCTCTCTATTCTTGTTGCTTTCATGTATTCTCCTTTCTAGGAACAAGCTACGACTAACTTGCTCGCTGAATAACTCTTGCATTAAGGAATCAATTCTAGATTTGATGTTTTCTGATACCCCATAGACTTTTGATAAGGGAACGTATGAGTCAGTTGCCTTACTAATTACTGGCGAATATACTTCCCAGTGACTATTTGAAAAGTCTGGTTCTAGTGTATTGGTGTCATACCTAACAACAAATCTAATAATTAAACCGTCACCTAAAGTCGAGTAAATAGGCTTCTTAGATGCTAACCATTGCTCAATAGAGTAATTTTCTAAGCTAGTCTCTAATGATTGGAAGATACCTTCCTTTAGTTGTAGAGGCAATGAAATATATCCTTCTGGAGTTAATTTGATAGAAACTAACACCTTAGCAACACTGTAATCACTGTAAGAATATTTTCTATTCCATTCCTCTACAAAAGACCACACATTGTTTGAGTCTTTTCTAACCTTAATTTTCATAGTTATTTCAATCCTAACAATTTGATTGCCTTCTTAATTGCGGAGTCTTTTTCATCTTGACTATAATTACCTTTTAAGGTTCTAATGAATACCCCTTCGTCTTGTAAGTGGAAACCATTTACATAGAAATTGACTAGATCATCTTCAGGTAGTAACTTATGAGAACCACGCTCAGAGAAAGTCATTGTTAAACCTAAGTCACTGATTAGAGAGGACTCTCCTAACCCAACTACTTGCTCTACATCGAGATAAAGAGCATTAGAACTACTAGAATCCACTAACATAATAGGACAACCTAAGTAATTATAGTCCCCCTCAATAATTGAAGAACTATCTAATCTAATAAAATCTCCAGTAACACCATAGAAGTTGTTGACCAAAGGCAAAACTTCAGACGTATCATAATCCACACTGAAAGCACCAAAAGGTACTTGCTCAATGTATGAGTCATCTTTTAACCTACTAGAAAAGACATAGACATCGTTAGCACCCAAAATGCTTTCGCCCTTAACACTAACACTAGTCATAACGTTGTTAAGTTCATTCAAGAAGTCTTCTTGACCTAAATCGTATAATTCTGTAAGTGAATTATAACGTGTGAGATAGTTTCCAAATACACTTTTAATTTTAGGATTATCAAATACCAATTCAGAAGAAAGAACTTCTTCCAAACAAACTGCAATATCTGAAATAGTGATATCTTGAATTACAGTAGTATCTAGTACCTGTTGAACAGTTACACCCCATTTTTCTGCTAAACCATAAATAATTGGGTGAGTTACTTGTTCTTTAGATAGGCATTGTTCTGGAGTTAATAGGAGTTCATAAGTCACTTCATTTAGTTGAACCATTCTTGATGAACCTACCATACCCATTGTAGAGTAGTAAATACCCCATGTTAAAGATTTAGAAGTTTTAGCTTTATACATCTTAATACCGTCGTAGGCAGTATCAATACTAGTACAAGCTTCTTTATAAGTAAGCAACTCAACCATCAAGAAATAAAATTCATTTTCTTTACCAGACATCAACCACTCCAAGTAGAATACCCAAGGATTTAGTTGAATTTCGCCATCTTGAAACTCCAAATGAATACCTTCTTGGGAGTAAGCCTTTAGGAAATCAGACTTAGAAAATACTTCTGCTTCTTGAGTATAACCCAAATCATAAGCCTCCAAAAGCTTAGCCTTATAAAGACCTAAATAACGTCTCTTTAAATCGTAAAAGCGCTTAGGTGGTAAAGAATAGTTTTTAGTGATTACTGATAAATCTTTATACATACTTCGTTCCTTCTCGTGATAAAATAAATTCTATATTTATAATTGTACCATAAAAGTATAAAAAATAACAGTCCTTTAAAAGAACTGCTATAAGCTATTATAAACCTCTAAAGTATCTACATTAGCAGAACAACAATATATATACTGCTTGTATTTAGTACCTTTAGGAGTTGTACCTTCGCATTTTAGTGGATACATTAAGCCCTGTACCCCTCTCATAGTGATAATTGCTGCCATTGCCCTATCTACAACCTTTTGCTGACCAGTATCAGCATGGTATATAAGTGCTTGAGTACCAAACTGAGTTACTGAGATTACACTTACTGGCATTAGTTTAGGAGAACCTACAAAACCATCACGAATATATTGACCTGAACTACGAAATGTTTTTGAAATACCTGTACTGAAATCAGCTAAAACGATATTTTCTCCTAATCGACCAAACTTAACTACCATAACCTACTACCTTTCCTTTTATATTACTTCTACTTATTGCACCAAAGTACCTGGAGTCAGTAGATACATCTCTATTATCCCCCAACACAATGTACTCATCGTCACCTAGAGTTACTTTATTATTTAGTATTCCTTTATTATAATTTACGTCAGTTACATATGGTTCTTGAACAACTTCTCCATTCACAAGTAGAGAATCACCATCAAAGACAACGACATCTCCTGGTAAAGCAATAAGCCTCTTTACTATGAATGTACCATTCTCATAAGCTAAGATAACATCCCCTCTATTATAAGAAGTAAATGGTAGATGATTAACCCACAACTGTTGACCGTTATATAAGGTATCATCCATAGAGTGACCTGAAACAGTAACCCTAGAGAAAGTATTCTGAGATATAAAGATACCCACTAAAAATGAGAGTAACACTATGCCAATAAATTTAGTTATTTTCTTGAACACCAAGAACCTCCTCTAACTCTTTATCAGTTAGTGATGCCAAAGGAGTTAAGGATACTGCTTCGTACTCCATAACATTGTAAGATGGATCTAACATAGTTACTGCTACATTTTCTCCTGTATCTAACACATAATCTTGAGGATTAGAAACTACCCCCAATTTGACTAGAGTAGATAGTACAGAATGAATTTCTTTAGAGAAATCTAACCCACCTTTAGCAAATAAAATTTGCGTACTGGTATATGTTAAATTAGACTTGTAAGGTATTACGCACAAGTGTAGTACCCCATAACCCCATGTTCTTATTGACATGCCTGAGAAAGATTTCATCTTCTTTGTTGATAGAGCAAGAGCATTGAAGTTTACTTTATATAAAACAGACTTAGGTAAAATGTAAATGTAACGTCTGCCAGTTAAGTTACCATTCTCATCTTTTAAATCGACATAATCGACATAATCGTAACCACCTGATTTTGTTTGATGGTTATAAGGCAGACCTAAAGGCTTATTATAAAGAACTGCTACCGAATCTTTAGGAAGTTTTACAGTAATTGTAAAAAATGAACCGTCTTTCTTTACACGGAATTGACCGTCTGAGTTTAGTAACCTTCTAGTTAGAGGATACCCTTTAGGTAGTAACATCACGTTACATTCGTTCAGCTTATCATAGTATTCTTCATCTACATTCTTTACCGTATAAAAGTCTTTAGACGGTAGAGAACCCTTTGGAAGTTTTAAATCATAGATATTTCCTGTGGAAGATAAGCTACTTCTAGATTGGTTAAACTCTTTTTTAAATATTTCATCAAGTGTTGCCATATAACTATTCTCCTGACTTTAACTAACTTAAGCAAGTCTACAACTATATTTTGTAGACTTAATAAATCAGTTATTAATTCTCTTTAACTTCACCAGTCTTGTAGTTTATAGTGAAACCATCCTGTACATTATAAACAAAGCGATTACGAGTGAAAGAAGAACCATCTGTTGCTTCCATGAGTACCCCAATAGGCAAGAGTTCATCTCCACGATAGTAAGGTGTCACCCTATAAAGTACACTATGACCACTAGACTTAATATAATCTCGTACATCACCTTCTACTTGAGTCATATACTTTTGATTAAAGGAAATTGTACCAGTTACAAGGTTGTCTAAGTCATTCTTACCACCCAAAGTATAGGCAATTAAGTGACTTCTATCGTAAACACCACCCTTAGAACGTCCTACCCAACCTTTAGGGTTAGGTAACTCAATACCTTTTCTAGTTTCTGATGCAATCAAATCATCTTTTGATACAGTAGCAATAGCTGATGTAGCTCTACCATAAATATCTTGACCACCATAAGTATAGTAATGACTATTTACTAAACTATTCATTTCTTCAACAGTAAAGAAAGGTTTATCATTATTTATGGTAATTAATTGCTCTTTAGAATACTCTGGAATAGCTGTTCCATCATAAAGGTACAAACCACTTCCAGACTGCTTATTTGAAGTTACTACATCCTTACTTTTAGAGAAGTGTTGTTTAATCTTAGGTAAATACCCTTGGAATTTGTAAGGTCCAATATTACCACCAAAAATTAAATACACTAAACAAGTTAAAATAACAACACTAGCTATTCTAAAAATACTTTTAGTGTAGCTGGTGTTACTTTTCTTTCTCTTAGACATTACCAAATCCTCAACTTTCTCAGCAAACTAGACCATGAACGTACTGGAATAACATTCTTGTATAAATAAGAATGTACTCTTCTATATAAAGAAGTACGCATGTAGAATAGTTTAGAATACTCTGAACCAAAAATACTAGACAAGTTAGAGCATACCACATAACCGTTACTGAAGTTGAAACGACTTCCTTGCTTAAGTTCTTCATCAGTTAAAGAAACCCAATCAACATCGTAATGTTTAGCTAAGTACTTAAGATGAGAGTACTGCGCATCGGAACGAGTGATATCAAACAATACAACATTATATTTGCTTTTCAAGTCTTTTAATACCGAATCGAAACTAGAAGAACACTTAATCTTATGAGGATAAGACAGAATGTATTCTTCTACCTTTTCACTTAACCCCTTAGCAGACAGAGAACTATCTTGATGGATAAATAAATCTAGCAACTCATCTCTTGTCTGCTCCTCTAACATAACAATATCTGTACACTCTATAAATAAAGTGCGCTTTTTAGTCATTTTACTACTACCTCCCATAAATTAAAAATTCTACCATATAAGACAATATAAAGCCATATAAGGCTATTTTCTCAAACCCTGCTATACTACCCCTATCAGACTAAAACAAGCCTATAAGAGAACGTAAGAACGCAAATAAAAGCATAAGTAAAAGAAATACCCCACAAGCAACTAAAACCCAAAAGGCAATTTTCAAAACAAGATATAAAGCACTAATCCAAAAGATAAATAAGACCAATGCAATTAAAAATAAGATAATGCTAATAACTAACATAAGCAAATTACCTCCTAATAACTAGATATACCTATTATACCACAATAAGATAAAAATAGCAATCTACTCTTCTAACTCGTAACCTTGCTCAGTCATATAAGCCTTTACAGAGTTTAAATTTTCTAGCGCAGTACCCCTCCGCTTAGGTGAGAGAGAACTTATAGAATTAATATCCGACTCCAAAGACTTGTACTCCTCAGATGTTGTAGGGTAGTTAGCTAAACTGGTTTCAATACTTAGAAATGTACTTCTATCAGAGAGAAGAGTTACTAGTGTGTTTAGCAAGGTTGCCCTTATAGTGGAGTTACTCATATAATTAATTTCCTTAGATAAACTTTGATAGTCTACAGGTTGATAAGCATCATCCCCTATCTGAATTACTTTGGAGTATAAGTCAAAGTAACTTAATAACTCGTTTACTAAAGATAACTCACTAGATTTAACATCTTCTGGTAAATGTTCGTTAAGTAAGGACTCCTTTACTGCATTTACTTCTTCTTTCGTCAAGTTTGACTTTAAGTAGTTACGTGTTGAGTCAGAAAATAAAGAAGAAACACTTTCAGAAGTATAAGCTTTAGACTCAGTTATAACTACTGGAGAAGTAGGTAACTGTTTATTTAATGCATAATAGGTAGATACCCCTAGACCGAGTACCAACAAGGCAACTACTAAATACAAACCTGAGTTACTTCTCTTGTACCATGCGTTGCTTTTAGATAGCTTTCTATTACTTCTCTCTAAAGAAGATACCCTACGCTCAAGTTCGTGATAATCCTTTAAAGGTATAGTATCATCACCTTTAGTCTTTATACTTGCTTTACGATAGCCATCTAAAATATCTACCTTAACAGAATTAAACAATTGTGCTTGTTGGGGAGTATAGTAATTATATACCATATCACCGTCTATATATAAATCATAGTCGTCAGATAAATGACCAACACTCTTCCCTCTACCTAAAAAATAATATAGTGCTTGTAAAAAGTTGCTATATGAAGTATGTTCATCAAATAAATCTTCGTATAGCTTTAACACTAAGCCACCAGTAACTACGCCATCAAGGTCGAGGATTTTGTGAATGGAGTCACCTATTTTTCTAGATTCGTCCATCTGTAGCCTCCTTAATAACAAACATAGCACCTAATTTATCAGACATTCTATAAATAGCGTGCTCATGCACAATACGATATAGCAATGAATTTCCAAATAATAATAAACCTGCTAGGACTAATAGTAACTCAGTACCAAAAAACTTCCAGTAAATAGATAATGTTAAGGTTACTGGTAAAATAAAAACAAAGTTCTTAATAAAATCATACTTAAGTCTATACTGAGTAGGAATTGTTAGATAAGTAGAACGTACCCCTTCATAGTATAATCTACTGCATGTGTAATTTAACAAAGACAAAGAAGTATAAGAATAAAAAGCAATTAAATAGTAAATATTAGTTGTTGTAAATTCAATACCACGATATACAGTAGTGAAATAGATACTCAATAATACAAACATAACCTGAATAACTAAGGGAAGAACAAGTCTAACAGATTTAATCAGTAAATACCCATTTGTACGCAAATATCTTGACAAATATGACCTCTTTGGCATAATAACTACCACCATTCTAATAAAGTAAATATATTTACCTTACAAACAATTAAAACAAAAAAGGCTCTAATTGGAGCCTTTCTGTATAGAGGTATTTATACTAATCTTCTTTACGTTTCAAGCCTAGACCTAGTCCACCCAAACCTACAAGAGCTCCAATTAGAGTTAGTGCACTTGTAACTTCACCTGTATTAGGAAGTTGGCTAGCAGTATCTTGGTTGTTATAGTTAACATCTACAGAGATAGTGTTGTTTGCAGATACTACATCTACAATATCTTTATCTTTGTTAGTAATAGTTACAACCTTACCGTCAGCTGTTGCTTCTACAGTTACAGATTTTTCTTTCAAGTTTTCCAAAGTCTTAACTTCTTCTGTAACCTTATTAACGTTACGTTGAAGTTCTTGAGCTTTTTGATTAGCTTCTTGAATTTCCTTAGCTTGAGCCTCTTGGATAGCTAGAAGTTGAGCATCACGCAAACCTTTAAGTTTTCGGTAGTTTTCTTCCTTAACTTTAGCGATACCCTCAATACGAGTTAACTCTTCTTTTGCAGTTTCCAACTCAGCACGGAGTACACCTAGTTTACCTTCAGCACCTTTAAGTTGGTTGTTCAATTTTTCAAGAACAACTTCACGGTTAGTTAGAGCCTGAACAAGAGTATTGTAACGCTCTTTAGCTTTTTCAAATACTTCTTCAGAGTTAGAAAGGTTAAGTTTAGCACGTTCTAGAGCCAATTTTGCAACTTCTTTAGCCTTAGTAAGGACTTCCAATTCACCCTTAGCTGTGGCAAGAGCAGTATCTGCATTTGATTGTTCAGCTTTAGCAGTTTCAAGAGCTGTCTTAGCTTCAGCAAGAGCCTTAGCCTTTTCAGTAGCATCAGCTTTAGCTAGGGCAAGTGATTCCTTAGCAGTTTTCAAAGCTTTAGTGTCTTCAGCCAATTTAGATTCAGCATCAGCAAGAGCCTTTTCAAGCGCTGGGACATCAATCTTGTTATCTTCCAAATCAGATAACTGTTTACGAGCATTAGCAAGAGCTGTTTCAGCGTTAGTGTAGTCAGCTTGAGCATTTTGAACCGTGATTTTAGCTTTTTCTGCTTCTTGAGTAGCTACTGCAAATTCGTCTTCTGCAGTTTCTACCTTATTACGCAAGTTTTTAATGATTTCTGCATTGTCAGATACAATTTCAGTTTTCTTAAATGTAGAGTCTGAACTAACTACATTGTCACTAGTACCATCAAAGTGGATTTTAGTGTCATATTCACCCTCTCCACGTCCAACTGATACCCCAAGGTACTGGATGTGAGAGAAGTAGCTTTCACGTGGTAAGTTAGCTACACCACGTGCATGCCCCCAATCAGCATGACCATCCCAATAAAGCATACTGTAAACACCTTCAACAATTTGTTGTTTGATGTCATAGACAGTGCGAAGTTTACCTGAGTAGTTTGCAATAAGTTCAGCTGTAGCAACCTTGTACTTATCCCCTACCTCGTCCATAGCAGTCAAGTTATGACCATTTGTACCATTAGATAGCTTAGTAATTTCATCTGCCATCTTAATAGAGTCTTCAGTTACTTTAGCCTGCTCTGTACCAAATTGTTTTCGTACTTGGTTAAATAGGTTAGCTGCGAACAATGACAACTCTTTACGAGTTTCATAATCCAAGTTGTATGCATCTACAACACGGTTCTTATCTTTTTCTGTACCATTAAATGGGATAGTGAATGACAATAGAGAACCATCCTCAAAGTAACTAACTTCTCCGAGTTTTTCTAGCTCTTTATAACCCAATTTTTCTAGTTTACTAGATAAGTCCGCTGGTTTACCTTTTTCAAAGTACTCTTTCAAGAGAGCCTTGTACTCATTACTAATAGTAATTTGGTTTTTAGCACCTTCTAATTCTTTTAGCTCTTCTTTAGCCTGTGACAACTTAGTTTCAGCACCTTTAACTTTAGTATCCTTGTTAATCTTATCAGCTTTAGAATTTGCTAGAACTGTAGTAGCTTGTGTAAGGTCAGATTCAGCTTGAGATACCCCACCTTCAGCGTCTTTGAGGGCTTCTTCACGGTTAGCTTCAGCCTTTTTAGCATTGTCAAGGTTAGTCTGAGCAGTCTCTACTGCCTTAGTATCTTCACTAACTTGGTTAGTAAGCGTAGCTACCTCTTTTTCAAGTGGAGCAACATCAGTAGTAGATGAAAGAGAATCTACTTTCTTCTGAGCGTCAGCAACCTTATTAGCAGTATCAGTGGCAGTTTTCTCAGCGTCCTTAACTACTTTAGCTTGGTTTTCTGCTTTAGCAGTTGCGTCAGTTGAAGTGAGTTCTGCCTTTTCAACAGTATTTTGGTTGTCTTTAACCCGGTCTTTAGCTTCTAATGCAGTTTTATTAGCGTCATCTACAAGAGCTGGAGTTACTTTGTTAACTTCTTGGATATTTTCATTGATACCTTTAACTGTTTTTTCAGTATCTTGAATTGTTTTTTCTGTAGAATTAACTACATCTTTTTGATTTTGAACATTTGAATTAGCAGTATCAAATTCAGATTTAGCATCATCAACTTGTTTTTGAGTAACTTCTTTTGAAGTTTCAGTTTTTTCTGTAGTAGGTTGAACATCTGAAGTTACTACTTTATTAGATACTTCATTAGTTACTACTTCATTAGTTACTACTTCATTAGCAGATACCTTAGCAGATACCCCGAAGACTGAAAGAGCAAGTACTGAAACGACTGCGCCTGTGCGTAGTTTCTTAATAGTTCCGTGACCTTGAGTTGCATTTTGTGACATAAGATTATACCTCATTTTTCTTTTATTTTGAAAGGTAAGAAGTAACTATTAGTATAGATACTAACCCCCTAACAACTATAATACAAGTATAAACTAAACTTAATAAAAAGTAAAGTTGTTTGTAAAAAATATTTTGGCGTCTTAAGATTAAGAAAAAAAATATTTTTTTTTCTTTTAGATAATTAAAAAGAGCCAACACAATTAGGTTGGCTCTTTAGTGAGGTGAACTATTTGTTAGGTTTAGTCTTCTTTTCTCTTAAGAGATGCTGCACCGAGAGATGCTAAGAAGATACCCGCAAATGTCATTAGGCTTTCCTCTGTACCAGTATTTGGCAACTGAGGTTTTTGAGGTTGACTTGGTTTGTCAGGTGTATTAGGAGTTTCTGGGTCTTTTGGTTTTGGTGTATTTGTTCTTACAGTGTTTGAGATATAGTCAACACCATTAATTCTGTTAACGTAAGTATTCTCAAATTCACCGTGAGCAATTCTCTTCATGTGAAGTTTAACATCAGCACCAAACTCAGAATCTTCATCTACTGTTCGTAGGAACTCTTCTAAGAATGAGACAGTAACTAAACCAAGTTTCTCATCATGAGATACTTTAGTGAATTTAGTAAGGTCTTCACCTACATTGTAAGTGTGTTTTCTACGGATTTTAGAACCCTTACGGATTACTTCTCCAACCTTAACTACTTGACCATCTTCTAGAGTTACTTCTTCGGTAGCTTTAGTATCTTCTTTAACTTCTTCTAAAGTAGTTACAGTGATATTAGTAGATGCAATAGTCTTGTATCCTAGGTATTTATCACCCTTCTCATCGTAATCATCTGAGAATTGAACTTCCCAAAGCTGACTTCCACGATTAGATGGTAATTTAGCACCTTGTAATAGGTAATCAAACTCTTGACCATAAGCAATTGTCTTATTATCTACAGAAGTTCCGTCTACCACAACATCCTTCTTAGGAGTTACATTAGGTACATTATTCTCTACTACGTTTCCGAAGTACCCATTTCCAAAGTCAATTTGGAAAGTTTGGTTTTTGTACTTACCAGTAAAGCCTTTATTTACAGACATAGGCATGTGGAAGAAGATATCTTGACCAGTCTTCACATACTTATCATAGAATGCTTGAGAATCTTTAGCTACCCAAAGATGGAATTTACCAAACTTAGATACATCAATTCCACTACCTTTAATGAACTGTTGAACTGACTCAGGTAATTCACCTAGTTTAGTAGAATCTACTTCGTAGAAGTCTAAGTCTTCTACCTTTTCACCCTTAGAAGTTACTGCATAGTAATCTTTTGTGATAGGAGTTACTGCTTGTTCTGGGTAATTTTCTAAGTAACCAAAGCCTTTAGCAATAGCAGACTTAGGAGATTTATCATTAATGTATTGGTCTAAATCCCACTCAGCTACATAGTAGTTAATATCTGTTTGTAGCAAAGTCTTACCGTTAATATTTTTACCTTGTTTATTGGTATTATTCTTAACTGGTTGGATTTTGTGATTTCCACCACCATTTGGATTGTTTGGATTATTAGGGTTGTTAGGTGAACCTGGAGTATGGATACGAACCTTGTTAGAGTAAGCAGTATAACCACCACCTTTTGGTTTATCTGGAGTAATTTGTTTGTAAACGTAAGTTACTTCAGTGATACCATCGATTACTTTTCCAGTTTCGTTACCAACAGTCTTATTAGGAACTAATTGATATACTTTTCCACCAAACTTAATTTCTTTAGGTTTGTTGTCTGTTGTATCGTAAGGATCACCAACTTTTCCACCTTTGGTGTCTTCGTGGTCATTTCTAATTGTGTTGCCTTCTTCATCTACATAATGAACAATAACATCACCAACATTAGGAATCTTATCAACTGGTTTGTAGAAGTATGTTACTAGTTTAGTACCCTCTTCTACTTCGCCTGTTTCTTTACCTTCAATGTGATTAGGTACACGTTTGTATGTGATACCATCTTTTGTAAAGGTTTCACGAATTTGGTCTGTGGTATCATAGTGAGAACCAACGGGCTCGTTTACAGTATCTTTAGTTCTTCCAAGAAGAATATTGCTACCCTCTACTCGATATTCTACGTCTACGTTCCCAGTTACTCCACCATTAACATCCAAACGGAATACGTTCTCGTAAGTTGCACCGTCATTTAAAGTTCTGTAAATGATAGTAAATGGAGTAGGAGTATATTCTTTAGCTAAATCTTTGTTAGCAATAGCTAACTCTTTTTCATTACCTAAAGCCTTCAACAAACGACTAGATGTTTCGAAAGTAACATTCCAAGTAGAGTTTGCTTTCTTAGTACTCTCTACGTCGATTTCGAGACCTTCAGCCATATAGTCAGATAACTCAATAGACCTAGTAAGAGGTCGACCAGACGGAAGAGATTTTGGTTTAAGGATAAAGTGGTTTGTAGAGTTCTTAGCAACTGATTGGTTATCTACATCTACACCGTCTTCGTTTTGAACAAGCTTCTCAGCTGGGGTATTTACTACCAATGAAGTTAGGTTATATTTAGTAGTAGGAGCCTTAGGTTGCTCTGGAACACGTTTAAACTCAGGTTCTTTAGGCTCACTAGGTTTCGCTAAAGTTAATGTAGGAACTTTAGGAAGTTCTTGCAATTTTTCTGGAGTGAAAGGAGCTGGAGTATAAGGAACCGGAGTCCATTTAGAGTCTTGAGGTTTGAATCCTACCTCTGTGTACTCTACTGGTTTCCAAGAAGAATCTTCAGGTGAGTAAGTTACTTTCTCATACCCTACTGGCTTATAAGTCGCATCTTCAGGAGTGTAAGTAACTTTTTCGTAAGTTACTGGTTTCCACTCAGCACTCTTAGGAGTGTATGTAACTTTTTCGTATGAAACTGGTTCGTACTTAGGTGGAGTTTGTGGTTTATACTCTACAGGCTTATAAGTAGCTTTTTCATATGTAACTTTATCATAAGTCACTGGAGTATAAGGAGTTGGTGTTGTTGGAGTAAATGGAACTTTCTCATAAGTTACTGGAGTCCATTTAGTATCCTTCGGAATGAAAGTTACTGGTGTGTATGTGGCTGGTTCATATTTAACTTCAACATACTTAGGAGCATTTTCAGTTACTAAAGGTTTCAAAATTATTTTACTCTTAAGAGTAGTAGGCATTGACAACCAATCACCAAACAATGTAAACTCTACATAAGGTTTAAAATCATTTTTTTGATTATTATAATTTGGAGTAGGACTTCCTTTAAGAATATCCATTGGAGTAAGATAATCCCAACCTGTAGAGTGAACATAGTGTACTGTTTCACCAGACATAGTGTAAAGATATGCACCTCTTGGAGCATCTGCTAAGTCAGATACGCCCCCTGGAGGAGCAGTATATACGTGCTGATTGTAATTAGCTTCCAAACCAGAATTAGCTGGATTAAGAGTTGTAGAACCATTTTCTGTAGAAATATGAGAACCTTGTTCATAGTCTACGTCAGATACAATACCTGTGTAAGCTGCATTTACACTAATGTTTGTTCCTTTAATTACAGGTTTCAAGAACAACTCATAAGCTGCCCCACCTGAATAGTTAAAGTCTAGGGCGTTAGTATTACTGTACCCTAAGGTGTTATAAGGGTTAGTTGTCTTACCTTTAGGAGTGTAAACTCTTGCAGTTACTAGCACGTCCAAAGGCTGACCATTCTTCATTTCACCTGCATCTACCAAACGGTAAGTCATTTCTCGGTAAGCAGTACCAGACTTAGTTGTCTTCTCTTCACCTGAGAACACAGTAGCATACACAGGTGGTTCTAAGAATGTATCGTTATGGATGATATTCTTACGAAGTGCTTCGTCAAATGAATATACAGTACCACCTTTTACATCAGTAACCTTAGTTACCCCACGTTTCCAACGTAAGCTTACACCAGTTACACCTTCGGCTGTAGATACCCCTTGGTATGAAGTTCTGACACCACGAACCCACTCCCAACCACTTGAGAAACTATTAACTTTTCTAGGGTCTTCACCTGAGAAGTAAGATGTAGGTTGAGTTGAATAAATAGCATCTTCAGTATTTTTAGGAGGTAAACTCTGTTTTTCTGCTTCTAACTTAGCGTTATAATCATCGACAGTCTTCTTGTCTTTAGTCATATCGCCAGTATAAGTTAAGCCAGCTGCCTCCATAACTGCTCTATTGTAAGCTTTGATAGCAGTATTCTTCTCTGCTGCGTTACCACTTGCTTGTTGTTTAGCTGCTAGGGAACGTTTTTCATTCTCAGCTTTAGCCGAGTTAGAACGACGGTCTGTCTCAGCTTTAGCAGATAGAGAAAGCTCTTTATTTTTAGCAATTACTGAATTAGACTTAGCAATGTTGTCATTTTCTACAGCTTTTGCAGAATTTGAACGTCTTTCATTCTCCGCTTTAGCAGAATTTGAACGTTTTGCGTTTTCTGCATCTACTGATTGAGAACGAGCCTTATCAGCTGGATTAACTGTAGCTGCATTAGAACGTTTTTCATTTTCAGCTTTAGCAGATAGAGAACGTTTAGTGTTCTCTTGCTCAGCAGATAATGAACGTTTATTTGTTTCAGCTTGAGCAGATAATGACAACCTTTCATTCTCTTTTGCAACAGAGTTAGAAAGAGTAGCATTGTTATTTTCTACTACTTTTACTGCGTTTGAACGTTTTTCGTTCTCAGCCTTAGCAGAAAGTGAACGTTTGTTATTTTCAGCGTCAGCAGATTGAGATTTAGCTTTATTTTCTTCTTTAGTACCCTTAGCAGAGTTTGAACGTGACTCATTTTCTTTCTGAGCAGACAATGAGCGATCATTATTTTCTTTTACAACAGAGTTAGATTTTGCAATATTGCTTGCTTCAACCTGTTTAGCAGAATTTGAAAGACGTTCATTTTCAGCTTTTGCAGAGTTAGACCTACGAGCGTTCTCTGCTTCTACAGAAGAAGAGTTACTGTTATTGATTTCATCTACATTCTTAGCAGAAAGAGAACGTTTAGCATTTTCTTCTGATGCTGATGTAGATAAACGAAGATTTTCTTGAGATACAGAAAGCGATCTAGCTTTATCACTATTAACTACTGCTTCAGCAGATAAAGATAACTCTGCATTTTTTGATTCAGCTGATAATGATTTAGCTTTGTTTTCTTCTTCAATACGAGTAGAATTACTTTTGTTCTTTTCTACGATTAAAGAATTACTTGTAGCAACATTTTCATATTCTGCTTTCTTAACTAAATAAGATTTAACAGATTCTTTGTTAACTTGCTTAAGTTTAGTTAAGTTAAGTAGGTACTCTTGATACCCCTTAACACCTTGGGGTGTATTTTGAACCTCTTTAGATACTTCAATAATAGCATCTTTATATTGAGCCAAGACAGATGCAGACTCAGAATCTACAGATTTTACGAACTCTTGATAAGACTCTAGAGCTTTCTTATATTCTGCATCTAACTCTTTATTCTGTGATACTACTGTTTCTTTATCTTTCTGCCATTGTGATACTGCAGTAGAGTGCTGAGTAGCAACAGATTTAATATCTTTAGACATTTCAGATTCTTTAGCTGAAATAGATTTAATAGCTTTCTCAGTATCTTCTGCAGTTGATGTTGCTTTAGCTACTTGAGTTTTACCTTGTTCTACGTTAACACCTTGGTCTTTTGCATCTTGTACTGCTTTGTTAAGTTCATCGTGATTTACTTTAACGTTTACATTACCAGTAACATTATCTGCATTTTCTAAATTAGACTTTTGAGCATCTGACAAAGTACCTGCTGGAGCATTCAAGTTAGTAGCTGGGTTACCTGTAGGAGTGTCATTTGTAATATCTGACTCCTTAACCTCACCTACCTTATCCTCTACTTTAGGTTGATTTGTAGCTTCTACTTGGTCAGCATAGGCAGTATTAGTACCCATAGCCATACCAACCGCTGCTAATCCGAGGATAACACCTGCTGCCCCTCCTACCTTCATGGTTCTAATTGAACCATAGGCTTTCGTTTCTTTACTATATGAAGACATATATAGTTCACCTCACAAAATTTTACTAGACATCTCTTATAAATTAAATGTACAAAATATACACATAATGTAAGAAATATACATATAATGTAGAATAATGTATAAAATTATACATAAAATAAATATAAGAAACATACGTCAAAAATAACAAGCCTGTATGGTAACTTTAATGCTACTGAAGTAAAGAAGAAAGAGCAACCAATTTAGGTGCTCTTTTAAACTATAAATAGCGAGGATTAAGATTTATATCAAGTACTCCAACTACTGTATTAAGTTCTCTTCCACTGAAACATGGAATTCCTGAAAGCTTCATGGCTCCACGTTTTAATTTGTCTGGTAGGTCTGGAAATGGTTGAGCAAGGTTCATACCCTTATACTGTTTCCTAAAGATTTTAGCTTCTTCTTCTGTAAGACCATAATACACTAAAGCCTCTTCCATAGAATCTAGTAAAGGGTTATCTGTATAGATAATCTTCGCTCCACCACCTTTTCCAAGTTCTTTAGCTTGAGATAGAGTTAACTCTTCACCTGTATTAGAATTGATGTATTTTCTTCCTGGAGCAGTGTAAACAAACAACTTGCTAATGTCTACTGTTTTTAACTCACCATCAATACCCAAGACGAACACATTATTCATAAGATAGAGCAAATCGTCTTCGTCGTTTAATGAGTACTCATCTTTAGTTGAGAGCTCTTTTACCCCATAAGGTACATTTGAACCCTTAGGGAAAATAAGAGAATAACCCTCTTTGAGTTTACCATTCTGCATTTCCCAAATGAGAGATGCCAACCGTCTAGGTGACATAGAGCCTTTGGGAAAAGGAGAAACAATACCATCTGCTGAGTCACCACGCAATACCTTATAAAGGAGCAAAGTATTATAAGGCACATAAAGATTTTTGAAAGAAGATAACCCCTCAACTACTTCTTGAAAGTTGTCAGGTGTAACTTGAATGTACCTATTCTTTTCCAAATCTTTGCTTTCTGCCCAAGTAGTTTTCTTACTTCGGAAGAATACAGATACCTGTTCGTCTACCAAAGGTAACATATCTGCGTCATTGGTAATTACATCTATGTAATGGTTAGGGTATTGTTCTTTAGCCTTTTGAATTGCTAGGAAAACTAAGTCATCGGCTTCCCAATTATGCATAAATACACATTGAACTCCACCTCGTTGTAGTAAATCTTGTGCTAAAGATACCCCTTCGTACATATCGGAGCGCATACTTTCACGCTTACCTTTGTACTCACCATCTACTCCAGTAGGTTGTTCCTTCATGAAGTAAGCTTTACGGCTAGGACAAGGACGGTCAAAGCAAACAACAGTAGGAATTTTTCCACCTTTAGACCAGTTGAAAATGTTTTTGATAGTACCGTTAGCAATTGTTGTATCTACTACTTGAGATACCCCATTCACTTTGATTGTACGTGATAGTTTAACTCCTGCATAGGAGAAGTTATGAGCCATGTGGTTAAAGTCCACAATAAGGACTCGGTCTGATTTGCTTGTTGGATTAAATGTCATTTTTAACCTTTCTGTTCTATAATTTATTTATTTTACATACAAGAGAACTAGTTTTTCTTTGTTGGAGAAGATGAGATATAAGCCTTAAGTTCGTCTTCGTTGTCTATCTTCCAATCTTCTTTATGATTCCACTCATAAGTACCGTCGCTATACTCTACTATTTCTACTGACTTAGTGTAAGAGTAACTAGGATTAGGAGCTCCATAATAACCACCACATTCCTTAGAATAGTAAGACTTAATATCATTTAAGTTAGATGTATATGACAAATCTATATGCTTTACAGAATGAGTTGTATAAGTTTTAGACTCTTTATTATAAAGTATTAAAGTACCTTCAGTTTCTGAAGAAACACCTAACCAATCTGAGAAAATATCCAAGAAACTCTTCCCATAAACATTTTTAACGTAAAATAAGGATTCAGCATCTCCAATCCTCATACCAGTCAATTTCTTTAAATTTTGAACACTCTGGGTTGGTTTAGTAGTGTAATACTCTAAATCAGTTATAACTTTATTGAAATTTTTACTACCTTCTTTATAGCTAGTGTAAACTGGAGTTATAGTAGAAAACTCATTGTAGGAGGTTGTTGAAATTAGTTCTTTTTCTTTTTTAGGCGAGTAAGAGAAAATTAACATAATTACAAATAAAATAATAGAAATTATAAATAGAGTATTTAGAACTTTGTCTTTAGGGAAAAAGACACTCGTACCTTTTTGCATACTACCCATCCTTAGAAACAACGGACATGACTACAGTCTGTTGGAACTCCCCTTTAGGCAACCTCTGTTTAGAGAAGTCCCACATGAACACTGTTCCGTTATTTTTAAGTAACTTACGAACATTTACTAGGTGCATACCAGTTTCGATACCGTTCATGTTTCCTAATAGTAAGATATCAACTTTCAAGTCTTTAGGTAGGTTGTCGGGGTGATAAGCCTTTAGACCACGATTTTGTAAATCTTTTAGAGAATATTTGTCAATATCAACACCAACATACTCGTGACCTGACTCCCTTAAATATTCTGCGAATACCCCTCTACCACAACCGAAGTCCATCACTACTAACTTCTCAGAGCCATCAACTAAACTGCTTAGTACTCCTTTAACTAATTCAATATTTTTACTTACCATTTAAATACTCCCATATCAAAGCATCTTTTAACATTACTGCTATCTTACCATCGTAAGTAGAGTAAATCTTAACAGAACCACTATGTTTATATAGAAACTCGTGACCTCTTCCTATGTATGCAATTTGAGTTGGTAGAACTGAGTAGATTTCGTCAATCAAGTGCTTTTTCTTAAAGCTATTTAGAAACTCCTCTACACTAGCATACTCCCCTACTAAGTATTTATTTGAGGATTCATTTTCAGTTGACCTAACTGTAAGCTCTAAGACCTCTCCACCACCAAACTCACTGTGCCTATGACTAACATACTCACACTGATTGAAGAGAGCCAGTGCAACATAAGATGAGCAGTGACTAACCAATCCAGTGGTTAAATCCTTAACCTCAACTCCAATCAAGTAGTGTTTTAATAAGGATTTTACATCTTCTACCGTTTTTACTTCCATTCTTATTACCGTACCCTTTCAACTACATACAAACCATCACGCTTATAGACATCGTAACTAGGATTACCATCTCCAAGAGTAAGAGAACCATCGCCTAAAAACGTAAGTGGGGATTCTTTTGTTGTTGATTCAATACCTTTAAAATCTTCAATCTCTAGTACACCAAGAACCTCTTCTTTGAGGTCTCCGTCACCTTCTAGTATAATTTTACCTAATCCTTGACCGTAAGCGTACCTATCAAGCTCAGTTACACTAGATAGTTCGACGTAGTCACCTACCTCCAAAAATCCTTGTTCGTTTTTATCTACTTTCATGACTATACCTCAAATTTTTGATACTACTATTCTACCATCTTAGAAAGAAAAAAGCAAAGGGAGTTAAAAAGAAGTGTAAAAGTCTTACACTTCTTTTAGTTTTACTTATTTAAATTCCTCATAATACTTACAACTTAGGCTAGATACCTTCCTGCTCAGCCATCTCTGCAAGCATTTCTTCGTGCGTAAGAGGACGTTCTAGGTCTTCATCAGAACCTAAACCAAGATAAGAACTCAAGAGATTAGCCAACTCTGTTGCATCTTTCATACTTAGAGAGATACCCTTACCCATTCGGGAACGGTCTTCATTCCAAGAACGGATATCGAGTTTAGGTTCCTTACCATTCCAAGATACCAAGTTCAACTGAGTTGTCCAACCACTAGGAGTAGGATTTCCGATAATTCCAATCTCCTCGGTTACTTCATAACTGAAATCGTTTGCCATGTAAATTTTTCTCCTTTAAATTCTAACTAGATATATTGTAACACACATGCAAAAATAAAACCAGTTCAATGGAACTGGTTAAACAATCTTTTAAGTAAGTTAGTATAGGATTTGGTCGGGTAATACTACCTGAATGTAGTAATCTGTCTTATCAAAGATTTTAATACTTGGTTCAGATGGAACAAAGCTCTTCTCAACCTCTTGAGCAACTAAAACAATAAAATTTGTACTGTCCTTATTTTCACTTATCCCAGTCTTTATTTCTTTAAAAGACCTAACCATAAACGGAACATCTAACACTCTGGTATTATTTGCATACCCCAATAGTTGATTGTAGGCATTTTCTAGGCTAGAGTAAACACTAAGGATATTTTGACTACTTTTTTGTAAAGGAATTAACGCTGAATTACTTTCTTGATAACGTCTTTCACAGACTACATAAGAGTACATTACCATTACAATAAATACCTTTCTTAAAATTCAACTAAAATTGCAGTTGCATCGTCATGCCTTTTGACTTCCGAAGATTCGTTACTATCTTCCCAGTCCCTTAAGGTCTTTAAAGCAGAACTAAGAGATACTTTTCCACTAAATACATCTTGGAAAGATACTAATCTATTAGATAATACTCGTTCAAAGCCGTCAGACATGATAAGACAACGATTTAACTTAGAAGTATCGAAACTTCTTTGAATAAACTCATCCTTGTAATTTCCATAAAAACTAACAGTCCAAAAGCCATTCTCGGTATTCATAGCTTCACGATTAGCAGTCATTTGAGTTTTTACTGCTTTAGTGACATCTTTACCGAGCTCTAAGGCACGTTTGCGAACCTCTATAGTCTTGCTAGAGAACTTCTTAATACGGTTATCCGTCACGACTTCTAAAGTACCGTCATTCATCTCAAAAACAACTGCACAATCACCAAGTACAAAAGCTGTTGTACGTTCATAAAACTGTGATATACCTGCAAAAGTTGCACTAGGATAGTTTTCTTTAGTTAAACTTAAGTTTAGAAAATCCCTATCTTCACACAAAGAGTCAGTTATGCACATACAAGCATGCGGAATAAAGACAAAGGGACAAGTCTTTAACCCTTTAACTAATTTATCTGCTAACCATTCTGCTTGAGAGTGATACCCTTTAAGAGGTGTTGCAGAGATAGGAGTTGCACCATCAATAACGCCAATAGACTTATCACCTATGAAAAGCCTATCTCCCCCCCAATTACCTTTAGGGAAGTCTATAATACTGTCAATTACTTTCATACACTACTCCTTAGTACCAATAATTAAAGTTTTTGTACTACTGTAATAATAAGGAATATAGCTTGAACTAGTAGGTTTTAGTTTATGGTTGTAAACGTCAGCTACTAAAACTTCAAAAGACTGCTCCCTATTCCTAAATAAGTGCATCTTACGAGGCATACCCAAAGAGATGAATTTATCAATCAAACGAGTCTTGTCAACACCTTCAATAGATGCGAAACGAAGTAATGCAAGTTGAAGTGCTTGGTTAATATTATTCAAACCAGTTTTAAGAGAAAACTCTTTTAGGAAAGATAGCTTGGTAAGTAAGTCAACTTCATCTTTAATTACCATTTCACCAGACTTGAAGATTTGTTTGTCATAACACACCATATCAATTAGTACAGTTAGAGCAACAAATTTTCTATACTGTTTATAAATTTGAGCAAATCTAATATAGACTCCGTTACCTCTCTCGCAATGGAAGTTAAGGTAATCCTCATTTTTCCAATTACGTTGAGTAGAGTTAATAGAGATTATAGTACGAGGTACAATATGATCAGAGATAATAAAGATAACTGGCTTATTTAGTTTCTTCAAAACTTCCACACGGTGCTGACCATCTATAATTTCATAGTTACTATTTACCATAACTGGAGATAGTTGCCCCATTTCCTTAATCTCTTCCTCTAAGTTAGGATTGGAGCTTATGCTACGATTTCCTCTCATCTTTTTGAATAAAGAGTAATCAGTTGTTGAAAATAAAGAACCAACAACATTTACACCTACCTGATTTGTTGAAGATTTATACTTTACCATACAAACCTCCCAAACCTTTCTTTCAAAGGTATATAAACGTAATCGCCCTTAACAGTATAAGATCCCAAGCTTACAAAATACTCTTCTTCTACTTCTGTATATTCGGATGCAGAATGACTTTCTAAATAAGAAAATAAGTCATCGGAAACAACTGTACAAAGCATAGTGAATAAATCATTTAAAAACTTCTCTGAACGTTCTACACCAAATGCATCTTTTAAAATGATTACTAAATAACTAATGAGATCTTTAATAGGTAAAATTACTTTAAATGGAGAGATAGTAACTAAAACACTATTATAATCGTTTATACCTACTACACCACCCTTACCCTCATCAGATACACATCTGGGAGATATACATCTCTTAGCCTGTATATATTTTAAATCGAAACTAGTTAGTTTAGAAGATAGCAAACCACAATTAGGTTCAAAACTTAGATGATTTGCAATCCTTAAAGGAATACCTACACATGGTTTTCCTTTAATGAGTTCAAACTTATCTGTTGGAAAATACTCTAAAGGACATGAAAACCGGTATGAAAAGTCTTCTGGTAAATCATCTATACAAGATTTAAAAAGAGAAAGTAAAGATTTAACCATCTCATCTGTCCAAGCAAGACTTACGTCAATACTACAACCACGGAACACTTTGCCCTTGTAAAGATAGTCTGTAAAAGGACTTAAATAGCTAGCTAATAACTTTGGGTTAGATAATACTTCTTTACTAGACTCTAACACAGTATTTGGTATATAAGTCATACCATGACCAATACCTGATACTTCATTTAACTTATCCCCTATTTCCTCAATAGAATCTAAGGTATTAACCTTAGAGCCATTAATATCTAAGACAGAGTAAAAGTCATCAGCATTAAATAACCCTAAAGAACCATACAACTTATAGTTTTCAATCAGCTTATGCGCTGAACTGCTAAGATGATACGAAACACGATTGAGTGAATTTATATTCACGATAGTTTTTGAAGTACCCTGCTGGCTACTTACTGTAATAAAAACTACTCATTTTATATTCTTTCTACCTGATAGTTATTTGTTTAGTTGGTTAATTGTCTCAGGTAACAAAAATATCTGATAGATACCCACAACTAAGGAACACACTCCTTAGTTCTAGGTAACTACCCTAATACTACATCTACTTAAGCGTAATTAACCTAAGCTTAAACAGTAACTAAGACAACAATTATTCTTAAGGTAACTTAACTCGTTCGCCTTTGTCATCTAATAAGTACTCTCTGCCATCCTTTGTTTCGTTGTAGATATACCCTTCTTCGTCTAGATAGTACTTAAAAGGTAAACCATAACGATACCTCATTACTATGAGCTTACTTTCATGTCGTCCATGAAATTCTAGGTGCTCTTCTTTACTACAAACAATCACTGCACATACCTCCTAACGATAGTTCCTAAATTTCCGAGTAATGTAACGTCGATCGTAATGAACTGAAAATACGATAAAAGGAATATCACCACAAACAATTAATGTGTTATAAAGAGGTTCACTACTCTTGAATTCTTTCGTATTGCTGTCAATATCAGATATAACTGCACTTACAATAGGAGATTCAAAGATGATTGTAATCTTAGGCTCACCATCACCTAACTCAATAGATTGGTTTACAAGTTTACCTACTTTTGTTTGAATATTTTCCAAATATAATTTCATATTTTACCTACTTCCTAAAATACTTTCTACTAATGGGTAAGTTATTTGCCATTTTACACCATGGCATACCCCTAAGGCAGCATATAAACTAGCTAAATCGTGAGGGAATTCCTTACACTCAATACGATATCCGTCATAATTAGCTAAGAGATTTGCATAGTGCATTTCAGAAATCATTATATACTCACCCCCAACAGAATAACAATTACACAAAGAAAAGTTACCAATGGAGTTTGTTTTTATCTTCTCCTCTATTAAAGGAGTGTAGTTACGATACGATTGGTCGCAAGATAGCCTATAAGATAAGAAAATGGATCTATCAGAATCAAAAGACATTAGAAATGTATTACGATGATACACTTTAAAATCTTCTGTTATAATAAAACCATCAAAGGACTTAAGACTTTCTAAGAAATTCAATACATCTGGACTCACAATTTACCGCTCCTTAATTAACTATTATAATAGATTAACTTCTTCTTTTTCTGTATATAGTACCAGTTTTCTTAGCCCTTACTGGAGTAGTTAGGGCATCTTCCACAGACCAACCACTATTTAAACGATTATACAAGGCATTAAAACTAAGATTATAAGCTTTAGCCATACTAGAATAGGATGGGTAGATATTACCTAGATGGTCTTCTATACTAACAGAAACCTCTTTACTATACTCAGAATGTTTATGAGTACTGCATAAAAGACTATCTTCTAAAGACCAACCCCTATACAACCTAACTTTTAACGTCTTCTCATCTAAATCATAAGCTTCAGCTAACTCCTTGTAGGAATTATAATGCTTACCTAAATGGTCTTTAATATTTTGAGATTTAGTATATTTAGCTAGAGGTGTGGTTAATGCATCCTTTAAAGACATACCCTTAGCTCTTCTACTGAGAAAAGCTTGATAAGAAATACCATAATGCTTTACCATAGAAGAAATAGATGAAAACTTATTTCCTAAGTGGTCATGAACAGTATGACTTTTCTTATCAAAAGTTAAGGCTTTCTCCAAAGACCACCCCTTATCTATTCGAGAACGAAAAGTCTGCCTAGGTATATTGTAGTGTCTTACCATAGACGATTCCGACTCGAAATGATTACCTAAATGATCTTTAATCATGTAAATTCTCCTTAGTACTCATTAGGCATACTTGCCTCAATTGCTCTTTCACGTTCAGCCTCAAAAATTTCTTGTTCTTCAAAATCAAGCTGACTATAAGTTTTGTGCCTTCCCAAACTATCTACCTCTCGAGAGTAATAAGCTAGAGCAAGATCCACCCCATAACCAAAACTCTCTCCAATCTCACGAACCTCTTCAACGTCAGGTTCTGGAATGCATAAGAAACATACCCAAGTCCTTCCTTGCATTCTGTTGTTTAGAGTATAGCAACGAGTACCCTTCTTTAAAACGCAACCACACTCAGAACAAGTACGGTCAGCCTTAATTGTTACAATCTTACAATTAGAACTAGGCTTTAATAGAATTTGATTTTTCTCATAAAGTGTAGGTCCTTGCGCATAAATGGTTTGCAAATTAGAAATTTTACACATAATCTGACTCCTTCAAAACTTTACATACGTTGGCTAGTAAAAAAGCTACTACTATAAGAAAGTAATCAAACCAACTACTAACCTTTCTAAAATATATAAAAATTTTACAGTATTTACAGATAATTTACAAGACTATGTACTAAAAATTTTTGCTTACTCTTAATCACTATTTTAAGTAATTATAAAATAAGCAAAATTTTGGACTATGAGATATTTTGTATATTTACTATCTATCTTTCAGTTGTTGAACTTCCACCTACTTGACTATCTTCATCTTCACCCAAGATGTAGAGATAGGCTTGCTCTGCTTGTTTACAAATACTTGGCAACTTAGAGTCAAAGTCACGAATAGACTTAGACCAATTTTGCACATAGGCTACTGAATTGTTTTCTTTTAGAGTACCCGAGGTTACAAAATCACTAATACCAGTCTCCTGACAAAGTAAGGCTGCAGTCATCTCTGCAATACACTCCTCTACTGAATATCGTGCACCTGCAAATCCATCTGACATAGTAACACCAATACGGTCCAATCTTTTAGCATGACCAGTAGAGTGAGCCAACTCATGAAAAGTTACAGAGTACTTAGCGTCTGCCCATTTATAACTTTTATTGACATGGACTAAGTCTTCACTAGGACGGTAGAATGAGCGACCGTCATTTACTTCCTCATATTTAACACCTGAACGTCTTAAATAATTACCAATTACACGTTCTGGGTCTTCCTTAGAGAGTACCAACTCACCAGTACCATCTTCCTTAATACGTCTAGGGAATGAATTACCCTCAGAATCCTTAAAATGCCTTACATCAGCTACCAAAGAATACTTTAAAACAAAGAACTTGGTGTAGTATTTGCCATCTTTCTTAAAAACAGTACCCCCTCGACTGGTTTGATAAGACTCACCATCCTTTAGAGGAATTTCTACATCTTCTGGTTTAACTTGAGTAGTTACCTCACTGTAAAATACTACTGGAAACCATTCAATACCTTTTTGAAATTTGAAATCTGTACCATGCTCCTCATTATACTTATTAAGTTGGTTTTTAGTCATATACTCTCCGTTAGGGAGAATGATGCGGTTAATACCACGATACATTTTCTTAGATACCCAGTTTATAGAAACACCAAACTTATGAGGGTTCTGCCAAGGCATAATACCATCCTGCTGGACACGTTTTAAGAATGAATCTATAACTACATCAATAGCTGTTTTCTTTTTCTTCTCCGTCATAACGAGAAACCTCCCCATATAATAAGTAACAACACCTATTATAGCATCAATTAACAAAAAAGGAAACCCTGTTTAAGGATTTCCTAATTACTTATATATAAGTTATTACTAAGCATCTTCTTCTGGTAAAACATCAGTTTTTGCAAGTTCCTCATCTTCTGGTAAGATATCAGTCTTTGCAAGTTCATCTTCTTCCAAAAGGACATCAGTTTTTGCAAGATCTTCTTCTGGTAAAACTTCTGTTTTATCTAAATCTGCCGTAGCGATAGATGCTGTAAATAACTCTGCAAGAGGTACTGGAGTTTCGTCTACTTCAATGAAGTTTGTTTGAGGCTCTTCTGATTCAGCTAAGTCCTCTTCAACTTCCTCGAAAGCAACCTCATAAGCAGGCATATCTTCAGTATCAGTAGCGATATCTTCGAACTCATTCACTTCAACTAAATCTTGAGTAGATACAGAAATAATATCTTCTACTTTAACACGGTCAGTTGTAGATTCTTCTACAAAACCAGTTGTAGTGTTTTTGTTTGAACCATTTGAAGAATGACTCGCTGCTAATAGTTCTGCCTGTTCTAGGGCAAGTCTATCTTCTTCATCAAGCTTACGTTTACGTCTGAAACCTAAGTAGGCAAGGAATCCTGCTACTGAAGTTCCTACCCCAGCCAATAGGTAAAGTAAGTTATCATCATTAAAGATAGAGAAAGCAAGATTAGGACTTAGTAGGAAGTTTTTAACAGATACTGTAGATAAGTTCCCTGCTTCATCTTCCGCCTCCACTACGAACTCATTTCTATCTTGACCAGTAGATTTCATGTCATAGTAGTAAAGACCAGTTTTCTCATCATATTGTAATTTTACTTCTTTGCCATTTAAATAAGCTTTTACAGATTTTAACTTAGAGATATCTCTAACATCAATAGTAATACGTTTTTCATTAGATTTATAACGTCCACCATCTCGAATACCAGTAATAGAAATCTGAGGAGCAGTGTTATCTACTATGAATTGCATTGTTCTATTTGATGAAGAGTATTTTACACCAGTCTCAGTTTGAGAGAACACCTCAATAGTATATACCCCTTCTTTTTCAAAGAAAGATTTATCTATTGTGTAAGTATATTGCCAGTTACCATTTACACCACCTGAGCGTGAAACCTTGATAGCGTCTTTAGGAATAGAAATTTCCTTACCATCTTTAAATACCTTGATAGTTGTTTTATCAGCGTTAATCTTATCTACGTTAGATTCTAGCAACTGGATATTTGAAGTTATAGCTTTGAAAGAATGACCTTCTAATCCGTAGTTTACAATAGAGTAACTTGAACCTTTTTTATTGATTGAGAAGTTTTCAGTTGTATCTGAAACTAACTTACCGTTACTATCATAAGTTTTAACAACTAATGTATAATAGTCGTCTTCTGCGATACCCTTGATGCTGTAATGACCATCTTTATATTCGACAAATTCAGAAGAGTTAAGCTCTCCTTGCGCCCTACCAATAAGCTTAATTTCTGTTCTAGAAGTATCTACTACTTTTGTATCTACACTTACTTTCAAGTCTAGGTTATCTGCCCTAGTAAATGTAGTTGTGTCACCGTTAGATGCAACAGAACTATCTTTATTACTTTGGTCACCATAGAGTGAATTACCACCAATAGTAATATCTGAAATACCTTTAGGAGCCTCTTTTACGATAGGAGCCTCAACTTTAGGTTCCTCTTTTGGAGGTTGAGGTGTAACTGGTGCTTCTGGATTAACAATATTTGCATTTCCTGGATTAACACTAGGTTCATCAGTTGGAACAACTGGTGTAGTAGGTACACTTGGAGTAGATGGCTCAGTAGGTGTACTAGGAACTTCTGGAACTGGAATAACAGGTCTATCTGGGATAGGCTGAGGAGATGGTTTCTCAGGCTCAGGTTGCGGAGTTGGATCTGGAATAACAGGTTTATCAGGTTCTGGTTGAGGAGTCGGAACTTCAGGTTCTGGTTGTGGTTTTTGTACTTCTTTTTTAGGCACATTTACAGTAACCGTACCAACAGTAGATACCCCATATCTTGACCTGCTTTCGATTGTTAGGGTGTGCTCTCCTTCAGAAAGCTTACCATCTAAATTGAAATTAGCAGTTGTTTCACTACCTTCAATCTCAGCATACCCAATTACCAATTCTCCTTCTTTAATTGAGTAATAATTAGACGGAGAATCACCTTTCAAGTACTGGTCTTTGTTAGGTGTAATGTCTAGAATAGAACCATCTGACTTTTTAACATCAAGGCTGTATGTCTTGTTTGTAGTAATATTAGCTACAACAATGTTGTGTTCTTCACCATCAACACCAATATAACTAGCGACTAACTGAGAGTTAGTTGGAAGAATATTTCCATCTAACGGAAGTCTAATACCATTTTGAAGTACTTGAGAATAAGTAACAGTACCTGAGATATTTTTTAATTTACCTTCGAAAGTATTTTCTTCATTTACTTCGATTTCCTTAGGTTTGTCACCCTCAGAAACAGAGAACTTATTATCACCTACACTAACATCGACAGATGGTTTTTTGTCCTCGTCTTTAGGTTTTTCTTCCTTAGGTTTATCATCTTCGTTAGGTTTATCCTCTACACCTGGTTTCTCTTCCTTTGGTCTTTCCTCTTCTTTAGGTTTTTCTTCCTTTGGAGGATTTTCCTCTGAGGGTTTAGTAGAAACTTTACCATCTTGGTCCTTGTCGTCCTTCTTGACTGGAGGTACAACATTAGAGTCTTCTACAGGTTTAGTAGGATCTTCCTTATCCTCTGCTTTAGGGGATTCTGGTTTTGGAGTTTCTTCTGAACTTGTAGTTACTTCTTCTGTGGTTTTAGTAGAATTAGATTTTTTACTATCGTCTACTTTCTTATCCCCTTCAGTCGTTTGAGAAGTTGTTGTAGTCTCTTCTTTAGTAGTTTTTGGAGATTCTGTGGTTTTAGTTTCTTCCGCTGTTTTAGGTTTTTCAGTGGTTTTAGGAGTTTCTCCCTCTGTTTTTGGTTTTTCAGCAGGCTTAGGAGCCTCCTCAACTTTGGTAGTTACCTCTGGAGCAGTAACCTCCTCTTTTGCAGTAGGTTCTTTTGCTTCTTTACCTGCTGTTTCAGTATCTGCAACAGTAGATACTTTAGTTGTTTCAGCCAAAACTTCTGGAGAATCAGCATGAGCAGTACCCGTCATGGCTACAAAAGTAAGACCTAACGCTACCCCTGTTCCCACTGACGATAGTTTTCGTCTGTTAGATTTCTTCTTTTTTGACATTTAGATGTTAAACCTCCACATTCGTTAATTCTTCTAAGAAAACTACTTTGCTTGTAGTGTATAGAGTACCATTTTCTGAGTTTTCTTCTAAAGAAATCTCTGAGTCTTCTTCAGGAATTATACCAGTTTTATCACCAAAGGTATCTTCTTCGTAACCATCAGTGTTAGAAATAGCTTCATTAGAATTAGTTTCTTCTACGTTATGAGCATTTTGAATGATACTTGCTATTTCCTCCTCTTCTTCGCTATCCCTGAACATTTGAGTTGTACTAGCTACAACAGAGGTAGCTCCAATAGCCATACTTGCTTTTCTAAGCTTCTCTATCTGACGTAACCTTTTCTTACCGCTCAATTCATCTACTGCATCAGAAATATCCCAAACAACGTACAATACACCTGCAGTTACTAATAGAATAATACCTAAAGAGAGCATTGCAACAAATAATTTAAACATTATACACACCCTCCAAAGACTTTCTAGCTTTTTCTAACTCTCTAACTAATTCTTTTGCTATATCTGACTGCCTACCATCTTTTTGCAAGCTCTTGTCAATAATTTGTGAAATATCTTCAAAGCTATTTGTTATATCTTCTTTACTTACACCATCAGCTTTTAACCTATAAGGATAAGTGTTAACTAGATATAATCTAGCTTTTGCAATATAAAGAGATACCAACTCAGACTGACCATTAACAGAATTTAGCAAATCCCACTGTTTCTTATACATTCCAGTATCGGTACCCTCGTTAGCTGCTTTTACAATATCTACTGGGAACGAACCAATCGCAGAATAAATATCAGCTAAGTCTGAGTAACCTTTTGCGTCCTTGAACCAACGACTGGCTATTTCTTGAGATGAGTCATCATTATAGTATAACCAGTACAAACGACCTACCTCAAAAGCAAGTTCTTTGAATCTAGGACTTTTTTCTAACGTTACTAAATTAGGGTTAAGTAAATCAAGAAACTGAGTCTCCTCTTCTTTCGTGAATACCCCATCTTGTTTGATGGCATCTATAATTCCAAAATAAGGGTCAATCTCTTTAGGGTTATATTCTATAACTTTTAAGTAATCTGAGAAGTCCCCTGACTTACTAGCATTAGCTACTAAGACCTGATATTGATTTTTTAATCCTTGTTCATAGGACATGTAAGGAGCAATTGAAGATAAACATAGGATAGTACCTGCTACACCTAAAGAGATTACTCTATTTACTCGTTTCTTAAGTAATTTATTATAGCCTTTCTCAACCTTATCTAAGTCCTCTAAAGCTATTTGCAACTCTTCAATGGATTGGAATCTATCTTTAGGTTCAGGCTCCGTAGCTTTTATAATTACCTCTGCAAGAGATTGAGGAATATTTTTAGCATACTCTCTAACATCCCTTGTAACTTTGTAAGTTCCGTTTAGAGAATCTATTGTTGAAGTTAGTTCCCTATCTAAGCCTACTAAATAACCTTTAACTTTATCTTCATCTGAGATGAACAAACTTGCAGTTACCTGAGCAGACTTTAAAACCCTTTGTATAAAAACTTTTAAGTTCTGTTCGGTTACAAACTCCTCAAGAGGTCGTCTAATATAACTTGACAACCTTTCTCTAAACTTCCTTCTATCTTCTTCACTGTTTAAAGGAATTCTATTTTCTATTTGAGGTAATATTACTTCCTCTACTCTTTTAGCTTTACTAGTTATGTAGTTATAAGGATTTACCCCCGTAAATATCTCAAACATAGTCCAACCCAAAGAGTAAATATCTGAACGTAAGTCAAAATATCTTGGAGCAACACCTTCAGCTAACTCTCTCTTAGTAGGAGCAATAGAGTATTTATCATAATACCCTTTGGTACCCACCCTGTCGGGTATTGGTTTACTAAAATCAACCTCTACTGAGATACCAAAGTCCAAAAGCATAACCCTCTTAGAAGAGGGGTCAAACATAATATTCTCTGGTTTCATATCTCTGTAAAAGATAGGTGTTGGTCTGCTATGCAGATACCCAACTACTCCACAGACAGTTTTTATGATATTTAAACCTCTCTGCAAAGGCATAGCACCACTAGAGCGTAACCACTCCCCAACAGAACGTCCATCTGCCCAGTCCATTACGATAAGTATTCTATCTTTTAGATATTCTATACTAACAATACGAGGAATTGACATGTGTTGTAGCTTCCTCATAATTTGAGCCTCTCTAATTAAGGCTGCTTGTTGGATAGACACAGTACCGTCAGGGTTCTTGATAATCTCCTTAATTGCCCAATAAGTACCCAAGTCTTTATCTTGAGCCTTATAAAGGTTAGACATTCCTGACTTTTCAAGTCCTTCAGCAGAAATCACTTTAATAATTCTATACTTTCCAAGTACAAGTTGATTAACTTTCACTAATTCTGACCTCCAACATTAACATAAGCTACAGTTATATTATCTTGCTCTCCAAAACTTTTAACCGAGTTAATAGACTGTTTTAAATCTTTAACAGATAAGTCCCAAAAATGCCAAAAACCATCAGAGCATAATACAAAAGCATCTCCATCAATGTAAGTACCTTCTAAGTAATCTATTCTAGGGTTCTTTAGAACTCCGATACATCTTGACAAAGTTGAGCGATACTTTCTTTTCATCTCTGGTGTAATAGTAACACCTTTCTTACGTCTAACATTTAAGACAGTGTGGTCTTCAGTAAGCACTTTGTAATTATTGCCACGGAAGTGGTATATACGGCTATCTCCAATATGATACCCCCAATAATTTCCTTCTTTTAGGACTAACATAGAACATGTAGTACCACACTGCTTTCCTAGAGGACTATACTTATCTAATATCTTAGAGTTTGCTGATAGCAAAGCATTCTTTAATGCTTCCTTACTAGTATTACCTTTTTCTAAGACTTCTCGTAAGTTTGAAATTACAAGTTGACTAGCAAAACTACCGTCCTCTAGTCCACCCATACCGTCACATAATACCACAATGACCGACTCTACCCCATTGTCCTCATATCTAGCTACCCAATATGAGTCTTGGTTGTTTGGATAACGCACACCTACATCCGTGTGACCTTTTATCTGAAACATAAATTAACCCTCCTCAGAGTAGATTTTAAAGATAATTCTACCAATCTTTAAGGTATCCTTTTCACCTAAAACTATCCATGACCTTGTCTTGATACGTCTTCCATTTACTTTAGTACCATTTGTAGAACCTAGATCCATAACTTGAAGTATTTGATTTGTATTTCTGAATTTACAGTGGTTGGCTGATACTCCAGTATCTGTTACAACAAAATCACTTTTAGGGTCTCTACCCAATAAATACTCAGTACCTTCGTCAAATACTTCAAAAGAAAGACCATCTGCATGGATTACAAAATAATCTTCACTTAATACCGAAGTTGCCTCAATACTTGTAGATTCTTGCCTATCCATAATAGTGTTTTTTGAATTTGAGATACCCCTTACCGAGCGTATCTCGGATAGAACTTCCTTAGAACTACGAGGTAGAACCCCATTACCAAAAACAAGAGTGTAATTTAAGGGAGTTAGAGCAACCTTAGGAGTAAAAGAAAGACGTTCTTTAACCCAATCTAGTAATTTGAAGTCTTCTTGATACTCATCAGAAAGTAAGGCATATACATTATCACCCCTAGATAAGAACCCCTTAACTTTAGAAGATGTGTCATCGTTTTTAGATAAGATGTCTCTCCAAACTGCACCAATATTTGCACCCAAAGACTTGTTAATAGATGTTATAGTAGTAAACTCATTAGAAAACTGATTATAATCAGATACAGTTAAAATTGAACTCATTAAGCATAACCCCCTACCCTTATTCTTCTTGCTATTTCCGTTTTCATTTTTGTTGCTAGGTTATCAATTGATAAACCAGTAATAGTGTTATATTTGTCTGGTTTTGAGAAATAGTTATAAGTGTATTTAACTTTAATAGACCTATCATTTAAAATTAAACAAAACTCATTCCTTCCAAAAATTACTTTTAAAATATGTAGAGTACCAGTCTCTACAAAATAAATAAGTACATTTGGATTAGATTCATACTTTTTTAACAACTCTAAATAGTGACGCTCTAACCTATTCCTTGTCATAAGCGTACCCCATTACGAGATGCCATAATACGAACCTCGCTTTTAGGTTCTGCCAATCTTGCATTTCTCCAATTTCCATAGTTCAACATAGCCTCTAAATACAACAATGTATCTTGAGCAACCCACATTGCAACTAAGCCTTCAGGTGTTCTTACATAAACACCATCTGGCGAATTAAGAATAGCCATAGAAATTAAACGGTGAGCCTCTTCGACTTGATTTTGACTGTTCATAGTAAATCCCCCAAATAAAAAAAGCATTACTAGAAAAACCCTACTAATGCTTAAATGCTATTTTAGATCTGGGAACGTACTTATATAAAGTTTCCCTACCATCTACACGGTTACCCCAAGAGGTTCTGCAGAACCTTTCTATAAGGTCAATAAGAATTAACTCTAAATCCTTTTGAATGTGAGGATTACATTCTACTACCGTACCGTTAACATTGTAAACCATATATCTATACCCCCAAGGCTGTTTAGCTGAAGAATAAGATAATTTGTAAGGTATTTCGATATTAACAGTACCCCAATCGCAGACAAGCGTTGTCCACGTGAGAACATTCTTTAAATTAAACTTAATTAAGTTAACTACTTCTTCCTTTGAAAGAATATCTTCATTCTCTAATTGAGCCATACAACTAAACCTCCTATAAGAAGTGTAAATAATCTAGTTTATTTTAATAGTTCTGAACCGATTTAGACACTCCTTTAATAGAGGAATTAACCTGTCCTCAGAAGTAACTATAACCTTTGTAGAAATTGAGAAGTCTTCCTCTACCCCATTTAATTCAACTTCTTGTTGAATATATTTAGGGTATGAAATAGAATGTAATCTTCGTACTTCTACTATATGATGTAAATCTGGGAATTCTAACCCTGACTCAGAGAAAGGTAAAATGATCTGATTGTTTAAGTCATCTATAAAAGCAACATAACCACTACCATTCATATCTAACTCAATCATATCTTCGTTACTAGCTTCCATATCTAATTCCTTAGCTATGGTGTCTATTAGCTTAAATACACTTTCTGGTATCATTTACTCAATTTCCTTTTAGTTTTGTTGCGTCAGTTGTAATAGGTAAGGCAGAATCATCCTCTTCTTCTTTGGAACTTTTGGTAGAGTAAATAGAGATGATATCACCAGTTACCTTATCTACCATAGCAGACCTGCCGTCTCTAAGAGTTGTTCTATAAGTATTCCAATACTCCGTTACAATTTGACCTTTGTAGTCAAGAGGGATTGTAAGCCATAGACCATCTCCTGATGACTGGTAATCCACTTCCCAAGGTACTCGTTTATCGTAATTCTTTTCTTGCAATTCAGCAATAGTTTTTACTGATACGCTTGATTTAGTATTTTGGCTAAGCGTATCTCTTCTGCTAGAACGTTTTGCAGAGTCATATAAACGATAATCATCTTCCCTACTAACTCCAAGATTACGAGTTCGTTGCAAACCATTACGTCTACGTTCTTCAGCCTTACGTTTAGCCTCAGCACGCATCTTTTCGATTTCCTCTGGAGTTGCCAAATGGTTTTTATCCGTTGAACTTACACCTGAGTTTGGAAAGACATAACCGTCTTTCTTACGTACCATTACCTTTTCACCACTATCTAAGATAGAGATATAATCAGTAGCATGCTCAAATAAAGGAATACCTAACCACTCTTTAGGCATATTTACCCATTTGCGAGTTTGTTTCTCTTCTTCATATACTACCCAATCAATGCTCTTACTCATACTTGTTTCCTCATACTTACTAAATTTAAACCCTAACCCCAAAGAGGCTTAGTAGATTTAAATACCATAATAATTTCTTTTTTAGCTACTCCCATTTCCTGTTCTAACGAACCTGCCCTAGCTGTTACACCAAGATAAATATTCGTAAAGTATTCTAGTCCTTCTTCTTCTGCAATTCGTTTCCATTCATCTACGAATGAAACCATACCCCTACCCTTCATGTTGAAGTCAGCGATATTTACGGCACTAAATGCGCCTCCTTTAAGAGCCTTGTAGATGTTTCGACAAGTTCCCCTTACATACCCCTCAAGCCAAGACTCAAGCCCCGAAAACTTGACATGGGATTGGTTGGCTCTGTTGGCATCGTTCTCGCCATAGTTTTCGAGCTCAAAATATGGTGGACTGGAGAAGTGGAAATCTGCCCATGACTCTTTTTCCATAAGGTCATCAAGCTCAGAACCACAACAATGCAATTCGTAAGAACCTGTTCGACCTGTTACACTTTCAATCGCCTCAGCGATACGGTGAGTGTTATACATGGACTCCATATTAGGGTCAGTACCAACATAAGTGAAATTCTTTTTAGATGTTAACGCACCTACCAAGCGACCACTGAAACCACTTGAAGTATCGAAGATTACTCCATTCTCTGGACAGAATCTCTCAAAAATAGCTTGTGCATTCATAGGACGGAAGTTACTAGGCGCTGAACCTACCAACCTTAGTCCACCCATAACGTATGAGGGTACTGCGTCACCATCTTTGTATCCAAAACAGAACTGAATGGCTCTGTCAAGATACTTATCGTTCATAAATTTACCGTAGAGGGTATCAGCACCTTCCTTCTTCTTATCCTCGTCTTGAATACTTGCAGTATCAAACAAGTTAGGGAAAAAGAAGTTACACATACCTGTACCGACACCTGCTCCAGTATTAACAGTATCACCATCAAACTTAGCTTCGTAATCGATACATCTACGAATTTCTTGTTGTACCCCTAAAGGCGAGTAGTAATTGATTGGTAAGATATTCTTTCTTCTATAGATAGCTCTTACCTTTTCAATCATTTCTTGTTGCGCTGGAGTCTTTCTACCAGTACCATCACCCAAAGAATCATACATTTCTTTGGTGTATTTATGAATTTCTGGTAAGTCCTCCTCGTACCCCGTTGAAACTGGTTCCACAGACTCATAGTTCCAATGGTGGTAGTTTTCTTTGTTTGCGAAGATTTCCTCTCTAGAAACTTCGTCTACTGGCGTATTTAAGTATTCCATATTTAATATTCTCCTACATCATTTTAATTCCCAAAGTCTATCAAATTCTAATAAACGTTCAGTTAAAGTGTCTACATCAAGTTTAAAGCTTAAGTCAGCTCCATCCTCAACTAAGACGTAAGACCATCCATTAAATTTATATACCTTAACTATATCTCTAAAGGTATCATAAACTACGGAAATTGCATCGTTAATACCCTTGTAAGATATTTTAACACCATAGAGGTCTACTACCTTGATTTCTCTGGTTTCAGCTAATTTAGTTGCTAAATCTAAACATTCTTTATAATAAGAACCACTTTTACTTTTTAAGTATTGTAGATGTTCTTTATTCGATTCGCTAGACATAAACCCTCCTATAATAGAGATTATAACTATTATACCCTAATAACATTAAAATAGCAATAGGAGTTAAAAGTTACTTTTAGATTCTCCTTTAAGAGAATTTGCTATACAATTTCTATATTTCTTACATCTCTTATTTTACCACACTCAAAAACAAAAAGCAACCCACATGGAGTTGCCTACTGTTTATTCTGGATAACTTTGAAGACAACTTGTACATCATCTCCAACATAGTTTACACTTCTTTCTTCTAGGACTGTTAAGTCATTAGGTAACACAGACTCTAGAATCATACCAATAGGGTGGAAGAATACTAAATTCCCTTCGTCCTCTTCTGCCTTACCATAAACATAGCTGGTTCTTAAATAACCACTATCCACACCAAATAACTCTTCTAGCTCTTCGACGTAAACACCTATTGTTTTAGTGTTACTGAAATACCTTTCAGCGTAATACGTTCCTAGACTCTCAAGACTAGCTTTTAAGAGGATACCCCTTAGACGTTCGAGTTTTTCTACTGGTAAGTCTTGTAAGAAATCTAAACATTCTCTAGACTCGTCTGTATACCGTGGTTCAGTATTTATGTACTTTACGTTCTTAGTTACCATAATATTACTCCCTCTCAGTACCTTGATTATTCTTGACAGAAGATATATCATCAGTCTGAATAGGGTCATCTGGAATGATAACTTCAGTTGGACTAGCTTTAAGCACTTGGTACCAAATAGGTTGTACAGACTTATTAAAGTTTTTGCCCCAAATGAGATACTTTTCCTTTAATTCGGTTGATGCATACCAATCCTGAAGTACAACATATTCGTAAGGTCCTAATTCTGCAAAGTCTTTAAGACCATACATAATACCAGTACGTGGAGAGATATTTCCTTCAGAGTCGGATAAAGCACTATTAGACTCAAAAGAAACTTTTTTAGAAGATAAGTTCTCTACTTTCCATTCCGTGTAGATGTACTTATTATCAGATTTAGGGTCTAATCCACGATTTCGGATATTGGCTTTCATAATATCCTTGATAGCATCTGTACCATAAGTAACCTTAATTAAAGTTACTCTAATAGGTATTTTCTTTTCTTCACCCTTATCATCTTTTATTAAAGCTACTGTCGATATAGGTGTATTTAAACCTGCTGGACTATCTTTAGTACCATCACCTACTGGGTAAATATAATCCTCTGGCTTCTTACCATCCTTTTTAGTTAGGGCAGATACCCCTATCCAATCATGTTTGATAAATAGGTACTTTTCCCACTTGTAAGGTTCTTCAAAGTTTGCACGTTCCTCTTCAGGTTTAGATGCCCACTCTTTGTGCTCTTTAGACTCCACTTGAGTACCTTGCAAAGCTAGGAAACTAAACCTATCCATTGCATCATATAAATCTTTAGACGAGAATAGTAATGAGTCTAGGTACTCATCCTCAGAACCATCTACTGTATAACCATCATAACCCTTATTAAGAGGTACAGAACGCTGCTCTGTTTTAGTAGGTAGGCTAGATGCACCTAAATTTGAGATATACTTTGCAAAAAGGGTAGTAATTTCTTCTACAAAATTATCATTATTAGGGGTAATTTTAGCTTCTGACATCATCTGATTAATAACTTTAGAGTCAAAGTTAATCTTAGAATAGTCTACATAAGTGAAGTCTACTTTCTCACCAAAATTTACTAGAGATAATTCTTGCTTAGTTTCCTTATCTGTTCCTGGCTTATAGTATGTACTACCATACTTATTCAAGGCATCAACAGTTAAAGGATTGTACTTAACAGTAGCTAAGACAGTTTTAATAAAGTTAAGACGGTCTTCATTTCCATTTTGTAGTTTAGACTCACTTGATAGATAAGAAGAACCTGTAAAGGAAGTAAGCTCATCTGTTGAATAACTATTCAAATATCCCTGATACTTAGATAAGGCATAGCGACCTGTATTTTCTTCTTTTACAATCAACTCTTTAGGATATAGGACTTGGTTATTATAGAACACAAACCCTGATACCCCTAGCATTGCTGTTACAGACAAACCGAAAATAGTTGCACCTAACCCCTTCCAAAATCCAATCTTCTTTGAAGTACCTTCAAAGTGACGGTATCCTTCGGGTTTGTCTACAACCCAAGTCTTGGAGTTAGATTTTTTAGGTTTCTTACTCATTTAACTAACCTCCTAGATTAAATTCATTGCTACTTCCAACTAATTTACTTAGGATATCATCAGCAGACATTGCACTTACTTCATCTTCTACAACATCTTCTTCAATATCTAGCAAATCACCCGCATCGTAATTAGCAGTTGGAGTAGGCATCTCGATAATGTTTTCTGGAACATAACTCACATGAGTAGGTTCTGGGTTAACATTAGTAGCAGTACTTTGCACAGTCTCTACTTTAGGTTCAGTAGCTGAACCACGAACAAACTCTTGCATTAAAGAACGCATGTCATTCATAAATGATTGTTGCTGCTCTAACATCTCTTGTTTGAATTCATCAAACTCATTTGACCTAGAACCAGTTCCAACAGAATCAAAATTACCTGAATCAAAATCAGACTTAGCAGAATCTAAACCTAACTGGATAGACTCATTAACCATACCCATATAAGCAACAGATTGGGTAGCTTGTTGTAGTTGGTCTTTTAAGTTTGAAAGACCTTCGAGGTTAGCTAAAGCTTCCTCTCCGTCTACAATAGAACGAACTGTTTCGTCCGAATGATAAGCCTCCAATAACTGAACTACTAAACGTTTGAAACGTTTCTCAGCTTTAGCTGGATTTATAACAGTTTCTAATACTTCGGTGGACACATCCACCATAATACCAACTTTAGGCATCTAGAAACCTCCAATCATAACCTTCTCTTTTTGCTAGAGAAGATACTTTTTTAGACATCTCATCAACCTTACCCATAAGTAAGTAGATAGCATTAATACCCCCCAGAATAGCTTTAGAGTTGAAGAACATAGAACGAACAGAGGTTCCCAAACTCCTACAAACTACTTGTACACTAGCAAAAGGTAAAGCAGAAGAACACAGTTTTCTGCCCATAAATGAAGAGATACTGCCACCAAAAATAATAATCTTTGTACCTAGACTATCTAGATACTGTAAATATGAGCGTAAATCTGCACTAGCTAAATAAAGCTCATTGAAAGAACCTTTAAACGTACCTAAAGCATAGATATTTCCGTGCTTAGTTTTGCTTAAATACTTCTTAATATTTTTAGGCTCATCAGAGAACCAAGGTGATACTTCATGACCTCTTCTAATACCGAACCTGTAATCTAAACTAGATTCAGTTGAAAGGTCAAGAATGATTCCTCCACCTGCTTGCTTTAGCAAGTTCTCTGAATGAATATAGGCTTCCCTAAGAGAATCACCTGAACCTGCAAAAACAAATTCAGTATTCTTTAATTGAGATAATCCAGTAAATAAATCACCAGTAACAATCTCAAAGAAAGAAGATACAGGTTGAATATCCCAATCTTCATATTGAGAACTGGTGGAACCACCACCATTTCTAAGGAGTTCCCTATTTAAATCGATAACATTACGTTTCTCAGACTCAAGATCCCTCTTTAATTTAGAAATTTGTTGTTCATAAGAATACTTGATATCCTCAACATTAGGGGTGTTAGATTTAGCGTCAGCTAATTCAGATTCTAACTCAGTGATTCTAGAGTTCTTATTAGCTAAGTTAGAGTTATAAGTTGCCTCTAACTTAGTACGTTCCTCAACAAATTTAGATTCTAGTTCAACTCTCAACTCTCCCAACTTAACGTTAAGCTCTTCTTGAGAGATACCCCCTGGAGTTTGTTTTAAACGAGATTCTAGTTCAGTAATCTTATCATCTCTTACTGCAACAAGACCAGTTTGAGTATTTGCACGCTCAATAGACTCATTTAGACGTCCATTTAGACGGTCTACCTCACCTTGTAAGTACTCCACCTGCTTAAGTAACTCTCCCTCCTTTGAGGAATTACCTTCAGCTGGTTCTATCTCTATACCAAAATCCTCTTCAGAAGATGTACCTGAAAACTGAAGTTTGTACTCTTCTAATTGAGATTCAAGATTTCTGATAGTTCCTTCTTTGGATTCTAGTTTACGAACATAAGAGTTTATTTGCTGGATATAGTAATCTTCGTCAAAAGATTTCTTCAATTCATTACCAGTTGAAACTGCATCAGAACTAGGAGAAACAGTTTCTTCTTTATATTTGATACTACTTCCTAAGTTAGTATTCAAGTAATTTACCAAATCTTTTGTAGATTTAACTTCAAAAAACTTACTTTCGGACTCCAAAATACCTCTAGTTGACTGTAATGCTGGAACATTACTAAAGTCTGCTAAGAATACCCCTACTAGGGAGGTATCTTTTATTTGTAATCTCAGGTCTTTTACTAGGTTTAAGTCAGATAATTCATACTCCTTAATCTCTACTAAACCTTCTCCCCAAAAGAGAGAAGAAGCATCTTTAATAAAAGATACTTCTTGAGTATTCAGACCACTAACAATTATAGTTAATGCCATGGGTTACCCCTTTTCTGCTAGTACTCCTGCCCCCAATACATTCAACAAGCGAGGATTTGTTTCAACTTCTTGGTTTCCGTCTTCGTCAATGTTCTCTTGGAAAGTTACCAATTCAATGTTAGGCGCAAAATCTTTTAGACGATTTACTAGGTAAGTCGACAAACTTTCGACACCCTCAACTTGACTAGCAAGACTACCACCTCCGACTACAAGTAGGTTCTCAATACTTCGTACTGGATAGCCATTACCCTCAAGGTAAGAAGTTAAACCATCAATCAAAGTATTTGCTACTTCAGTTTTAAAGATAGACAAAGATTTAGCTAAGTTGATTACATTACGTCCGTCCTTAATCTTACCTTCGATTACACCTTTTTCAATTTCTTTGTTAGGCAACTGAATGTTTTTAGATAGCAAGGCTTGTTTAACACGTGCGATGATGTTGTTTCCACCGTATGGAAGTGTAAGACGAGTTGAGTTAATTGTTTCCATACCCTCGATTACGAAGAAGTCAGTTGTACCTGCTCCAATGTCAACAACAAGAGTCTTAGAAGATAACAAATGTTTATGAGTATCGCTAATGATACGTCCACGTCTCATTACAGTACCAATGTAAGCTGCAAATCCTTCTGGGTAAGCTTTAACAGAGTTAATCTTAAGCTCAGTTGAGAAATTAGGTAAAGTGAAGTTAATCCCTTTTAACTCTTTAATACGTTCATAAAGAGTTTTTGCACCAGTTTCAATATCATTAGGTGGTAGTAGGAAAGTAACATTCCAAGTAACATCTAGTGACTTAGGTGAACAACGATACATACTACCCAACAAACGATACCCTTCTAAGAAGGCACGTTGGATAGTTAGCATAGTTACCTTACTTGTTGGTTTAGGGTCTAGTGCAGTTGGACGTAAAGCACTCATGGAGAACTCACGTTCTACAAGCAGACCATTAGCATAGAATTCGCCATCAGAAGTTTTGAAAACAACAGTATCTTCTTCCGTATAGTTCTCTGGAACCTCATATTCTTGCGAAATCTGAGAAAAGATGTTGCTTACAGTAGTTAGTTGTTGCTTGATTAAACCACTTCTACCAATACCTGATTGAACTAGGACACGAGTCTCTGAGTTACCCATATCGATGACGATGTTAGCATCAACAATTTTCATTTATTAATTCCTCCAAGAATTTAAATATTTTATATTATTTAGACTTCTAAATTTATACTTCTGGAAATCTAAAAATTCCTATAAGACCATTTTATAACAATTATACAAAAAAGTCCAGTAGCATTAACTACTGGAAATAGTTACTTATAGTACCCTGTAAGTTGAAGAATAACTAAAACCAACAAAGCTGGTAAAACCATAAGTGACTTACATAGGAATCGAACTACCTTTTTATTTCGTAAGATTTTAAATATAATAGACAATGCAATGCAACCTAAAACAAAACCAATAAAGAACGGTGGGAAGTGTGTATAAAAATAGTTTGCTTCTTCTACCATAGTCATAATTTTCACCTCTAATTTAATTTCTAATAACATTTTACAACAGTTACAGTAATAAGTAAATAGAAATGGACTAGGTAAAATTAGATAATTACACCAATCTTCCGTGTAGTTAATATTCTCTTCTTATAAATCTAAGCCTAAGACAACTGTATAATTAAATTTCCTTAATTTAAGCCAGTTATTGGTAATAGAAGAGCTTTAAGAATTAGGTCTGGCGATAGTATAACCAATGAGAAGATAATTATAACTATACTAACGATAGTTACAGACCTTAACTCTAAGGTACTTACCACCTTTTTACCTCTTAAAATTGGTAGATACTCTAAGGTTAATCCTACTAAACCCACAACTGAGTATATAATAAACCACATAGTAAAGTTACCCCTAAAGAGTTTACTTAATATTGCCGACACTGACAAGTAAGTTAAAATAGTTAGGAAGAAGTAAATATAGTTTCTTACTTTCCCATTATTTAACAGATTTTTCATTTTAGTCACCTTATTCTATTTCTTTTTCTAATTGTAATACAGGTCTACCCTTTTCTAGCATAGGTAAGATAAGACCAGTCTCAAAGTTAAGGCTTAAATCAAAGCACCTAACCTCTATACCATCCACATCATAGATAGCATACTTCTCATTGCCACGTTTTTTAGTAATTGTAGTCAAGTCACCAGTATATTTGATATGAACTCTGTGATGATTTAGTAAGAAACAGTTCTCTTTGGATACCCTATAACCTTTTCTTACATCTTTCAACCACATACCTAGATGACCAACAGTAATATATGGAACTTCAGTGGAAACATCCTCAAACAGTTCAGTACACCTGTCTGAAATCTTTTTAAAGAGCTCCTCATCTTTCTTAAAGTTAAGAATACCATAGGCTGCTGCGTGACCTCTACCATCTATTCCAAAATCATTAAGACTTTTTCGGAAATCAACAGTCTGAATACTACCCCTGAAGGAGGCTCGACCAACATTACCGTTATCAGAGTAATAGGCGATTACTACATTATGGGGGCTAGTGTACCTAGATGCAAGCAGACCAACGAAGTTAGTTACATAGGTTTTCTCATCTTCTGTAAGACCAGTGGACGGAATCTCTAAGAAAGAAATGTTAGGATACTCATAGACTTGGACAGTCTCTTCTAACCTAGCTACAAACTCCTTTTGAAGTTCTTGGAAATCTTGCATAGGATAGCCATACCCTAAGATGAATTGACAAGCTAAATCTTGTATATTAAACCTAAACAAAGCATTTACTTTAGGGGAGAAAGTATAATCCACAAAGTTCCTATCCATACAAGGAACACCGAAAGCATAATCCTTATTTATTACAGAGTCCATTAGATACCCTATGTACCCTTTACGAGGGTGGTCATAAAGACACTCTAAGAATTGCCTTGCCATAGGCATCTCTATATTACGGACATCTGAAAGTAAAGTTAAACCAACTAAAGCCTTAGTTGTTATGTTACGTCTGTAATCGAAGTCTTCGTTTACCTCTTCTTCGTAATCAGCAATACAGTGGTATAACACACCCATACCTGATTGGAAAAGCCAATCCTGATTTTCAAAAGGATATTGATTGTTGATGACTACCCCATAAGCCGTATCAGACTCAGCATAGATAAACTCCTCTTCACAATCATGGTGGTCTACCGAGATTACAGTTACACCTGCGTTTACAAGTTCTTCTAACTTAGGACGCTCAATTGCGAAGTCTACACAGAAAACAAAATACCCTTGTAGTTTTTCTGCTGGGATAAAGAAACCATGAGAACGATTATTATTTACATAGTAAGGGATAGAGTCATCATCAAGCTCCTTCTCTAAGAAAACAAGAAACTCACGCATAGAAACTAACCCATCAATATCTGGGTCACCGTAAACTAAGACTGGAGGTCTATCTTCTTTAGGTAAGGATTTTAGATACTGAACTGCCTTTATAAAGGTATCGATACCCCTAGGGTGCAAGCTAGATTTGCTCATTTATTCTCCTAAAAAATATACTTATAATTGGATAAGTTAAAATAACAATAATAGTAGTAGTTATTATTGCATAAAAGAGAGCAACTAGGACATCTTTCCAAGTAGGTGGTTTCTCTTGACCATTTCTTTTATAGAATAACTTACCTGGTTCTTTCTTACTATATGAAAACTGGTAACTAAAACCTAACTCATAACTAGCAATAGAAAGAACTCTACATAACTCATTCTCACTAAGAAAACTATAATCATAATCAAATGATCCTTCTTCCTTATCTAAATCAGAAGATAGACCTAATAAGAGAGAATTGAATTTACTTGCCAAAGCTATTGCAGTTTGTCTTACAAATCCATTATATACCATCACTACACCCTATAACCTTCCTTTTAATGGAATTGACTTATTAGCTTCTAACTCAGCAAGGATAACTTTAGCATCTGACTCCCTAAGATTGTAGTCTTTAAGACTAGTATAGTCAATACCCTTAAGTACTGCCTGCAAGATTAGAGATAGATGGTAAGATTGATACAAATAATAACCACGCTCCCCACTATCTCCTTTATAAGCTTCCAATAAATCCATGTCAATTACTCTTGACTTAGCTAATTCACCGATTAAAAGCAAAAAATCTAGAGAAATAAAATCATAAACTGCATTAACTATATTTCCGTACCAAGAATACCTAGAAAATTCAGCCAAAGTTTTTAGGACTTCAGTTCTCCAAGAGCCTTTTAAGAACCTATCGATAGTATATCCATTAGACATAATTTTAATCAATGAGTTCATCTCTTCCACGGAGTAATTTTTACCAGTAGTAAATACCCACATAGGCGAGTTGTTTTGAAGTCCTTTATCGATAATCGACCACAAACGTTTTGGAGTTCTTACTAAAGCAAGGCGCTTATCTAAGTAACCTTTCTCTGCCCATGATAGAATGTAAGACCATTGCTCTGAATCAAAGCCACATCCGATAAACCTATAAAGTTCTTCGCCACTAAAACCACTTCTCAAGTAATTTCTTAACTTATATAATACAGTACCATCAGAAATACTGAAGAACCTAGGGTCAACTCCCTCTTTACTTGCAAGCCTAATCTGATTAAGCCTATAAGGGTTATCTTTACATACTGTAACCCAATCAACTAGGTTTATGCCATCCAATATCATTGAACGAACTTCATCTTGAATGTCAATAGAATACCCTGCGAACACTTTGTCGATATTCTCAATTTTTACACGTTGATTGTTAAAATACATTTAATTTTCTCCTTCGATTTTAGTGTTTAATGATACCAAAGGTACACTATAATTAAGCAACTTTCTCTCATTAGACCAAGCAATATATTCCTCTGCCACGATAGGAATATCCCCTCTTCCCATAGCCTTAAGTATTCTATAGTCCTTTTCTAGACTAACTGACAAACCACAAAGAACAGATGTAATATACTGATTAAAGACTTCTCTGTCCTCAGTTTTATTAGATACTTGAGAGTAAGCCTCACCCACTAACTTATTAACCCTGGATTCAGTGTAGAAAGACACCTTAGGGTGAGATAAGTAATCTCCTTCATTAGATGATACTTTCTGAAACCGTAACTCCCCTAAACAGAAATCTCTTGGAACAACAGACTTCGGTGGTATAAAAGCAAATTTAGGCTTGTTATTACTTCTTAAGTAAGAACCACCCAATACGGATACATACTCTACCTTAGCATCTTCTAAATGACTAGTAAAAGTAGTGTAATTACCTAATAAATAAACACTATCAGCAAATCCGTATTTAAAACCTGATACCCCACCTACATCACCAGTATATCTCTTTACCCTACCACATAATAAAATGTGCGAACCTGCAATCAAAGGAAAAGGAACATCATTACCTAAATCAAGATACTCTTTATCTTTAATATAAAAATGATTTAAATCTAACCATAGATGATTATCGAAATAAACAGACTTGCTTAGAAAAGTACCCTCAGGTATTTCACCTAAACTACCACTCTCAAAGTACCCCTCAAGGGCTGGGGCTCTTAATAAAACCTTCCAAGAATCTCCAAAATTACGTATTGAAGAAACAACTCCCGAAATTATAAGTAATTTGTCTTCATACTGGTTTAATTCTTTTCTTGAATTACCATATAAACCTTGATGAGAATTAGATACATAAGTCACTAGCTCGCTAATATGTATTAGGTAAGACCTTAGAACAACGTCTCTCATAGAGATACTAGTCTGTTCTTTACTAATATTTCCCATATATGAACTAGAAAAATACTTCGATAAAGGAAAACTAGTCCATGAAGAAACACTCTTACTAACCTTCTTAGACTTCTTTTTCTTTTTAGCCAAGATTTAACCTCCTTTCGGAATTCTAAATATAAACATTGTTTGACAAAAAATTTAGTTTCGGAAAACTAAACTTATGCCAGTACAAATCTACCATCTAGGAACTCAGATAAAGGTCTAACCCAATGTACCATATTAACGTCATGGTAAATGACTACAACCTCTAAGTTCGACTCCCTATATGCAAGCTGAGAAACTTGATACAAGTTACCTGACTTCTTGTGAATAAAGTTCTTACCAACTATTTTGTGGGTGTCTTTAATCTTCTTCATCAGATAACCTCTCCAATTTTCTTCTGTTACGAGCCTCTAGGCTTGCTTCAGTACCCTTTGTACTTTCATCAACCAAAGAACCTGCTATTCTGGTAGGGGAAGTTAAATCTGTTGCTTCAGATAAGTCCATTTCATCAACGAATATACTTTCCTTACCTAAAATAGTCATAATAGTTGACTTCTTCCTACCCCTTGTATTGGAGATGTAAAACATACGTCTTTCCTCTTCCAACTCTTCCTGAGTTACTGCCTTTTTGTGAGGGAAAACATAAGTTACAATATTCCAAGAGTAAGCAGAGTCTACTTCCTTACCTTTAAACTCATTTACTGTTACAATTTTAACGTCTGCATTATGTTTTTTAAGCCTACTTTGCAACCTAAGGTTAATCTCTTCCAACTCATAGAGTAAATCAGTAGCAGAAGTAAACTCTCCACTATTTACCAATACAATTAGGGATGAGATAATAGAGCGCATGCGCTCATTATAAATACTATCCTTAACATTTTTAGGTGGAGTGTAAACCAAATTATGGTAGTATGCAAGCAAATACTCTACAAACTCCATTTCAGATATCTTGTCATCTTTATAAGCACGATAAACATTCTTCCACTCTTCCAAAATACCTGAAATAGATGGGCAAGAATACTCAATGTCTTCCATAGGTGCTTCCCAAATACTTTCATTATTGTTCTTAAGAGCAGACATCATAGTGTTTACTTCCCAAGAACTAAATGTAAGTTGTTTTAGCACATTAGAAACGTTAACAGTAGTTCTCTCAGTAACTAAACGGATAATATTTACTGCTTGTTTTACCATGTAAGGACTTAGAGTCATACCCTGACCTGATATGCTATAAGTAAACCTACCATCCCTGTCAAGCATAATAGCTGGCAATAATCCGTCAATGTTTTCCCTACAAATTACTGCTACATCCATGCCGTTAGACACATCCTCATAGATACCCTTAACAAGACCTTTAACCATATCGTCATATGTGGAGTATCTACCAATAAGTAGTTCTCCACCCTCTTTAGCTGCCTTAATAGGCTTCTCTAACCTATTAGAATTCAACTCAATACTAGGGATAATACCTTTAAGGATATTGGCTGGGCAACGGAAGTTAGTTGACAGTTTTGTAATTGCTGGGTTAAAGTCTTCAATAAAGTCCTTAGTAATGATATTATGGTCACTACCCCTCCAAGAGTAGATAGTCTGGTCATCATCACCTACGGCTACAATCTGCTTAGCACCCAACATATAGGCTTTTAGTATAGCATATTGCTTTTGAGAAGTATCTTGGAATTCGTCAACAAAGATAAACTCATAACGTTCTGAGATAAAGTCAATAACGTCTTGACGCTCTTCTTCATAAATGAACGTATATAGCATATCCTGTAAATCTTCAAAGTCACACTTCCCACCAATACGTCTTGCTTTTGACCATTCAGAGATAATAGCATCTACTTCAATAGGACTCATACTCAACTCTTCATAAACATTATGTTTGTAGCGTTTCTTATCCAACCTATTTCGAGAATAAGTAAGTGCACCCTCTAAATCACGCATATCATCAGAAGTTAAAGGTTTACCATTCTTAGTTCTACCAAACCTATTGATGATATTCTTAAGAATTTTAGTATTCTCTTTTTCATCGATAAAATCTGTAACTACTCCAAGAGAGTTGAGGACAGCCTTAAACTCCGCATGAAGAGTTGAGAAAGTAATTGAGTCAGATACATCAACATAACCCAACTTCTTGTTCCATTTTGATAACTCATATTTTAGCTCTTTAGCACCACTGTTAAGGAAAGTGGATACCCATATAGGAGCAACAGTTCTAACGGTATTGCCGTTAATCTCTACCTTTTTAGTCAACTTACCTGTTTTGATACCGTAAATTAACTTAAATATAGTTGAGGTTGTTTTACCACTACCTGCACATGAGAGAACCAACTGATTGCCCCATGTACGAAGAACATCCTCTAACTCAGATAAGTCATACCCCATAGACGAGATAGTTTCGAGGAACCTCTCACTAGCAGTATCTTTTTGTTTTACATAGGTTCCAACTTTTACTTCTTCCTCTTTAGTAGGTTCTTCCAAGTTAGAAGTAAATTGCTCTAATTCTTCAAATAAACCCAAGTATTACTACCACCTTTCTTACTTCTAAGATAATACTCTCAGAATACAGAAATCATATTTTTCTAATTCTATTGTACTATATTCAGACTAATATTACAATACAATTAGACTTCTGAAAGAAACTTCAGAAATCTAATTATATAATTCGGAAATCTGTTTTAATATAAGTGAAAACAGATAATAGTTTTCGGAATTCTAAACTTATAGAGAGTTTAAAATGTCTTCATCTACAAAGTCACTAGGATTACTATAACTACCATCAAACACTTCATCGAAGTAACCTTTAGATCCATTAAAGTAGTAATCTCTATATTTTTCAGCATCAAAGTTTGCTTGGTTTTGCATAAGGGTGTAATAGATTGCTTCAGCCTCTGAAAGACTAACATCTACAATCTCTGTACCATTATAGACTAACTTGTTAACCTTATCAACAGTTGAGATAGAGTCAATAAGGTATCTTTCCCTAAAGAAATGATTTGCAATACCACACTCTCTAATTTCTACAATTGTAGAATCATATACAGAGTCAGAGTAATCTAGTAAGTCCCAATATAAATGACGATTAGCTTCTGGAATCATTTCAAAGTCCTTAGCAGTCTCTTCATATGTTCTAGTTGCCCTTAATAAGGATAAGTACATCTTACCGTCTACAATCTCATCTACCCTAACCAAGCGAGCTGATTCAATAGTACCCAAGGAGTTTGATGCATTAATACCCTTTCTTTCGTAGAGTACAAGCACCATTCCTTCTTCAAAACCGTATTTTGACATAAGGGAAAGTTTCTCTTCAATAGAGTACTCTTTATTGTATCCTAAGAAGATAGCATCGTATTGGAATAATGCAAGTTTAAGGTCTACATTTACACCCTCTTGCAATGTAAATTTAATAATCTTACCAAAGCTTGGCAAAGACTTACGAAGAGATTCAATATCTAGGAAGTTTTTTACAGACCTTGATTGGTGGTCATTTAGACCAATATACAACCTGCGAGTCTCTAAACCTAGAATAACGTCCATCCAATGTTTAGCTGCTAATTGGGCATATAGGTACTCTACCTCAAGAGATGTACTCTTAGTAGTGTAAATAGAACCCATAACCTTTTTACCATACTCACCATTCCAGTATAAGTAGTCTTCGTTATCTTCAAACAGATTAGGTAAATCTAAGAAAGATAAATCCTCCTCTTCATAAGGGTAGAAGTCAGTTTCTAATACAGATGCTCCTAAAACCAATCCATTCTCAATTAGGTAGTTTTTATACCCCGCATAAACAGTTGAAGATAATCCACAAGGTGTCCTCATACCCGTGAAATCTACTAAGATACCCCTCCTAGCACCTTCCATGGCTAATGCAATAGACATTAGATATTCACTTCTAGTTTCAAAGTAAGGACGATTAAATACGTCTTTTAGTACAATAGTCATAGTTCTTCCCCAGACCTTTCCATAATGTAGTTTACTAAGTTAGCATGCTCCAAAGGTGTACCTACCTTTCCTTGTAAAACACCTATTGCATATAAAAGTTTAGAGATATCTAGATTGGACACCTTAGCTTTTATATAAGGGGAACTAACACTTACCAAAAAGTTAACTTCCTCTACATAAGAGGATAAGTTATGCTCCTCTTTCACACCTTTCAGCTCTTCTGGAGTTGCAATAGACTCAATGGTACTAACAATACCTAAAGGAAGTAAGCTTGCTCCTGCGTAATCGCCCATAAGATAATCTAATACAGAGTTACATTTGTCATACTCTCCATTATCTAGGTTAGAGAAGAAATCTTCCCCAATCAACTTCCAACACTCAGAGGATAGAGTGTGTCTAGTACGTTTTACGGTTCCTGGTGCAATACCTAATAAGGTTCCAACGTCCTTGGCAGACAACCTACGATACACATAAAACTTGTTAGCGTGTTTGTACTTAGAGTAAGCTCCACTTTCAACATACCCCTCCAGTCGAGAGAGGACACCTAAAGCAAGGGTATTACCTTGATTTACATAAGATTCTCTCTTTTCGTCTAAGGTTTTAAATAAGTTAGCCATAAACTCTTCCTTTCTTTAATATATAAGTAAAATAGTATAAACTTTAGCAACTGGAATAGACAGTTAATACTAATAATTGCCACATTCTAAGACTAGTAATCCAAAAATAAAGCAACCAAGTTTTACCTCTCACCCCTATATAATTTTTCTAAAAACCCTACATATAGAGCCTAAAATCATAAATTTTGAATAGGGGTATCTAAAATTGCCACTAAAATGCCACAAAATAATGCCACCAAAGTTTTAGTTCAATAATACCACAAAAAACCAAAAAAGTCCACCACAATGTATAGGGTGAACTAAACAAAATTACTAAATTTAATAATATAACTCCAATAAAGGATAAACCTTTATAAATATACTATAACCTAATTAAGAATTCTATTACATATAATAACTAAAATAAAGTTTTTAGTAAATTAATAAGAAATAAAAGCCTTGGTTCACGCATAAAAACCAAGGCTGGAGCCATAGAAACAAATGTTTCTAAAAGAGATAACAACTTGTATGGGAAGAAAGGAAAACCCATATAAGAATTTATCACATTAGTAAGGGAAAACCAAAAACCTTACTATGGTTCTTGCAGGAATCGAACCTGCGTCTACTCTTTAGGAGAGAGTTGTACTATCCACTATACTAAAGAACCTTACTCTGCTAAGAAATTTCTTAGCAGAAGAAACTAAACAAAGGAGTCTTAAAATAGTTTTCCCACGAACTATCTAAAAAAGACTATTTACCAAAACTAGAACCATAACTAATTTTGATAATTCTATTTTACACTCACTTAAGTAATAAAGCAAGAGAACTTAATCAAAAGGATTGCGATAATATAATTCTACATTTAACCTTTCAGGTAGAAAAGGGCAGTGCAATACCCTAACTCCCTTATTTAAGGCTCTTTCTAGTATTTGAGGATAATAGTCATTTACATACTTATACCCTTTATAACTAAGAGCATATACATTGTTAATGTCAATCTCTTCAAACCTTTCACCCCACAAAGAAAGTAAATTAGACTTTAACCTTTGAATAGCACGAACATCTTTTACACTAATAATATGTTCTTCTATACTTTTATCCAAAATGTAAGGATTTAGTATATAAAAGCAATACTCACAAACACCAAGTAAATCATTAAAGGTTGCTGTCCTTGTACTTGTGTTATAGTTAAATGTTTCAACAAAACGTATGTTCTTTTTAAAGTTGCTATCTAATTTAAATAAAGTGCCACATATTTCACAATTTGAACCTGCACGCTTATTGCACATCCTTCGCATAGAATTATAAGTTTTACGAGATTCAATATTCTTTATAGATACCCCTCTTAGCGAGAGGGGTTTACTTACGTTAAATAGATACCTAATGTTGTTGATGTTAGGTTGCTTATTTACTTTTCTATAATTTTTACTATAATTAGACCTTTTATAAGACATAAAGAACCTCTTTAAAATAATTATAAAGCAGAAATACCTATTTTGTACGAGTAAAAAGAATATGGTTTTGTATAGGATTGTAAAAGGTTACTTTAGTACCTTTAGGAGCATTTAACAGACTTAATAAGTATATTATAGAACCTGCTCTCCAAGACTTAAACTTACTATTACCAATTTTTGGTATGATTACTAGTATAGAACCATCGTTAGCTTGGTACATTAATGGTATGCCATAATACTGTAACAACCTGTTATCTGGCTTAAGCATAACAAAATTGCCATTATTCCAGTAAGAAAGAAATCTTTTTGTTTGTTCTAGTATATCACCATATAAAGATTGCAGTAACTCATTCTCTTTAGTAAGAGAAATAAGTCTATAAATCTCATGATACTTAGGAGCAAGCTTTCTCTTCCTAATAAAATGCAGAATAGATGCTAACTCTAAAGGATTTAATATATCTAATAGTTCGATTAGTTCTTTTTCTATATCTGTAAAGAACCCAAACTTACTACGAAGATGGAAACTAAGAGCTGACTGTAGAGTACCCCTATCTACTGCACCTAGACTACCTTCAACCTTTATTTGGTTAAAACCCTCCTTCTTGAAAAATACACTAGGTATTAAATCAGCACGGAAATCTTCTCTTGCATAATCTTTTATGTTACTCCTTAAGTTTAGGTTTAAGGAACGCTTTTTATACATCTTGGTTGGCATTATTTTTCTTACTTTTACCAAACCATAGTTTCGCCTACCATTTGAGTAGTATTCTTGAACCTTTGCAGAGAAAGATATGCGCTGTTTCATACAAGACATAATAGTTCTTCTTAGTTGAGTATTGCCTTCTAAGATAATATTTATGTGATGTACAGGGATACCATCCACTAGTACGTCCGTTAAAGTAAACCTATCCCCTCTTTTTGACTTTACTATTCCACTTACTGATACAGTCTTACCTTCTAGGTGCGCTATATTACTTCTAACAAAAGTTCCTTTTCCATTTCTTTTCTCATAACTCTCTCTTCTTTTTATTCTTTCGAGAGCTATTTCTTCTAATGTACGCATGATAACGTATCCTCCAATCTTTTAAATAATATTTATATCGTAGGTCTTAACCAATACAACCAACTAATAACATAACTATATTTTACTAAAATTTTGCCAAATTTAAAAGCTAAATCAACCCAAAATTAAGCACAATGTAAGAACGACAATGTAACCAAATTTTAGATAATTAGAAAATAACCACAAATTTTGGTTTATAGGGTATTAACGACAATGTAGATAAAGGAATTACCTACACTTATATAGAGAATATTATAAAGGGTAACAAAAAAGCCTCAGATAACTGAGGCTTATGATCGTATTTAAATAATTAACCTTCGATGATTTCTTCTTCATCAAAGACTTTAAGTTCCTCTAGACGGTCTTTGATGTCTTGAATGTCTTCTTCAGTAAAGTAGTCTTCAAATGTATCAGTATTGAAGAAACTTTCTGGGACACATGATTGGACAATCTCAATAGCACCTTCGTAGTCTGTAAGGAAACCTTCTGGGAATCCACCTTCAGCAATAAGAGGTTTATTTTCTTCGTAGACTTTTTTAAGAATAGTCATGACTTTACGAGCTGGGAAGAAGTCCCCTGTTTCTGGATCTTGGAAAATTGTTGCAGTTCCACCTTTTGTGAAAGCTACCCCTGTTTTGTAACCAGTTGCTGGGTTAATGTATTCGATAACCGCTCCGTGGAAGTAGTACCCCGATTGAAGAAGGAAACGTTCAGCTTGCCAAGGTTTAGTGAAACGACCATCTTTAACGAAAGTCGCAGATTTAGTGAAAGATACTGCCATTTTAGTATGACTCCTTAAGTAAGTTATTTTTTTATTTAATCAGTTATAACAAATAATGATTGGTGGAAGATACCATCACTAGACTGACCTAGCATGGTATCTTTATTAGCATTGAGTTGGTCCCAAGCTTCTTTTGCTTTACGCATTTCTTCTGGGTCGCCACCTCTATCTGGATGAAGTTCTTTCATCTTCTTACGATAGATGCGCTTAGCTTCTTCGTAACTGGTAGTAGGACGAACCCCTAAAATACGATATGGACTAGACATACAAGACTAACCACCTTTCAAAATTTTCTATAACTAATTTTTATACTACTATTTTACCTTTCATTAGGTAATAAGTAAATATGTTTGAACTATAATTTTGAGATTCTGCTAGAATCTTCTATTATATCTTTAAAGTCTCGGGCTGCTTTTCCGATACCCCTAAAGAGTTTGCGACCTGCCCAACCAGTAGCCTGAGTTCCTGCAGAAAGGCCTGCACCTACAAGATTAGCACCTGAATATAAAGTCTTACGGAAAGTACCTAAGTCTTTGCGTTTCCAAGTGTCTACTGAGCGTTGCCATGTGTTAATTCTACGTTGATGTAGCCAAGCTTGAGACAACCTATAAGCTTGTTCAGAACGTCTAGGACGATAAAACTCATCTTGAGTACCAAATCCGAACTCTTTAATGTCAGAACGGTCGTATGATTTATTGCCAACCACAAACTTCTGCAAAGTTCGAATATCTTCAAATAACTCTTGCACGTTGAAGTTAGCACCATACCCCATTGCTTCCGAGATAGATGAGAATACGAACTTAGTAGAATCTACCTTAAGAGTAATAACACCTGACCTCGGAAGTAACTTCCAGTTGAAGTAACCTGCAAGTCTTCCACTTCTAATATCGTCAGCTACTGTTGATGGTAAGCCTTTAAGCAACTCTTCAGCAATTCGTAAACCAATCATAGTTTCATTTACAATAAGAGAACCACCAACTACACTAATTGAAGTAAATCCACCACGAGTTTTAGCAGTAGCTATTGCCTTTTCAGTAACCGTTTTAACCAAAGCTGAGTAAGAAATCTCTGGAGTGTTACCACCCATAGCAGTCATGTGTTCGTCTAGAACAATCTCATCATAGTCACTACCAGTTAAGTCAACTTGAGAGGTATCTACCTTATAAGCACGTCCACTTTCATCATGTACTACCCCTAGCTTACCATAACCTAGTTCGACGTCATTGGCTTTCTCAAGTGTAGGTTGAGTTGCTAAAGCTTCAGCTAACTGTTTATAGATAAGAGCCTTCTCAGAATCAGGTAAAGCAAGGATTTGGTCTAAAGTTAAGTCCCTTAAACGCTCTAAGTTAGAGAATTCAACTGCTTTAGCATTGTCATACACGTCTTGCTCTTTGTTAAGGTCGATATCATCCATCAGACCATCTTGCTTGAAGATTTCGTCTGACTCTTCTGGAGGAAGATTTTGTTCATTTGCATAAGCAGAACCAGTAGGATTGAATAAATCTTTAAACTCTTGCGAATCCTCAGCTAAATCATAGATAAGACCAGTTCTTGCAGACTCACCCTCTTCTTGAGAGGATTCTGGGTCATAAGCAGACGATGTAGTAAACAACTCTTTATAAACGTAATAGAACTCAGCACTACTATTAGTTGTTACGTTGGCTAGTGGTACGCCTGTTGTGATGGATTCATTAATATCGTCGATAGAGAAAATATACTCTGGACGTAAGTCCATAATAAACTCTCTCCAAGTACCGTTGTATCCAATCAAGCGCATAAACTCATTGGCAATATCGCCTGAGCGTTTTAAGTTAGCATAAATTTCTTCGTCGCTAACACCAATAAAGTTCAAGTACCCCTTGAGACCTACTGCTGAGTTAAGTTTAATACCTGAAGAAATATGAGCAGTACCTTTACCCATAAGGTTAATGTCATAAGGCTCTCCATAAATAGGATTACCGTCTTCATCAACCTCTGCATTCTGTTCGATTACTTCTTCAATATTAAGACCTGCGCTATTAAGGAAAGCCATAGAGTTCTTAACGTAGTATTTGTTGTAATCGTGGTCTGGTAAGATAAGGAATGGTTTATAGTAAACAGGAACTGTTTGAGCGAATGTTTCATCACCAGTAAGAATTTTCTGACGAGAAGTCACGTTAAACTCATTTACATAGGCGAACATACGGTTCTGAGCATTAAGTTTATCTTTTGCAAAACCACGATGTTGGTTTAGATAGTTATCATCGCTATACCCCACCAAGATATCTTGACCAAAAGGAGCGACAAGAGGGGCAAGTGGATAATAGTCTGATTTAAGAGTATCACGTTTAGCCTTGTTAACTGTAGCCATACGTTCTGGATAGTATTGGTTTAAGTTAGTAGAGGAATCAACAATGTCTGGTAACTCTTGCCCGATAATATAGATATCGGTTTTAGCATTTTCACCGTTACCGTAACCTGCGTTCTTTCCTTTAGATACCCTATCAGCAGATACAATTAACTTATCAATAAGTGTAGTTGCCCAATAGGCTGCTGGACTAGGTTTGGTTTGGGTTTGTTTAGGGATTTTCTTTTCATCTTCTTCAGTTAGACGAGCTTGAGCAATCTTCTTCTCGTTTAGGTAGTAGTTCATACTAGCAAACTCTTTTTTGTATGCAGATTCAAGCATAGAACGAATACCTGAGTTAACGTTGTTGAACTCATCGAAGAAAGCTACAAGACCACTATCTTCACCATTTATGTCCTTGAATAAGTCCATTTCAGCTACTGATGGGATACGAACACGTGCATCAATAATAGACATGATAAGTAGAACTGCTCTTAGATAATAAATATCGGCTAACTTACTAGGGTGACCACTGTCAAAGATACCACTACCCCTAGCATATAGGAAACTAGGAATGAGTTCTGGTTTACCCCAAGACATATACTGTTCTGGAGTGAAGAAACCCTGAATGTTAAGACCTTGCTCTTCACTAGGAGGAGCATAGTCACCACCGTTTACTGCAAAGGCTTCTCTACAAAGGTCAAGCACCATACTTGCCATATCTGGCTTATTATCTAGGTAAAATACAGGTTTACCTGATTTAATAGCATTGGCTAGTTTTGATAACCCCTCTACCCCTTTACCTGCCCTAGAACGAGCGATAGTATAGTGAGTGATTTTAGGAGTTATGTTCACCTTACCACTACCATTTTGCAAGATGTTATCATTAGTATCGATACCCAAAATCATTTGGGCATAAGTGATAGGTCGACCTGCTTGTTTAAGTGAAGTTGCTGCCTTAAATGCAAATAAAGGCATGGCGTTAACCATCTTAGAGTCACCCTCAAAGGTATGCACAGAATAGTAAGGCGAACTAGGGTCAGTTACTACATTACGAGATACTGCTTTAGTTGAGTCTTGCATCGAGTAAGCTTCATATGCTACGTTAGTTGCGATATTCTGAGAAATATCTAAACTATATGGGTCTAAAATCTTAAGCTTCAGTAAACCTAGAATACCCCCAATTTGCACAACCTCAGCTACCATGACACATGTTAAGAAAGCTTGTTTGATACGTTCAATAGATGTGTCGATAGTATTCCTAATCTCTGGGGATGCAATATCCTCTATACCTTCAGCTTTTTTGTTTCTTACTACCGAAATAACAAGAACTTCAAAGACCTGTTCTAAAGATTTCTTAACTACCCTAGAATACTTTTCCCAAGACTCAGCGTCAGAGTGGCGAGGGTAATTAGTACGTCCTCCTTCAGTTTCTTTAGGAGTTTCCAAACCATAAGCGAACTCAAGCATCTTGTTAGGGAAGTAAAGTCGATCACTAGCGCTAGCTGTTTCTTTACCGTCAGAAGTTCTACCAGTGAGAACCAACTCTGCAATATCCCAAGCATTACGAGTCTCACAAATTTTAAGACCTGATGCATTTATTGTTTGCCTAATTAAAGGTCCGTGCATGAGAACACCATCCATAGAAGTGTATTCTCTGCTAGTACCCTTGATCGTTACGATATTTGGTTTACCATTCTCGATAGTAGCAATACCATAAGGACGTTTAAGCTGATAAGCAGCTGTAAACATTAGAGCGTAGTTACTAAGGATAGTATCGATAGCTGAAGCATACATGGTTTTGTAAGCTCTGATAGCATTCATATCCTCTGGAGTACGTTTACGAGAAGATGAAACTTCTTCTTGTACTTCCTCTTCTTGAGTATCAACTACCTCTTCAATAGGTTCTTCGACTTCCTCAACCTCAGGCTCCAATACCCTCTTAAGAGCTGACTCTAACTCCTCAAAGTAAGGCTTAGCCTGAGAGTCCCATTCATAGTGTTCTGGTTGTAAAGAGTACCTAGAGTAGTAAGGAGTATCTCCACTAAAGATATCTTCTAACCCTAAGTCTTCTCCACTAGCACCACCATCAAATGACATAGCCACTTCAATGGCATTATCACAAGGTACAATTGTTCTAAGGCGAATATATCCGTTATATGCCTTTTGTGCATATTCTTGAAGAACTTCCTCATTTTGATACTCACTGTCAATTACCAATTCCTCTAAAGTACCATAGAGTCTGTCTTCCAAGAAGAACAGAGGACTTTCATCTACCTTATCAGCATCAAAAGGTAATAATAAGGATTCTTTTCCTTGAAGTGGTTTATGGAATCTAGCATATACAAAATCCCTACCTACTACAAGGTTTTGAACTGCATTCGGAGATGGAAGTTTACCAATCTCCTGCAATGCTTCTCTAATATAGGACATTAGCCTAACCTCCTTATAATATAATCACACTTCTCAGTGTCAGATAAGCGTTCCCAAGATTTACTTAGTAGTTCTGAGAAATTAGTTTTAGTGGCCTGGCGACAAAGACTATTTAACTCTTCACTAAATGAAAGTTCACTCAAATGATTGAGTTCATCGTCTCCACCACAATACCCCAAGAGAGCGAGCGTTTCAGCATGCCTTGATAAGCCAATCTTCTCTAGTTTAGATTCAGAGAACCTATATAGGAAGCCAGTACCTTTTGCACTCAAAGTAACTGTTGCAGATTGCTTGTACTCTTCTTGCAAATCATGCCATAAGTTAAAGATACCTACCATCAAGTCTTCTGGCAAGTGAGATAAAATTTGTTCTTTTAACTCATCTTGAATTGATACTTCTTCTTCAACTTCGTCAGAACTTACATTAGAAGTTACTGGTACGAATACCTTACCTTCAAGCTCTGCAATCAAAGATTTAACAACTTGAAGTAAGATTTCTCTTTCCGATGCTTCTTTACTTACTTTGATTAAAGATAAAGAATCATACTCTTTAGCACGAAACAAAGCTTTGATAGGCTCTTGCATACGTTTTGCAATATATTCTGGTAGAGGTAAGAAACCTTTAGTAGTGTCCTTAATTTGGAAAGGATCACCTTCCTTGAAGTACCCCAATTTCCTATAAGCTACGAATAAAGGGTCACTACTATTATCTTGCCTAGAGTAGTATTCTATTAAGTCTTCTGAGTACCTACCACCTGAGGACATTACAGAATTTGTAAGCTCTTTAGTGAAAGAAATTAAAGAATTTTTCTTTTCTACATCAGACTTACGAGTAAGTGCTAATAACTTCAAAATAGGAGTCCAAAAACTCAACTCTTTTTTATCGTTACTGATTAGCTCTTGTACTCTACCTTTAAGTTGTTTAGAGGATAAATCTTTTTCTACAATCTGCTCGACTTTTGCAAAATACTTACTAAGGTTACCACCCTCAATATCTAACTTATACAAAGTAGGACGTAAATAGTGTCGCTTGTGAAAATCAGTGATGCCTGTTTCCTTAACCTTACTACCACTTATTTGACTTCCTATCAAACAATCTAATGCACTTGAACCTAAGTTGAACTTAGCTATTGCAGACTCTAAGAACTTAATATTAACATTTGCTTGAACTAAACTAATTGCTCGTAACCTGTGAGTGGCAACTAAAGTTGACAAATAAGTCTTTACCATTTGGTCAGTAACCAGTGCTTCAGAGATAAATACCTCTTCCAAACAAGACAAAGCCTTGTATTCAAATAAAGGTCTAAGTGGGTTCTTATATTTAGAACCACTTGCCATATCTTCAGCAACCTTTACCATATCAAAAGGTATCGATTTAACCCTATGGTCAAAACCATGATATTCTACGAGTACCCCGTCAGTGAGTATAGCTACACGTCTAAACATATTTGGTGACCAATTCTGGACTAAGCTTCCCTCTTTAGTAGGATTTACTAGCGATTTGCCACCTAATACGGCAACTACACTATTATAAACATAACCCATGATGATTACCTTCCTTTCTATCTATACTTAAAAATTTTCCATTAAATAATACGTCTATCTACTAAGGTAATTAAACTATATGGAAAAGAAATATAGCACTTTAAATATAAAAAATACACAAGCTCACATAAAGAACTTGTGTATATAAATAGTTTATTCAATTTCGGATAAACCTACATTACCCTCAGCGTCAGAGAACATGTAGATAGCATTAGGTACATAATCTTGACCATCTAAGTCAATGACTTCAGAAGTCTTACCAACTTTTTCTACGTTATAGATTTTACCAATATCGTCGAAACCATACTCAACCATAACGAATTGGAACTCTTTAGCGAAGATTTTGATAATCTGCTTCAAGACTTCCTTAGCTGCACCGTGAGTACCCCCTAGGAGCTCGTCCTGAATAAAGATTTTACGTCCCCCTGAGATTTGAATTAAGCACAAACAGAACAAGAATGAGATAACCTGTCTAAGACCTGTACCTGACTGTAAAAGCATATCATACTCTACACCCTCAGCATCAGTAAGCAATACTTTCAAATGAGCATATCTACCTGCATGCATTTGCTTTTTGAGATAGATACGTCTTGTATCAGACTTAAACAACTCTCCAAGAGTTTTATTGATTACTGCTGTAATATAGTCTAGAGTTTCCATAGCTTGCTTATCAGCAACTGCACCAATAAGTTTAGATGCTTCGACAAGTGTATCGTATTCTTTTTCTTTTTTGAATACGGTTTCTCGCTTAGTTTCAAGTAATTGAGTTAACCGAGAACGCTCTTTCAAATCACGTTTTAAGGAAAGGACACTAGAAGAATAAATTCCCATTACCTTCTCCCTTTCTATTAAAAGGTATTAACTAGGATTTAACCTAGCTAATACGAGCATTAGAGATAAATGCACCACTATCGTCAGATACAGATAGTTGGTAACCTACCCCTCGAGTCGCCTTTTCAAGATAAAGGAACAAGTCTGAACTCATTATAGAGTCATCTCCGACAATCATGTAAGAAAGTAGAGAAGTCTTCATCTTGAATTCGATACCCATGATGTCACCTTTTGCGTTGTTGATCGGCATTACCCTAGAGAAATCATTTGTTCGGATATAAACACCATCTTCCTTAATAGTAAAGGTTGCGTCAGCACCCATAGTACTTAGGCGACGTAAGATATCTTTCAAGAACTTACGGTCAAGAATAACACCATTTGCTTTTGTGATACCTTCGTATGTTGGTTTGTAGTTAAAACGTACTGGGATATAGTTAATAAATGCTTCAATAGAACCATCCTCAGAACGAACTGCAAATTTGTTGCCTTGCAATACCATTAGCAAATGGTTGCTAGTTTCAGACATCTTCTTCATGTAAGAAACAGATGTGTATCTTAGAGATACATTATGCAGGACTTCTGGTAGGATATTCTTATAGAATACCTGGCAACGAGTATCCATTACGAAGATAACATCGTCTGCAAAGTGAATGAAGTTATTATTAACCCCTTTCTTAGAGTCCATAACTGGAATCAAGGTGGATAAAACCATATCCAATTCAGTTACATTTACAGATTCAGCAGACTCTTCTTCAAACTTAAGTTTAAGGTCGTCCAACAGACGGTCTTTAATCTTAATGTTGTCAAGACTGTAAGATGTTACCCCACCAAAGAGGTCTTGCTCTTCGTCCAAGTCAGACTCATGTACAATTACTTGCACCCTAGTTTCATTTTCACGAAACTCGACAGAATCAACCTTAGTTCGACTAAGAGAAGTATAAGTACCCAAGATTTTTGCGAGTTCTGAAGAATTGATTTGAATGTTTCCTGCTTTTTCTACCTTTTCTGGAGTAAAGGCAACACGAACCATCAAGTCTGAGTTCTTAGCTGCAATAATACTATCACCGTCTTCATGAATCATAAATACTACTGTCTTGTCAGAGTCTTTTAACGCTGAATCAGAAGTTACAGAGGTTGCGTGAGAAAGCAACCCAACCAAGCTATCATATTCTACAAAAAAGTGTGCCATTTAATACCCCTTAATCAAATTTAAAACTTCCACCACTACGAACTGGACGAGTAGGAGCAACGTAATCATCTACTCCGTCTTCGTCATCGACAGGTACTGCTACCATTCTACGACGTCTACGTCTTACTGTAGGAACTTCTTCCTCCTCTACCTCATCAAGAGATGCGCCTTTAGGAGAAACATTTGCTACCTTGTTAAGTTCTTCTAGAGAAACTGAAGTGTCATCCTCTTCCATATCAAAGTTAGAAGTTACTACTGACCTACGAGTTCGAGTACGTCTAGGTTTAGCGACTGGCTCTTCATCTTCTAAGTCATCTAGGTCAAGTTCTTTAGTTTCGACAGTTCTACGAGGACGTCTACGGATTGGTTTAGTGATTTCCTCTTCTTGAGGTTCCTCTTCAACTTCATCTTCTTCGTCATCTACATCAGCAGAGGTTTCGTCTTCATCATCTGCATCAA